TATGGGTTATAATTCTACAGTTATCATTATGAATGATTGTTTAAATGAAATCAGAAAAGATCAAAGGTTCGGTGAAAAAGTTAGTGATGCTATTTTAAAATTAAACACAACATTAAACAAAGGAATTGATATAAGTTCTGGTTATTGTTGTAATGCCGCAACTGTGGTTGACTGTCATCATGCAGACAACACGTCTTTAATTGCTGTAGGTGGTAATTGCGCAAGTGTAATTCCATATGTTGGAGGTTCTGCTCACCATACCATAGAATCACAAGAAAGAATTTTGCGAGAATGGGCAGATAGAATGGGATTCAGACTAGTTAAGAAAACAATTAAAAGGTGAAGTTATGTATGAAATGGAATACAGGCACCTTATTCAAAAACGAGAAGATAGTTTAATCACTGCTTTTAATTTAAATAATCTTCAAGACAGAACTCTGTTATATGGATACGATTGCGCAAGAATAACTCATCATGTTTATTTGAAGAATCGTAAAATATATGCGGTGGTTTATGATTACAATAAAGAGTTGGTTATAAACAATATCCATAAAAATGAGGATTATGTTCCCAATAAAAGACTTTATCCGGCTAGATGTGATTTCGAATTTTGTTGTATTTTAAAAGATAAGGGCATATATTTACCTTTTACAACCTTTACTACAAGTGAAATGGGAGCTAAACCAGATGGTGTTTATTATGGCAGGATTTTAAATGAAAGTTAGTATTAAAATTTTAGACCCTACAACAATTCAGATCTTAGAAGGCCATGATATTGTCAAGAAATGCTTATCTTACCCTTCTGAGATCTGGATTCAAACGCAATTTAAAAAACAACGAAAGGAGATAATCAAAGATTTCGTATGGGGGAGAAAGGAGAAATATACCTATACAGGTTTTTTACCAAGAATTGAAAAATATTGCCAGAAAAGAGGAATTGAATTTGTTGTTACAGGCAATATAAAGCCATTGCCATATCATGAAGTAAATTTGCCTGATTTTGAAATAAGAGAAATTCAAAATCAGGCAATAACTAAAATTCATGAACAGCAACGGGGAGTCATTAATTTTGCAACTGGAATAGGCAAGACCAAAACAGTTGCGGCTTTAATTAGCACTTATAACGATCCTTATGTGCTTTTTTTATGCAGGTCTAACGACTTAGTAAATCAAGCATATGATGTATTTACTGGTTTTGGATTCAGATGCTGCAAACTTGGTGACGGCAGTAAAGAAATTAGTGAAAAAATTGTGATTTCGACTGCTCAGACCTATAAAAACTTTGATTTAGTTGAACTTTCTGATAGGTTTCAAATTCTAGTTGTTGATGAAGCACATATTGGATTCAAACCCAATAGTGAATATGAAAAAATCTGTCAATCATGCCTGGCCCCAATTAGAATTGGATTGACAGCTACTTTGAGCCAAAAAATTGAAAATAGCTTGTTATTAGAAGGTTTAATTGGAGAGGTTTTAATTAAAGCCGATACGAGTTATGGAGTTGAGAACATGATATTGTCCAAACCAAGTATTGAACTTTTGGTTATACCTGAAAGCAAGAGTTTGAAAAAATACACAACGTATAAAGATATTTATAATTACGGAATTGTAGAGAATAATATCAGACATAACATAATTTGTAATGCTGTTGAGAATGAAATAAAGTCAGGCAATTCTGTGCTGATTTTTTGCACTGAAATAGAACATATAAGAAATATCGGCTTGGTTTTAAAACAAAGAAATATAGGTTTTGAAGTCGTTCATGGTGAAATCGGCACAGAAGAAAGAACTAGAATTAAAGACGAGTTAAATAATAAAAAGAATTTAGTCGTTATTTCTTCAGCCGTATGGTATCAGGGCCTTGACATCCCTAATCTTAACACCATTATTAATGCCAGCTCGGGTAAATCAAGCGAAGTCGTGATTCAAAAGGCAGGGCGGGCCTTGCGAGTCACAGAAGAAAAGAAAAGTGCTAAAATCTATGACTGCCTGGACCAGGGGAAATTTATTTCTAGCCACACAATTAAAAGAATTATTGCTTATAAAAATTTGGGATTTATGTAAGATTATGTTTGACTTAATCCGCTTTAAAGAGTATAATTTATTTAAATCAGGTAATAACTGAAAACTTATGAATTTTCTGGAGATCTAAAATGTATATAAACCAAAAACCAGACACAGAATACCGGAATTGCTGCGATGAAAACGAAGGAGATTGTCCGTATATGGTTATTAACAAATATGGCACAGAGTGTTGCAGCATCGACCATATCGTTCAAGTCAAGTGGTATGGGTGTACTCCTCAAGAAATAATTGATAAGGTTGCAAATAAAAAATCGCAACTCAATTATGTCTGAGTTCAAAAATGACCAAAAATTTGGGTTTTATGTAAGATTTTTGTTGCTTAAACTCTAATAATTTGATATAGTGTTATTAAATGAAAACGATAAAGAAAGTAAGATGTGTTAACAACAGTGGTGGTCAAGAGAATTTGCTTGTAATTGGGAAGACTTATGACGTAATTTGGGAAGACGAATTTTTATATTATATTTCTACTGATCAGATCTGGATTGGAGTTTTCTTAAAATATCGTTTTGAAGAATTGGGTGAATGTTATGGCGCGTAGAAAATTAACAGAAGAAGAGAAAAATGCCAAGTTCCAGAAAAGTATTGAAGAAAGACAAGCTTTCGATATTGCTGAAATGAGAAAAATGTATATAAATACTCCAACTATTCTTTATTCTGTTGGAGAGCAAATTATTTATGGCGCTGCTCATCCTAATGCAGAAATTGTAGAAGTTTATGACGATGGCAAATTTTATAAAATCAGGGTTTGGGGCAACTATAAAGAATACCATAATACTGTTTATAGAGAAGTAATTAGAATAGTGTCTTGGAATGATATTGAAAAGTTTAGGACAAAAGAACAAAATGACGATATCGAAATTTTTACACAAGACGATGAATTACAATTAAGTTATTTTCAAACTACAATGAGAACTATATTTGGGAAAGTATATCATTTTGGACTTGATATGAATCCAGAATACCAAAGAGGCAATGTCTGGAATTTAGAAGATAAACGCAAATTAATTGATTCTATTTTTAAAAATATCGACATAGGAAAATTTGTTTTCGTTTATTTACCTTATGAAAAGGATTGTAAAGGCTATGAAGTATTAGATGGCAAACAAAGAATAAATGCTATTGTTGAATTTTTTGAAGACAGGTTTAGTTTTAATGGTAAGAAATATTCTGAGCTGAATTGGAGAGATCAAGGCCATTTCGAACATTACGGCATTAGTGTTGCTGAAATCAAAAATGCAACTCCAAAACAGAAACTACTGTATTTCTTAAAGCTAAATACAGGTGGCAGACTTGTAGATCCGAAGCATTTAGAATATGTTCAAAAACTTTACGATATGGAAGGCTGAAATGGAAACGAAAAAGTGTGACATTTGCAATGTTAGATACAAAATAAAAGATGGGCATACTTGCGACCCAATTTTCTTAATTGAACTAAAAGAAGAAAAATTTAAAAATGAAAAACTATTTAAATTAACTGATATTGTTGATGCAATTGGTCAAAAAATTATAGACATTCATCTTAACTCTTCAGATTATTTATCAATTTCTTTAGATAATGGTAAAATTTTATTATTTCAACTAAAACAAGATGAATACGAAAACACTTACGGTTTATATAATGTCACAAATTTCCCCGATATTCACTGTTATCAACTGGAAAGCATTGGGTTTTATTCTGCTGAAGAATGTGCAGAAATAGTAAAACTTAAAAGCGAAAAAGACAAACTGTTTAGAGAAGCCCATGAAAGAAATCTGTATTTACGACTAAAAGCTAAATTTGGTGAAATAAATGCAAGTACTTAAAATCGTCTTTAATATCTTTATACTGACTCCAATTAAATTTTCTCTATTCATTTTGTCATTACCTATTATTCTTTTTATACTATTTACAGGTTATGACAAGCACGGAATAATTGAAAAATGGCTAGATTTCTGTTTTGATTTTAAAATCTAAATATAACAAACAGGTGATGACATCCAAACTTTTCTACCTTATAAAAATTTTAAACAGACTGCCGAGTGTTTAGATTATAAAAGATTAGGTAAGCAACGTGTAGAGGCTATGCAAATTCTCAGCACTCTTACAGTTAATAAAAATTCGAGATGGAGAAATCATCCTGCGGTTAAGATGTGGGCAGGACATGAAGGAATGCTCGAACAATATAAAAACACCATGATTGAAGAATGGAAAGCAAGAGGTTATAACAACACAATGGCCGTCACAAATGAATTTCAAAATAATTTGACTATGCCGTCATGGATTACAGACGAATTTTGTATTGCACATAGATCCAACCTTTTAAGAAAAGACCGTCAATACTATAGTAAGTTTAATTGGAATATTGGTTCAGACTTACCTTATATCTGGCCTGTAGGGTGATTAAAATGAGTAGAATATTTGTAACTGGAGATACACATGGAGATTTTACCAGATTTTCAGGAAAGAATTGGAAAATAGGGAAAGATCTTACTAAAGCCGATTTCGTTATTATTTGTGGTGACTTTGGCGGCATATGGCTAAATACTCCAGATAGAAATGAAATGTATTGGCTAAATTGGTTATCAGATAAACCCTGGACAACTCTTTTTGTAGATGGAAATCACGAAAATTTTATCAGATTAAATAAACTCGAACAAGTACCAATGTTTGGAGATATTGTAGGAAAAGCAAGTGATTCTATTTTTCATCTTAAAAGAGGCAGAGTTTATACAATAAATGGTTTGAAATTTTTTACCATGGGAGGAGCGAAAAGTATTGATAAAAATAGAAGAATGGAGTATATATCATGGTGGCCTGATGAAGAACCGAATTGGGAAGAACTGGACTTGGGATTATCTAATTTGGGAAACCATGGCTTTGAAGTTGATTACATTATTGCCCATACCGCACCTACTGAAGTGATTAAAAGATTAGGTAATATTTGTAGAGTTAGTTTTGGAGATAAATTAGAAAATCTGAACAAATATTTTGAAGTAGTATGCTATAGAACTGGCTTCACTAAATTTTGGTTTGGGCATTTCCATGAAGATGAGAATATCGATGGAATTTATCATTCACTTTACACAGATATAGTTAAAATTAAATAAAAGGAGAAGTTATGAAAAATGTTAATATCCCAATTGAAATTGATGGAAAAGAATATGCAATTCAAGCCGATTCAAGTAGTTGGATAATTGCGGAAAAAATGATCAGGAAAAATAAAGAAACAAAAGAAGAAGAAATTTATTATAATGGACGTTGGTTTTATGGCAAAATCGAGACCTTACTTAATAATCTATTAGAGAGAAAATTAAGAAAAAGCGATGCCCAGACTTTAGCTGAATTGCAATCAAATTTAAAAGCAATTAGAAATGAACTAAAACAAGCTTGGGATACAGGTATTATTTAAACGCCTGTACGATCAATTGCGATGCCATAATAGAGCGATTTGAAAATTTATGATATCCTAGAACGTCTGGATTTAAAAACGTCTGTATAACGCTTATAACGGCCTAGAATTTAGGAATGAAAATATGAACTTCCCAATAGTTAAAATACATGAAAGAGAAATTATTGTAAGAGAGGCTGATTTAGAATTTACAACGATGATTGGTAAAATAATTAAAAAATATGATTTAACTTACAGTGAAGAATTACGCATACTAAGTGACAGATTGCAAAGCATGGCAAAGTATATGATTAGAGAAGAAAGACATCCAGGAGAAATAAATAAACCTGGTGGCTTAGAATGAAAACATTATATTGTCAGGGTTGTAGTACCAAAGTGATGGAAATCATGGAAGGCAGTAAAATTAAAAAAGGAGCTGTTGTTTTATGCTCAAATTGCGAGATTAAGAGAAAGGCATCTGATTTGGCAAAGAAAACGTCAAAGAATGAATTTGGCGACATATTTGGAGGAATATTTAAATGAAAACATATGTTGTAGATTTTCACATGAAGTCAGGCAAAACAATTGCTGTCAAAAATGTTGAAAAATATAAATTTGAATATTTAAAGATGGAAAAATAGAGTCATATGAGATATACCAGGCTGAGAAAAAAGATCCAATATTTTTCAAAATTGATTTAGACCAAATTGAAGCCGTTACAGTAAATTAAAAAGGAATAATATGAAAACAAAACTAAAACTAGAAAATTGGGAAGTGGTAAGTGCAAGCAATGGCGTAAATATTAGACTTATGGGAAAGATTTTCGGACATAAAAATTTTCATGACGATACAAATATTTACACAAGTTTTTTAACAGGAAAAGAAGGCGAATCAGTCCTGGCAAGTAACGGCTCTGTATACGAATTAGGAGAACCTAGTCGGAAATATGCAAATAAGGTTAAAGACGCAAAACAGAATTTGTTGAATTTATTTAAATAATTTGTTATAAATATTAAGAGTTTCTAATTATGTGTGAATGTGGAAGTGAATATAATCAGCCATATTGTCCACTAGTTGGGTGGAAATGTAAAAAATGTGGAGAAATTATAATTGAAAATCCAATTAAAGTTTTAGAAATGTATGCCGAATCCGTAATGAATATGAATAGAGCAAACGGTAAAGAAATTAAATCAATTTGTTTAAAACTAAGAACTCTTATCGGGTGATGTTATGGACATTGCAAGAATAGGTTTGTCATGCGGAAGACTTTATTTAGAAGTTTCTTCTATTATTGTCGCAATGGAGGGTGATGTATGCAGAGATTCAACTATACCTGAAAAATATCGGACTCCTGTAATTAAAATTGATGGCAAACCAATTGAACTTGTAAGGTATTTTGGAGGATCGGCATGGAATGAAGAAATGTTAGAATATGTTAGGGATAAAATAAATTTGTCTGTAAAAGGAGATTAATATGAACAACTTAACCTTAGAAGAACTGAAAATTAAAAGAGATTGTCTCCAATTAGAAATAGAAGAAATTGGCGAACAAATTAATAAGAAATTAAGCCAGACTTTAGTTAGGTGTGAAAGCAATAATTACGGCAGTGGGTGCAAAATGGGTTATGAGATTAAGGAATTGACCTATATCCAAACTCATTGGTATGAAGAGCCTTATAGTTGTAATGGCGGAGACATATGGCATGCAGGAGAAGGAAATTTTATTTGTCCGAATTGCGGTCATAGAAACAGGTTGTACAATAGAAAAGAAATTGAAAAACTCAGGCCACTATTTAAAAATATTGTAGAATTTTATGAAAAGTGAGATATTAGCATGGAAGAATATGATATAATTATATCTATATTTAGAGAATCTGAAATGTACAGAGAAATTGAAAAAATATTTGATCCCGATTCTATACCAGATTTTGAAGATGATTTTTATAATATATATAAAAAAATCGAAAAAGAAATAAAAGAAATAAAAGAAATAAGAGAATGTTAGTATGAAAGAATACAATATCGATGATTTAGAAGCCGCACTTCTTGATGCAATAAATCCTGATTGGAATGCTGAAGATATCATGTATTTTTGTGACCTGAGTATTGAAAGATCAATTGAAATCAGCAATCTTTTAAAACAAGTCAGACAAAATTATGACAAAAGACATGGGATTAAGGAATGAATTAAAATGACCGGAGAAGAACTAGACAAATATTTGAACAAGTAAATAGAAGGAAATAAATTAAAAGCAGTTTAAGTATTATTAAAGTTTCTATCTAATTATTCCGATAAGAAATAAAGGAGATATTATGACAAAATCTGATTTTGAAAATTTTAGGAAACAAATTGGATGGAATAAAAAAGAAATGGCAAATAGACTCAAGGTTTCAGAACAAACAGTTAATGCTTATTCAAAGGGTAAAACACCCATTCCCGGCCCAGTTTGTCAACTTATTAAGGAATGGAAGGAAAGGTTTAAATTAGAGGAGTGAAATAAATTAATGGAAGAAGCGAATGAAGATTTAAAACATGAGTGGGGTATGCCGTCTATTGGCATACCATCAGAAATATTATTCAACCCTGTTTTTTCACCAGTAGAAAAATTATTATACGGTTTTATAAGAAACTTGTCCTCTCAGCCCAATGGATGTTATGCCACAAATGGTTATTTAGGCAAATTAGTTGGAATATCAAAAAATTCTGTTTCAAGAACAATATCCAGACTAAAAATAGCGAAATACATTGTAATTGAAAACACGATATCAAATGGTTTTAATAAAAGAACAATAAGAATAAATAATAATTCCAAAGAAATTTATACATCTCTAACTAATTTAATCCATAAAGAAATAAAAAAATGTAACGATTGGCATAATAACGAAGAAATACAAAAGATTGCAATGGGATTATCAGGTGTGGTTATGGGGTTATCACCAGGGAGTACCCCCCTACTCACCAGGGAGTACCCCCCTACTCACCAGGGAGTACCCCCCTACTCACCAGGGAGTACCATTGAAGAAGATAGTAAAAGAGATAGTAAAGAAGATAGTAAAATTGTTTCTAAAGAAACAAAGACAGACTCTGACAAGTCTGATTGCCTGGCCTTGATTTTACCACTTGTTGAAAATAAGGCCAGAGTTGAAAATAATAACAATGTTGAAACCAAGGACAAAGTTGAAACCAAAACAAAACCATTGACAAGGAAATTAAAACAAGTTGTAGAAAACAAGACAAAGCCGGTTAAAGTTTCAGAGAATATAAAAAGAATCTTAGATTTTTGGAAATTAAGTGGTTTGATCAAACATAGTGAAGTATCAAAGACCGTATTAAATGCAGATAACATTGTAAAAAAACTAAAGGCTGGAACTTTTTTTAATAATAGTGAATTTGATAAATATAAAAATAAAGCATTTAGCGAACAAGAAATTATAGACGCAATCAAAAATTTCGCCTTAGCTTGTACAAATTACGACTACCAGCCCATGGGGGAATATAAAGAATATTTGAGAAAGAAAATAGGAATTGATATTTTCTTTTATAACCCAAGAGCTGTCAAAGACAAATCTTTATTTATAAAATATTTTGAAAACGCTCCTGTTCTTGTCAAAGAAGAAAACAGACTTGCTGCTGACGACGATCCTAAAACAACAGAAATCATAAAACAGTTTTGGATAAATAAAGTTTTGGGTGGAATCGTTCCAGTTGAATGGAGCAAACAAGACTTGAATAGTTTTAGACGCACATCAAATTTCTTGACAAAATTTTATAAATCGAATATAAAGAAAATGAACGCAGAGTTTGGGCTGAAAGGTGATGACGTTGTGTCGAAAAGAAATAGGGTTGAACTTTTGTTTGAAGCTATTTTAAATGACGTAAATGACGATACGAGCAAAATAAGTCCGGGCTGGTTGTGTTCAACCACAACCATGACAAAAAGATTACCAGCATATTTATTCGCTCAAAATATTATCGAAGAGGATTAAACTAAAAGGAGAAATAAAATGGGATATGATGCAGAAGGACAGGTTTTGATTCCTAGTGAAGATTTTTGGCAATTTGTTGGGAAATACTTGCCTAATCCAAATGGTGCAGAAATTTTATTTGGTGTGCCTAGAATGGATAAGGAAGGGATAGATATGGTAGTTTCATACGCTTTATCAACAATATGTCATCCCATAGATTGGGCCGTAAAAAGTAAGGCTGATGAGGAATGGAAAGATTATAAAAAGACTGGAGTTTTAAAAATAGTTTAAATTGTCAAATGCTTTCGGTTTAAGACGTTTTTAAAGTCTGGCATAGTCAGGTATGGAAAACTTTTAAAAACATCGCCACGGGCCTAATAGGTGCCTTTAAGCACGGTTTAAATTTAATAACATTGACCTTATTAACAATGAGAGCAAACATAGGAAGAGTTGGCATGGCGATAGAATCTATTAAATATTTAGATTTTAGACAAACATTTGAAGAAGAAATTAAAATGATTACAAATACTATTCCCAGTCATTTTTATAAAACGCTTTGTTATGATTATGATACAACTATATCTAGTTTGCCTAGTGTCCGTGATTCATGGTTTGAGAAAAATGGAGGGATTATGGAATTTCCGTATAAAGTTGGAGATTATGTGAAAATTATTGATAAAATAACTGAGTGGTCAAGTGGACCTGGTGGAATATTTCCCTGGGCCGATATTAAAGTTTTTGACATTATAAAAATTACGAAAATTGAAAAAGAAAATGGTTATTTTTCCTTTAATGGTGAATTTAGAGGCAAAAATTATGGGTTTGTATATAATAAAAGAACAAAAGATAAGTTCGAATTAGTTAAAACTTTAAAAGTTAAATGCATTAATAATGAAGGCGTTAAAGATTTGATTCAAATAGGTAAAATTTATGTGGTTAGCAGTCAGACAGAAAAATTTTATTATATAGGTGATGATTGTGAAGACCACACAGGATTTTATAAACACAGATTTGAAATTGTAGAAGAGGAGAAAGAAATGTTAGAATATGAAGCGGTAGGCCCATTTAATGCTGAAGATTTGAGAAAATCAGGTGCCTGTGATGACGGGATTGAAGAATTTATTAAAATATTTGGGTTTACAAAGCCAGTGCCTGTAAATCCTGAATCGTTTGAGCAGATGAGGATGATTAGTGATTGCATTCCTTTTTTAATTAGAAAATGTTTTATTAAAAAGAAAGAAGAAATTTTTTATAAAGTTGGTGATAAGTTCGAGTATAATGGTAAATATCTTTTATCACAGGTTGGAAACAATTCTTGTTGTTTAATTGCTCTTGCTGGTTTTCATAGAGGAAATAGGTATAAAGAACCAGCTAATGTCAGAGATTGCGGAAAAATCACAATGGCAGAATTTTCAAAAATCGCTGGAGACTGTGTTGATAAATTTAAAAAGATTGATGATTAATTTATGACAATTACGATTTCACCAAGGAAAATTGGCCTTGATCAAGAAAAGAAAATTATCCAAAACCTGATAACAGATACGGGGTATTGCAAACAGATCATACCTTTACTTGAAAAAGAAACATTCGATACTCCTTATTGTCAGAAAATATTTATTTGGGTAAAGGAGTATTTTGGCAAATATCAAGCCTCTCCAAATAAAATTATTCAAGATATTTATAATATAAAAAAAAATAAATTGTCCCCAGAAGAAGGAGAGTTAATCAAAGATTTTTTACAAATATTAAGTAATGACTTTGATGAAGCTGAAAATAAAAATACTAAATATTCTGTAGATTCTACAATCCCTTATATTTCTTCACAATCTTACTTAAAATTAAGTGAAAAAATTCAAGCAAATGCAAAGTTAGGAGAACTAGAGGAATGTTCTAAACTTTTAAACAAACACAAAAATATTACTGCTTCAACTTCTGGGTGTGTGAATCCCAGCACTCCTGAATTTATTGAGCAAACATTTTTAACTAAAGAAAGTGATTTGCTTTTTGAAATTCCAGGTCCATTGAATGATTTGATCAAACCGGAAAGAGGGAGGCTTGTTGCTTTTATGGCTCCCCCAAAAACAGGGAAAACATGGCAATTACATACCATGGGTTTATTTGCTAGGATGAATAAACTAAAAGTGTTTGAAACAAATCTTGAAATGAGCGCGACTAAAATTAATTATAGAGATCTTAAAATGATTTCTAATAAAGGAGAAGAGGCGAAAGAATATGTCTTCCCTGTTTTTGATTGCAAAAAGAATCAGTACTCTACTTGTGCAAAAGAAGAGAGAATAAATAAAATAACATTGGTTGACGGCAATGGGGAAATGCCAGAGTTTTATAATGCTCCGGCAGGGTATAAAGTTTGTACAAAATGTAGAGGTGGTAGAGATTTTGAAATCTCTACCTGGTTTGAGTCAAAGTATAGAGAAAAATTAAATGTAAGCAATGCATTAAGAACAAGCAAGGCGTTTAGTTTAATGTATGGTAATGATAATTATAGGTTAAAATCATATCCTAAATTTGCAGCAAGTGTGAATGATATTATAAATGATTTGGATATTCTTGAATATAGTAGTGGTTTTGTCCCAGATGTTTTAATTGTTGATTATGCAGATATTTTAAAACCAATTAATTCACACCTTGAAAACAGACATCAACTTGATGAGACGTGGAAAACACTTGGGCGTATAGCAACTGAGAGGAATATCCTTGTTATTACGGCTTCGCAAACAAATAGAGTTGGTGCGGGCAAGAAAAATCTTAAAGGGACTGATATTGCTGAAGCTTTTACCAAAACCGCCCATGTTGATACACTTATTATGATTCAACAAACTGCTGCTGAGAAAAGAAGAGGTATAACGAGAATGTCTGTGGGGTATAATAGAGATGGTGATTGTGATACGACAAAACAAGTGATGGTTTTACAAAATTTCGCACTTGGTCAAGCATTTCTTGATTCTGAAATAATGAATGGGTATATTGAAGAATAACTATGCCAAGAAAACCTAAAGATTTAAGTGAATTTATAGGGAAGAAGTTTAATTCTTTAACGATATTAAGTTCATATATTGATGAAAATTATGCTAATAATCGTCAAATGTTTATTTGTGAATGTGATTGTAAGAACAAAACGATATCTAAAGTAAGGCCACAAGATTTAATAAATGGGAAAATTAAATCTTGTGGGTGTTTGGCTAATAAAAATAGAGAAAGTTATATTGGCAAAAAATTTGGACGATTAGTTATTGAAGAACAAATAAAAGGACAATATTTCTTGACGAAGTGTGATTGTGGGAATACTAAAATATTTTGTTTAGATTCTTTGAGATATGGTAATGTAAAATCTTGTGGTTGTTCCAGGGGAACACACAAACTTTCTTCTCATAAATTATATGGAGTTTGGAAAGGAATTAAAGAAAGATGTTATTATGACAAAAATATAAATTATGTAAATTATGGTGAAAGAGGAATTAGGGTTTGTGAAGAATGGCATGATTTTCAATGTTTTTACAATTGGTGTATTGATAATGGATGGGAAGAAGGGCTACAAATAGATAGAGAAAATAATGACGGGAATTATGAACCATTGAATTGTAGATTTATAACTCATATGGAAAACCAGTGGAATACTAAATTATTGAGAAAGAATAATAAAACTGGTTATAGGGGAGTTTTTCAAAATACTGCTATGATTTTTAATTATTTGGCTTATGTTTCATTTAAAGGTAAAAGATATGATATTGGGTATTATGAAAATCCTATTATAGCGGCAATATCACGGGACTTGTTTTGTATTAAAAATGATATTACTTTGCCATTAAATTTTAATTGGTATGATGTAAAAATAAGAGATGGTTGGATTTATTTTTAAAGGTCAGAATATGAAGAAGAAAATTGAAGAATATGAAAAGTTTATTCCCCATTTTTGCAGCTTTGATCATGAAAAAGAAAGCTGTTCTTTAATTTTGTATGGCTATACTGAAAATAGAATTGGATGTTGCCGAACCTGTAGTTTTTCTATTATGTCTAAGAGGAAAGTCAAGTTTTTAAATACTTCTCCGTTGTTAAGCAGAAAAATTGAATATCGTTGGTAAAATTCTTGACTTTATCTTATTAAAATGTTATAAAGGCATAAAGGGACAGGAAGGATTGATATTGTAAAACATGGACGTGGTATTATGTCGCGCAACGGCTATGCTTCATCAAGCTGCCATGTTATATCAATCCTTTTATCTACAAAATGAAAGGAGATGGATTGTGAAAAAATATCAATGTTTACCTCACCGTGATAAGAAAACATTAACTGTAAATGGTCTTATTTCATTTTTAAATACTATTAAAGATAAAGAAATTCCTGTAGTAGTCGAATGGGAAGGAGTAGCTTCAGGCATTATTATAGAACAAATTTCTTATATTTCTATAAACGGAGTAAAAACTTTATCAATCGGTGTCGAAGCATAGGACAAAATAATTATGTGCGAAATTTGTAAAGATGTTTATGGGTATGGGCCTGCGGACATTGACGAATTGAGGATTAAATTTGAATGGTGGTTGGTGGCGCACCCTAGAATAAAATTAGACATACTTGCGCGATGCGCGATCGCTCCAGGTATCCTTCGGGATTACCGGGACCAAGAAACTGAATTGCAGTGGCGAGCGTATGTTGCTGGATATATGTCTAGCTAACGTCAAAACTCAGATAAACAGAACCACGCCATTTTATAAAACGGAATGGGGACAAAAATTATGAAAATATTAGACGCAATTAAAAATGTAGATAAATCATATAACAATGAAACAGAAGCCGATTTTTCAGATTTTTGTCGAGAGTTAGGCATTGTAGATGGAATTGGTTATTATACAGAATTTGCAGAAAGAGTGAGGGGTTATTATTTAATTAAGTGGATTTGTACTGACACATGGGTGGGAACAATTGTTTATTTTCTTGACAACGAACCAATTGCTGTTTCTACTCAAAATGCAAGAAAGTCCGATACTAATTATGCGTTTGTCAGTAAAGAAGCGGCTAATAAAATGAGAGATTTTATTTTATCCATTATTGATAAAGAAGAAAATGAAGTAGGAGTATTAGACCCAGAAATTGAGATTGACGATTTTTATTATGTATGTTATAGTTCTCAATTATTGGTAAATGAAGGTTATGTTGAAGGCAGACATTGCGAAGTTGTGGATAAATTTAAATATGGTTATATTAGTAAACAAGTAAAAGTCGTTTTTGATGATGGAGAAGAAAGAATTGTTCCTGTTAATCTATTTAAAATTCCATTGCATTTAAGAAAAGAAAATGTTTCCGAATAGAATAAATAAATTGATAGATCAGGCAATTGAATTGGCTAAAACAAATCCGGCAAAATTCAGGCTTGCTTGTATTGCTTCTAATAAAAGAGGGCAAGTTATATCGTCTGGCATTAATTCAAAACATACTCATCCAGTTCAAGCTAAATTAGCTATTAGAAAAGGGCACAAGGACCAAATAGGACTGCATTCAGAAATAGCAACCATAGTTAAGGCACGCAAGCCAATTCATTTCTTAATTATTGTTAGACTGCTTCATAATGACGAATTGTCTATGGCTAAACCATGTGCAATATGTAGAGAAGCAATTAGATTAGCTGAAATTAAAACAATTATTTATTCAACAGATACAGGCTTTGTTTTGGAGAAACTGAGATGAAAGATACTTTCGTGTTAAATGACCTAAATGACCAGCCACGAAAAATGAGCTGTAAAAATATTATTAAGAAAAATTATTCTACTTTAGACAAAATCTGTGATTGTGGGTGGGGTAGAGCTGATGAAGAGAATATCTTGAATTTAAGCCGGTTTTTGCCGTCTAATCTAATTTGTCCTGTTTGTAAAGAAAAGACTTATTTTTTAGCGCCATTACTAATGTGTGCTGTTACAAATAAACTATGTATTGAATATGATTGTGAATTATATTTATAAAGGCTGAATATGAAAATAGAAATGACTGATGAACAAGCTAAGGCTTTATCAAATGCATCTGAAACAATTTCAAGGCTGTTAATGGGGCAGTTTAATGAAATAAAATATATGTTTTTACATAAAGATATTGATTTTGGCGAGCTTGATGTAGTTTTGCTTAGATTAGAGAAAGTTATTTTTCCTAATGGTAGGATAGTTGCTGATAGAGAATATTCATCAATTTTGTGGGATATTTATCAAGTTTTGCGCTGGCATCTGGCGTATAAAAGAGATAAAGACCCGACAATGACGAGAGATTGGAAAACTCAAATAACAGTAGATTATGACGAGCCACGAAAAATGAGCAAAGAACCATTTATTAAAATAGAGGATAATTATGACGTATAATGCAATTATATGTGAAGTAAATGAGGTAAAACCTCATCCAAATGCAGATAGAATTAAATTAGCTAATATCATAGGATATCAAGTTATAGTTGGTCTAAATGTTAAAGAACATGATATCGGCATTCTATTTCCAGATGATGGACAACTATCACCAGAATATTGCCAAGCCAATGATTTAATTGCATATGAAGATGAAGACGGCAATAAGAAAGGTGGTTATTTTGACAACAATAGGAGAGTCAGGGCTCAAAAATTTAGAGGAGAAAAATCTGAAGCTTATTTCGCACCTTTAGATTCTCTTTCTTTCACTGGATACGATATTTCAAAATTAAAAGTTGGTGACAGATTTAGTGAATTAAATAATATCAGTATTTGTAATAAATACATTAATGAAAAAACCAGGCATGTGGCCCAAAGCAATAAAAAGAAAACAGTTAAAGAAAAGCTGTTTACAAAGCAATTTAATGCGCATTTAAAAAATATATTTCCCGAACATTTTGAAACATCACAATTTAAACAATGCTCTGACAAAATATTGCCAGGTTCTTTAATTACGCTAACGTCTAAAAATCACGGCACGTCTGGGCGAGTATCGTATTTGCCAGTAATTCAAAAGAAAAAGTGGCATGAACGAGTATTTGACTTTATCACAAAAAATAAAGACTATAAAACAGCTTATGATTATGTCCATGGCTCAAGGCGAGTTATTTTAACTAAAGATGGCTGTGATGGATTTTATCACAACACAGATTTTAGACATTATGTTTTAGAAAGATTTAAAGGTAAATTAAATAAAAACGAAATTGTTTATTTTGAAATTTGTGGATTTTGTGCTAGCGACAGACCCATTATGTCAGTTGTAGATACTAGCAAGTTAAAGGACAAGGAATTTACAAAAAGATTTGGCAAAACAATGGTTTATAAATATGGGTGCATAAACGGGACTTGTGATATTTATGTGTATAGGATGGCTGTTATTAACCCAGATGGTGTGATTGAGGAAATGCCATGGAATAGGGTAAAACAAAGGTGTAGTGAGATGGGGATTAAGCACGTTGTTGAAATTGACCAGTTTATTTTGGATGATAAAACTGATTTAAGATCTATTGTTAAATATCACGTAGAAGAAGTTGATATTGCCGATCCTATTGACGACTCACATATAAAAGAAGGTATTTGTATTAGAGTTGATGATAAAAATGGTAGGACAAAAATATACAAGGAAAAGACCTTTATATTCAAAGTATTAGAAGGTATTGCAAAAGATAGCGATGTAGAAGATATGGAGGAAGTTGAGAGTTTGTTGGAGAATAGTACTGAATGACGACACAAAATTGTATAAGTTATAGAAATGGGAAATGTACTCATCAAGCCGCTCCTCGCCGTTTATTTGGTATGGCAGAATGTATCCTTGACTTAGAATGGCAAGATGCTAGAATACCAAGTGGATGTAATTTGCAGACTCCATTCCCAAAACCGACCGGGCCTCCTAGTCGTTCTCCCAAGAGCTGGTGAGAATAATTCAAATATGAATAATTAACGGCTTTAAAGAATCGTATATGATAGATTTACCTAAATATTTTTTTGATAGAAACATAGAAACAAAAAAGACAGGTAAAAATATAGGTAAATATATAGGAATTAACACCTGTCTTTTTTGTGGTATTGGAGGATATCATCTGGGAATTTCTCAAAAAACAGGTCATGTCTCTTGTTGGGCTTGTGGCTCACATAGCCTTAATGAATTAATTTATAAGATTGAAAAATCATGGTATAAGGTAAACAAAGTTTTAGCAGAATATGTGCTTGATGCAGATAAACTAATTTTTGAAGATGAAGAGAAAATTGTTGTTAAAAACTATAAATTACCAATTGAGTTTGTAGAAAAATTTGATGAACCATATAAATTATACATCAAAAATAGAGGATTTGATTTTTTAGAATTAAGAAAAAAATATAATATCTTATGTTGCAATAGTGGGAGAGCAAGGTATCGAATTGTATTCCCTGTTTTTGAAAATAATGTTGTCGTTAATTGGGTTGCAAGAACAATCCTTGCTAATGATAAATCCATGCCTTATATGTTTGAGAAAGATAGCAATAATCCAATTGTTACTAGAAAAGAACTGTTATATGGATTAGATGATTGTGATGGCAATACTGTAATACTTACAGAAGGGGTTTTTGATAAAGTAAATATTGGCACAAACTGTATTGCAATGCTCAGTATTATTTTTAGCAAAGAACAAATACTGAAATTGAGACGGTTTAAAAACTTCTTTATTGCCTTTGATAATGAAGAAAAAGCCCAAAAAAGAGCGAAAGTTTTAGAATCTTACCTGACTTGGGCAGATAATATAAACTATATTAATTTTGATAAGAAAGACCTGGCCTTATTTGATAAAAAAGAAGTTTTGGAATTGAGAAGACTATGCTTTTAGCTTGACAAAACCTGTGTTTTTATGTATAGTATTTTGAAAGAGACAATGAATTAATAAAAATTGAGGTGATAATAAATGAAACTGACCGTCGAGATAGATGATGCTTTACAGCATGCCGTGAATACCCAAATAGCAAAGGCTATCGCCACAATAGGCGAAAATACAATCAAAGTAAAAGTTGATGAGATCATTGGAAAGAAAGTCGCCCGGCTTGATGTCACAGTCATTGTGGAAAAATTGGTCACAAAAAGACTTAATCAGAAGATTGATGAGCAAATTAATGCATTATTTGATAGCAATCCATATGCCACAAAAATAGATCAGTTAAGAAAATTCTTTCTTGATGCTGCAACCAAACTGCTTAAATCGATTTAATAATTATCCCATTAAGGAATTGCTCATGTCCAGTAAAAATATGCTTAGATTTAAAACAAGAAATAATTATGCTGGTCCAGGATTTTATGTAGTTGATACTAAAACAGGACGTGAAATAGCGTGGGTTTATGATCAGGTTAAGGGTTGGGAACATCCAGAAATTGATAAGCTTAGAGCAGAACTATTTAGTGAAGCCCTTAACCAATTGGAATCTAAAAAAATAAAGTCTAAAGGGATTTAAAATGTTAGAACCGTTTAGTGTTATAACCATATTTTTATTTTATATTTGGATGCTTATCGGGGAAAATAGCCGATATCTATATCATAATTCTGAATTTAAGGGGGATTTACACCCTACGATGTTTAGACTTATGACGCTTGTAATCATTTTTGGTGTATGGATAGTCTTATGTGCGGTAATGCAAAATACAAAATAATGACAATAAAAGAGGGAGATAATGACAAAAATTTTTAATTTAGGTATTTTAATTTGTGCTTTGTGGGGAGTAAAAACTTTTATATTGCTTCCAATGAATATTAAAGTTGGAATAACGAGTGAGGGGTTAATTACGGCTATTATTTGTTCTGCTATCGCCTTGATTATTACTTTTATGTATGTTAAATAAGGGGAAAAGATGAAAATTAAAGATATTATTAAAATTATTATTGCTTTGTGGATTATTAAAAAATTTGTATTGGGTGACGCTCTTTTTGAAAAAGGGAAAGAAAAGCTCACTTCAAAAATTGAAGATTTATTTACATAAAGTTTATAGTTTCACTTGCGGCGACGGCAAAATGATGCCGGTTACTTAGCCTAATCAACTAATAGCGAAAGGTTGATCACCTATATTGCCGCAGGTGATTTTTAAAGGCAAATTATGAAAATTATCAATACAGAAAAAATTCCGATTAAGATGTGGCTAAATGAAATTGAAGACGGCGCACTTGAACAAGCTAAAAATCTAGCCAACCTTCCATTTGCTTGTATAATCAGTTGAGATTGATAGAATAGAGACGGGAGCAATGAAATATTTATTGAATATTATTTTTTCTGTATTGGCAATTATATTTACATGCTTTATATTTTGGGCATCTGGATATGATTTTAATCATCGTGGATTTGAGGCTGTTTATTGTATTGTTTGTAATTTTTTGATGGTAGCGATTGCAAATGGGTTAGCACAAATTTTTAAAGTTAAGCCATAAAATAATTGTAAAGTAAATGCTCAGTTAGTTCAATTGGTAGAGCCACCGGCCCATAACCGGTAAGTTGGGGGTTCGAGTCCCTTTCTGCTCACCAATTTTTAAAAGGATAAGTTATGGAAACACAAGGAACAGTAGAGATTATTAAAAAGATGTGCGCTACTCTTAGAAGTTTTGCCATGGATTGGGAAAGAATTGCAAAGAGAATGGAAGAAACTTGGGATCTTTCATATGCTGGTGAAATTTGTAATGGGGTTGTGGGTTTAATGCAAAATTTAAGACTTGATTTAATTATTACTAGACCAATTAGAGAATATGAAAGAGAAAAGGATGAACATTTATTCCTATTAAAACAAGTCTTGTTTTTATTGCCACAAAACAGAGATTGGCTGGACCCTGATATTGAAAAACAAATTAAAGAAGTTGTAAAAGGATAAATAAAATGGAACTAGATTTTTTTGATGAAGAAAATGAATTATCTAAAGAAGCTGAAAAAAATAAGAAAAGCAATTTAGAAAAAGCATTATCTGAGTTTAATATAAATACTGTTAGCACTGAAGAAGATCCCAATCCTCTTGAAAATATTGATGAAATCCAAGATAAAGAAGTTTATTTATCTAGAGATGGATTTGTGGAAACTCCTATCCTAAGAGGATGGTTTGAAATATTGCCATTGATTAATATTATAAAAGACAATAAATTAGATTCTTTTATAATGGGTGGGTATGTAAGATATATGGCATCAAGGGTTAGGAATCCTATTCCTGCTGGAGATGTTGATATATATTCAAAGACAGAAGAATCTTATGAAAAATTTGTAAAAATCCTTAAAGAAAATTATAATCTTACAGTCAAACATCAAAACAATGTGTCAATGACCTTTCATAATGTTGAAGACCCATTGAATAAATTGTTCTCTTGTCCAACAATCCAATTAATAAAGCCAGTTGAAAAAGGTGCGATTGTAGCAACCGGGTCAATGGAGAAAATATTAGAAAATTTTGATTTCACTATTATTCGTTGTGGCGTAATATCTTATGACCCTCCTACGGCTTTGGTTGATGCAGATTTTGAGCATGATGAAGAAAAACGATGTTTGAGAATTAAGAACATTCATTGTCCTATTAGTTCGACATTAAGAATTGTTAAATATGCGAAAAAGGGTTATTGGATTCCTCCTATGCATGTCATTCCACTTTTTCTTGATTGGGAAAGAAGAGATCTTGATTATAGGAGTAAATTGATTGACTTTTTAGGTAAAGCTAATCAAGGTCAGGGTTTGACTCAAAAACAAGTAGACGAACTTGAAGATTTATTGATGGTTGATTAAACATACAGATAAATTTGTAATGATTAGGAAATAGGGCTGAAAATGAGAAGACAAGCATCTCCATTTGGCTGGTGTTTTTTAAGTGCAGATTTTTCTTCACAAGCTATGGGTAAAAATTGTTACGGAACCGTTATATTTATTCGTGATGACGATCAACGCTTGTTATGGCATGACTTATCTGAAGAAGATAAAGAAAAAATACCATTATATGTTGAAGGCAATGGCGTAACAATTGCTGAAGCTATTGAAGAGGCAGAAGCAAGAATTGAAGAAATAGGAATTATCGAATGCAAAATCTAAATCATGTTTAATATCGAAAATATAAATCAAATCTTTATTTTATTCTTTTCATCATTGTCTATTTTTTATTTATCTGGTAAGAAAAATATCAAATGCGGTTTTATTCTAGGGTTGTGCGGGCAACCGTTTTGGCTTTATACAACATTTGTATCTGAGCAGTGGGGAATATTTCTAGTTTCTTTTTGGTTTGTATTTAATTATATTCGGGGGTTAATTAATTGTGAAACAAATATTGAGAAAAATTAAGAACATCTTTCTATGGTTTAAAATAATTTGGAATGATTGCCAATACGATTATCAATATCTGTTTAAAATTCTTGAATTTAAACTAAGCCTAATGGAAGAATTTTATTCGTCTGATAAAGTTTATGGCGTTAATGCCTGGAAAATAGCAGACCAAATCTACAAAATAAGACTCGCCATGAAAAGGATAATGGCTGATAATTATTTTGAAAATGTATTTTTATATCATGACCGAAAATGGGGAGGAATTGAAATCGAAGAAAAGGCATTATCAAATGGTTGTTATGGTATAAATATAAAAAGAAAAAATGTTAGGACAGATAAAGATGCTGAAATAGAGAGAAAAGAATTCAAGGTTTTAAGTAAAAGGGAAGAAGAATTAAGGAAGCAAGATCTTGAGTACGTGTTTAATAATTTAAGAAAATACGCCAATACTTGGTGGGATTAAAGGAGGATAAAATGGGAGATTGTCAGTGTAAGGGTAAGTGTAAAAATAATTCTGCTTCTACTGAAGCTTTAGAATTTATCGACACAATGCAAAATCAACTTGATGGAGCTGCTAAGATTATAGGCAACTTGTTGCAAGAGAATAGAGATTTGAAAAACCAACTTGCCTATTATCAAAGTTTGAGATACGGGATTGGTGACGAGCCAATACCACCTGGAAAAGAACGAGAACGCATTGAACCAAATTGGAGAAATAGAAGTACATTAGAACAGTTAGGTTAGTATATATTACGGATGGGTTAAAATCTTACAATAGCTGAATTTATATAAATTTTGGTGTTTGATATGGAAATTATAATAGATGATTATGAATCGTCATATTCTAAATGTTATGAAATAAAAGATTATGTAAAGAAAATGCTTTCCGGAGAAGATTATGAAAGAGGAAGGCTTGAAGAATGTGAAGCTTCTATTAACAATATGATTTCTGCTTTTAGCAGATTGTTAGAATTTTTAGTAAAAAACAATAAAATTAGTCCCAAAGATTTAGTCTGTATTGTAGAAGGAAGCAATTATTATAAAGATGTAAAGGTTGGTTGATTAATATATATGGTGGTTAAATATGGCAGAATGGAATAGCAAGCTTGATTTGACAGATATATGGGATAATTATGTCGGTACTGGCAAAATGAGTGTTCAAGAACTGGCCTTGGAGATTTCAAAGAGACTGGCAAAGCTAGACATTAATACCAGTCATATCGGCATTATTAGTAAAAGAGATGAGATCTGTATTGATTTTGAATATTTCAGTGAAGACGATAACGCGAGTGTAAATGAATTTGATTATATTATGGAAGATTTATATGACTGGGGAGACTGGAGGCTAGATAATAAATTATTTGGAGGTAAGAAAGTTTGTTGGATAGCAACTAAATTTTAAAGGAAATACTAAGGGTTGAGATCAGATTCTAATGTTAACAAAAAAAATAAATAACTTTTGTCATCTTCATACCCATAATATGTTTAGCTTGCTCGATGGAATGGGGAGTTCTGATCAGTGGGCAGAACAAGCAAAAAATTTAGGCTTTAAATATCTGGCAATTACAAATCACTCAAATATTGATGGATTGATTAAACATCAACTGTCTTGTGAAAAATATAAAATAAGCTCAATCCTAGGTGTAGAATTTTATATTGTTCCAAATCCAGAAATAAAAGAAAAAGGAGATAAGAGAGGACATTTAACGGTTTGGATTAAGGACGAAATAGGCTTCCAGAACGTGTGTAAAATGCTTAGTAGGGCTAATTTATATTTTTTCTATCATAGACCTAGAATAGGCTACGATATGTTTTTAGAACACTGTCAAGGCTTGTGTGTTGGGACTGCTTGTTCTGCTTCGTTTTTGCATTTAGAAAATGGAATAGATTTTTTAAAAGATATTCATCAAAAGATTGGGTCGGATCTATATCTTGAAGTAATGCCTCACAATTATGAAGATCAATTTAAAACAAACAAACTCTGTCTTAGTCTGAACAAAGAACTAGATATTAAATTAATTGCGACACAAGATGCCCATTATATTTTAAAAGAAGATTGGGAATCTCATGATGTATTGCTTGCCTGCCAAACTAAAAAGAAAATGAGTGACCCAGATAGGTGGCAGTTTAATGGCAAAGATTTTTATCTTTGTGAACCAAAATATTATAAACAAAAATTTATTTCTCAAAATATACTTAGTCAAGAAGAAATAAATCAGGCAATGCAAAATACGATTGAAGTTGCTGAGAAATGTAAAGATTTTAAAATTAAAAAGAAAAAAATTATTTTGCCTATTCCTCCTCAATTTGAAGGGAAAGATGAAGAAGAAATAATTAGACAATTATGCGATATCGGATTTAAAGATAAGTTTGAAACAGTTACTGATGAATATAAGAATAGATTTGAATACGAACTGTCTGTAATTAAAGATTTTGAAGTTATAAAATATTTTCTTATTGTTTATGATTTAGTAAATTGGTGTAAGAAAAATAATATTTTGACTGGACCAGGGAGAGGAAGTAGCGCGGGTTGCTTGATTAGTTATTTGCTTGGTATTACAAAGGTAGATCCTATAAAATATGGTCTTTTATTTGAACGGTTTCTGAACCCAGGCAGAAAAGGCGCGATGCCTGACGTGGATCTGGACTTCGAAGACATTAAACGAAATCAAGTAGTCACGTATTTAAAAGATATTTATGGACAAAATAATATAGCAGGCATTTCTACGTTTTTAAAAATAGAAGATAAAGGTGCTGTTAAAGAAGTTTCAAGGGCATTTGATGTCCCATTAGTTGATGCTGAAAAATTTACTAAAGTAATTGTTGATACAGTTGAGAATGGGTTATTGACTGAAGAAGGCCGGGGTTTTAATCAAAAATACCCACAAGTAGTTAAACATGTTTTAAAATTAAAAGGAACATATAAATCATATGGGAGACATGCTTCAGCTTCATTAGTTAGCCCTGTAGATTTGATGTTGGGGACACGTACTGCTCTTTCAGAAAGAAATGACCAATTAGTAGCTTCCTTTGATGGTAATGACTGTGAATATCAAGGGTTGGTTAAACTTGATATCTTGGGTTTGAGCACATTAAGTGTTATTTCAATGTGTTTGGAATTGATTAAACAAAATCATGATAAAAATATAAATCTGGAGAAATTAAATTTAGAAGATAAAGTAATTTATAAAGAACTTTCTAAAGGACATACTGTAGGATGTTTCCAAGTATCAGCTTGGGCGTTATCGAATCTTATTAAAGAGATGGGTGTTTCTAATATAAAACAAATTTCTGATGCGGTTGCTGCTGTACGCCCTGGAGCTTTTAATTCAGGTGCAACAGCAAGGTATATTGAAAGAAAACGTGGTAAAAAATGGGATAAAAAACACCCAATATATGAAGAAATTACGAAAGAAACTTTTGGTGTTGTTTTATTCCAAGAACAAGTAATTCAGATTATTAATAAAATTGCTGGGTTATCTTTAACTGTTGGTGATAAAATTCGTAAAATAATCGCCAAGAAGCGTGATATAAAAGAATTCGAACAGTACAAAGATATTTTTGTAAAAGGGTGTTTAGAACAAAAGACATTTGATGAAAGAGAAGCTTTGGAATTTTGGCATGAGCTTGAATACCATTCGGATTATTCTTTTAATTTATCACATTCTCTATCATATTCAATAGTTACGTACTGGACTGCTTGGTTAAGACAATATTATCCAAGCGAATTTATTTGTGCAGCTCTTACTTTTGGAGGAGAAAGTGAAAAATATCACTTAATTCAAGAAACACAACGTCTTAATTTAGTTATTGTTCCACCTAAAATAAATACGTCAGATGTGCAGAATTGGGTAGTTAAGGGAAAAAGGTTGTATGTACCTTTCAAAGAGTGTAAGGGAATCGGGCCTAAAGCATTAGAAACAATAGAAAAATATAAAAATTCAGGTAAAGCCGGTTTTTTCACAGATGATAAACCCGTCATAAAAGGAAAGTTAAAAACAATCCTTGACGATATAGGCGCATTTGATGAGTCATTGCCGGACTCAATTGATGATTATTTTGATATAGGTGTTTCATTAAATCCCGAATTTAAATATAAGAAATTATTTAAATTATTTAAAGACGCAAAAAATTATAAAATAAACGATTTGTTGAGTGGAGACGTTATTAATGAATATTTTGGTAGGGAAATTCAGAGTAAAATATCGCCAACCAAGGGGTTGATCAGTTGTAGTGAATGCGGCTTAAGATCTAAATGTGAAAAACCTGAAACAACTAAGCTTGGAAATTATAATATTTTAATTGTTAACGAATATCCGAACTGGAAAGACGTTGAAAATAACAATTATTTATTTAAAGAACTTAATAAGTACGGATTCCAAAGCGATGATTTTTTTGTCACAAACCTTGTCAAATGTAGTGGCAGCAAGCCCGGTCATAAAGAAGGTCAGATTTGTGGTAATAAATGGCTGAGACAAGAAATTGAAAATATTAAACCATTTATTGTCTTGACATTAGGTGCAAAAAATGTTAAGTTCTTTACAGGTGATGAACAAGGGGTGGTTAGAAGGTCAGGAACCTGTGAGTGGAATGAAGAATATGGTTGTTTCATGTTTTATTCTATTTCACCAAGCCTGGCCCTGTGGCAACCAGAAAATTTCAAAAAGTTGTTTAAGGAAAGTATTAAAAAGTTTGCTGATAAAGTCATAGATTTGGGAGGGTTCAAATGATTGGAACTGAAATTTTTGATATTAATAAAATGCCGGAAAGACGGTTACACGCTAAGGCGGAGATAGTCCTTCAAGACCATCAACCAGTTGGTGCGGCCATAATGGAGATAAAAAGAAATATGGCGTTTAATTTGGTCCAAAAAATTTTAGAAGACAAGTCATTCTTTTGGAGTAACAGTAGGAAAATAGAAGGATATCCAGTGCTCGAATATGGTGTTGATTGTATTGTTATGACAGAAGATGAATTTTTAAAAGTAAAACGCGATTCTTTTGAAAAAGGCATTAAACACGCATTAGGTTTTATGCCTATTGACAGATAGGATAGTATATGACATTTGATTTAGATTATTATGATAAAATTAAGAAAGAAAAATTGGGTCCTTGTCCAATTTGTTTTGATTATATTAAGCCTTGTAGATGTAAATTGAATGAAGAAATCAATAGATTAAATTGCAATAATATTGCCTGTCATCAAGGCCGTGATATTTTAGACAGCATTTATGAGGCTATGCGTCAATTACCATGTAATGGGGTGCAGGCTATATTGTGTGGAGCGGCACAAGAAATTCAGGCATTGCGAGCAGATGAACAAAACGAGAGATAGTTTAGGTGGACAGAACAGCCCTGGACGCAGGAGCGGCACTCGTTCGAGTCGGGTTCTCTCGATCATTTTTTATAAATTAAGAAAAATAGATCAAAAATTGGCGAACTAGATCTATTTTTAGGCAATTGTTATAATGAAATTATGCACAAGTCTCAATATGTGAAAAAGAAAAGACAAAGGATATTATTAGATAAAAAAAGAAAGCAAGTTAGGGTACAACGAAAAAAATATTTAAAGTAGGTAATATGAAAATTAAAGAAACCATCGAAAGAGAATGCTGTACACACAAAGATTTAAAAGAATATAAAGGGATTAAAAATAAAAATTTAATTGGCAGATCGTTGTTCTTTTGTATTTATTGCGGTCAGGCTTGGTTGGAAGTTAGAAAAATGGGTCCAGCAGGCAATATGGAAGATAATTTAGAGAAGATATGTCTAAATGATGACAAAATTTCTGAGAAAGGTGCAATTGGGGGTTGGAGATAGTATGGAAATATTAAATGAAAGAAAAAGCCCGTTTCAATGGTATTTATTTCTTCCAACAAATGGAAAAGATATCATTCTAAGATGCCCAAAATGTAAAAGAACGTTATTAGAGAAAAAGTGGCCTAAAGACCCAAAATCGGCAAAGTTTTGTGAAACCTTGTGTCCTAAATGTGATGATGGCGATTTTCACACAGAAGTGTTTTATGACGAACAAAATAATGTAATTGAGGTAGGAGATGATTAAAGACAAGAACTGGCAAGATGAATACCAACAAATGATTAAAGATTGTGAAAATAGAGAATCAAAGTTGAGTGAATGGGAAGAAAATTTTATTGACTCTCTTTATGATTGGATTGCAGACGATAAGATTCCAACATCTAAACAGGTTGAAAAACTAGAAAACATTTGGGAAAGAGTGACTCGAAATGGATAAATTTTATCACAAATTTAAAGAGTTATTTAAAACTAAATTAGAAAGTTTCTGGTCTGTTGAAAATCCGCAAGACCAGATTTGGGTTATTAAATATAAAGGGAATATTGTTCAGCTACCATCTAAGAAATCGGCATGGAAGAAAATTGGTCACGCCAAGTCTGCGTTGCGTAACTGTTTTACCCCATTTTCTTTAAACGAAATTAATTTTAATTATAAATTCGATAACCCTATTGATGCAAGGAATCAAAGAGAAAAAGCTTATCAAGAATTATTAAATAGCGGTGACATTGAATTTGTTAACGTCTTGGAGAAGAAATGGCAGTATACGAAATTATAAAACAGTTAGAAAACACGCCTTCAACTAACGACAAGCTAAAAATAATTGGAGAAAATAAAGATAATAATGACCTAAAAGACTTTTTCTATTATTGTCTTGCTCCAGAAATAGTTTATTATATTAAGAAAATTCCAGATTATGAACCAAATAACCAAGTTTGCCTTTCTCTTTCAGAATGTATGAGCTCGCTAAAAACATTAGCTAATAGAGAGCATACGGGAAATGACGCAATTATTTTTTTGAAAGATATTTTGCAAAACACACATTATGAAAACGCCGATCTTATAGAAAGGATTATTAAGAAAGATCCAAATTGCAAAGTCGCTGTTTCTTCAGTCAATAAAATATGGCCGGGGCTAATTAAAGAATACCCCGTAGCTTTATGTGAAAGAAATACAGAGAAAAATAGGAAAAATATAGTCTTCCCAGCTTATAGCCAGTGCAAGGAAGACGGAATGAGAGTCAATATTCACGTCAGGCCAGATAAAGTCGAATACAGGACAAGAAATGGCAAAGCCTTAGAATTTAATGATGAAGTAGATTTAATTTTCAAATCGCTTGGTTCTGGATTTGTATATGACGGTGAAGCCCTGGTAGTCGATAAAAATGATAATATCTTGCCTCGTAAAATTGGAAATGGTATTTTAAATAAAGCGGTAAAAAATACTATTTCTGAAAAAGAAAAAAATCAAGTAGTTTTCCATCTTTGGGATATGATAGATGTAAATAGCTTTTGGGACGGGAAATGTTATAGAGAATATTCAACTAGGCTGAAGGAATTACAAAAGAGAGTAAATGGGGTAGGTAATAAAAGAGTCCAATGCATTGATAATTATGAAATTAACAGTTGGGAAGAAGCCAAAATTTTATTTCAGCAGCATCTTAATGATGGCAAAGAAGGGATTATTGTTAAAAACAAACTTTCTATTTGGGAAAATAAAAGACTTAAAGCCCATATTAAATTAAAGGCAGAAAATGACGCCGATCTTTTATGCGTAGGGGTGGAACCACATAGCAAAAATAAAGATATGATAGGTTCTCTTATTTTAGAAACAAGTTGTGGAAAGTTAAGAACAAGTTGTGGCAGTGGTTTAAAAGATAAAGATAGATTGTGTGAGGCTAAAACTTACCTTGACAAAATCATAGAAATCAAGTATAATGAGATCATTACTAAAGAAGGTGAGGACATTAAAAGTTTGTTTCTGCCTATATTTAAAAGAGTTAGATTAGATAAAGACAAAGCCAATAGCTTAGAGGAATTGAAATAGTGTATTTTTTCACAGCAGATGAGCATTATGGTCATTTTAATGCTATCAGACATTCCAACCGCCCATTTGATACTGTTGAAGAGATGGGTGATAAGATAATCGCCAATCACAATGAAGTTGTAAAAGATAATGATTTTGTCATTCATTTAGGTGATTTTACTTTAAAAGATAAGTTTAGCGCGATGTCGTATATCAATAGATTAAATGGATCTAATATATTTTTACGGGGTAGTCATGATAAGTGGATGGACAAAACATATCATGAAATTTGGGAAAAGACAATCAATGGACAAAAGATTGTAGCCTGCCATTATGCAATGCGAGTATGGGCGGCTTCACATTACAATTCATGGCACATTTATGGACATTCGCATGGTCGATTAAAATCAGAAGGTAAGTCTTATGATGTAGGAGTAGACAATAACAATTTTTATCCCGTTAGCTTTGATCAATTAAAAGAAATAATGGCTGGCAAGCCCGATAATATTAATTTATTAAAAAGGAATTGAAATGAACAGATATCTAAAAATTCAAGACAACTTGTTTCTTGTCCAGGAAGAAATTACAGTAAAAAAGGTTAAAAAAGACTCTAGACCTACAAATCATATTTTTATTTATGATAGGTCTGGTTCAATGTCTGGGCTTTTAAAGTCTCTTACAGAAGACTTGATTCAAAGATGCAAACAAATTCCGGTTGGTAGTACAATTAGCATAGGTTGGTTTAGTTCAGAGAATAATTTTAATTTTATTCTAAAAGGGTTTAAAATTTCAGCAGAAAATGATTACAATATTCTTGAAAACGCTATTAGGAAGAATAACACAACTATTGGCCTGACCTGTTTCTCTGAAATTCTAAACGAAACTGCCGATAACGTAATTAATGATTTGTCTGTATTTTCAGATAGGTTTGCATTGACATTTTTTACTGATGGATATCCTGTAGTTAGTAATTATAGTAAAGAAAAACAAGATATATTCAGGGCAATTGAAAAACTTGAGAAAGTTTTAACGGGTTCTCTTCTTGTGGGGTATGGGAATTATTACAACAAAGAACTAATGTCAGAAATGGCAGAACAATTGGGAGGTTGTTTAGTTCACAGCAGTGATTTGCCGTCTTTTGGAATTGCTGTTGACGATTTTATCACAAGCGTAAAAACAGCAGATAATAAGATTAAAGTCTTAGTCAGTGAAAAAAGGGGAGATATTTATTTTGGTATTAATGATTCAAATGTAAATATTTATACTCCACGAGAAGGAATCATTAAATTTGCTCCAACAAAGAAAGGCAAAAATTATTTATATTCAATTGTAAGCACAGAACCTGGTAATGCAGAACTTGTTAAGTTAAGTGATGGTGAAGTAGGAAAAAATACGAAAATTGAAGCCTTTATTAAAGGCGTTTATGCCGCAGCTTATATATTGGTTCAAAAAACTAAGATTGGCGACTGTCTTGAAATCTTGAATAAGCTTGGAGACAAGGCGATTGTAGACGTAGTCGCTAATTCTTTTACCAATGATGAATATGGCAAAGCCGAGAAAAGAATTGCAGATTGTGTAAAATCAGCAAATAAGAGATTTTTGAAAGGACGAGATGTAAATTATTTGCCTGCTAAAGACGCATTTTGTGTGCTCGATCTTATTGATTTGTTGTGCAATGACCGAGACGCTTATTTTTATCCCAGACATGAAGGGTTTGTTTATAATAAAATTGGTGTATCCTCTGTTCCAAAAGATGGATATCCAGAATTTGTTGCGGATAAAGATAATAAATGCAGTTTTTCTCAAATTGTTTGGAATAAAGACAAGCTCAATCTATCTGTTTTGATGAAACTTAATGGTGTTGTAAAACTTAAAAAAGATTATAAAAAATTTGGATTCGCTTTTAATATGTTCCCTACCTTTGTATGGCGAAATTATACAATTGTTAGAGATGGTTTTAAAAATGTTAAAGCAATTCCTGTTTCATTCTCTGAACAAACTTTTAATAAGCTGAAAACTGAGGGTTTGATTAATGAAAATGAAAAATATTCCGACAAGGTTTATGTTCTTGATCTAGCCAATATTCCCGTAATGAATGCAAGCATTGCAGAAAACAATACTTCAGCTAAACAATTGTTTGAATTGTCCTGGCTTTCTCTTAATCAGAAAGCCAGTCTTAAAGTATATAAATATTTGCGGGACGTTCTTTCTCCCGAAAAACAAGTTAGTGAATTTGATGGTTGGAATGAAAAACAGGTGCAATATCTTAACGATCTTTGCATTACAGAAAAAGGCTACTCTCCTCCTGTAGACAAAATCGAACCTACTGATTTTTATTATACTAAAGAGTTTAAAATCAGTATTAAGAAATTTAGTTCTTTGCCGAAAGTAACTGATGTTTTGACTAAGATGAAAAATAAAAAGCCGTTGACTGCGAGTGAAGAGCTTTTTACAATTCCTTTGACTAGATACAATGAAATTGGCAAAAACCAACTAGAATGGCTTGATAAAAATATTAAAGAACTTACTAAAGAAAACAGAGCCGTTGACAGCAATATCCAAAGGATCAAATTTGCTGTAGTTCTTGGTAATCAATGGTTTGATGAGTTTGATAATAGAGATGAATGTGATATGGAGTTGGATAGTGTAATGTTTAGTATCAAGCTTGACACTAAAAAGGTTGAGGTATAAGTTTTATTTAATTACAAATTTATCAGTAAAGGGGACCAAATGTATATTTACAAAGTAATGAAGACATACAAATATACAGAATATGTGGAAGTCGAAGCAAATAACGCCGACGAAGCCGAAGATATAGCGGCTTCGACTGACGGAGAAAATAACAATGACGATTTTTTATATGATTGCAAAGCGATAAGCAAAACTGAAATATCATGAGCAGAGAATATTTTAAATCGCTAGGGAAACTGTATGAGTGCCCAAACCCAAGTCATGAATTTGTAATTGGGAGACTAGTTGGATCTTGGAGATGGGCAAAGGAATCGTGGTGTGATATAAATGATAGAGGATATCTTGTTACGACTTTTATTGGGATTACGACTACTGAAACTCCAAATGGATTAAAATTAATAACCATAACGCTATGGAAGTTATGTATTTTGTTAGGAATTAAACTGGATAGGGAGAATTAATATGGTAAAACATTTTTGTGATATTTGTGGGGCTGAAATATCTGGCACTCCCGCACTTGTTAACCGAATGATGGCAGAAGTAAAAGGAAAAAACATCTACGTTAAAAATAGAAATTATTACAGCAAAAAATAATACGTGGAATGACGGGGATTTCTGCAAATATTGTATTATCGACGCAGTTGATAAACTTGATGATCGACCGAAAGTTGTATGTTCCTGTACATCACTGCATCATCATAATTGAAAAACGATTGATATAATTAATAGAAGATAAAATATGCTGGTGAATTATGTATTTTATTAGGGATTAAATAAAATAATGAAATTTATAGGACCTAAAGAAAATGTAGAACTTATAAGAGAAATAGTAGAATCTCTTGGTAATTATTCACAATACTCTGATTATTGGCGATCAAGACTGAAAGAACCAGGATGCTTGACTAATAAGGTGTGCTAATGATATTAGAGAAATTCAGAAATTAAGACTAGACCTGTTTAGTCATACCTATAAAAGTTTACGATTTTAATTAAAAAGAGGAATAAATGTGTTTATTTTTCCATGATTGGACACGGTGGAGCGATTTTAAAAGGATAAAACAAGTAACAACAGTTATTGACCCTAAGACAAATAAAGAAAAACTATATGGGATGTTTGAAAGTTGGCAACATAGGAGATGTTTAGATTGCGGTAAGAAACAATGGGAATTGAACGGGAAGCCAAATTGGATTGAAGAGATAATGCAATGAATCCAGCGCAAGACCGGACCATAAATAAATTTGCCTTAGATGATGAGACTGCAAATATAGGCCATTTACTTTCTGTTTATGACGAGGAATGGAATAAATATGTTGAAGTCGTGAATAAACTTGAGTCCCAAATCAAGAACATTGAAGAAGAGCAAAAAATTTTAAGAAATCAGTTAATGTTTAAGGCCAAAACAGAATGGGGCGAATGTGGGTTTGATAAGTCACCAACAGATAAAGTCTCAGAAGCTTATCCATTTACTTGTAAAGAATATATTGATAAGCACAATATCTTAAAATTGAAAAGAGAAGAATGGGCAAGCGCCAAAACAAAAGCTGAACTTTATCAAAATTATCACTACCAGCTAATAACGAAAGAAAGAGACGTTGAGAGATTGTGGCAAATGTGGCAAGCCCAATACTTTATTGATTCTAAAAATGGAGGCCAGAACAAACAAGGTCAGGAAGGAATAAATGAATTGACAAACAAATTAAATAGGAAGAAAAAAGATGGAAATTAAAGAGATTGAAGGTGGGTTTAAACCAATAAAATTGCAGATTGTATTTAACTCAAAAGAAGAACTAATTGCTTTATATCATAGAATGGATGTATCTTTAACTAAAGTAAAAGAATCTGTTGGTGAACTGCCAATATACCCGTTTTATGAAAAAGAAGACAACCACGTTTCTTATAAAATTTGGGAATGGCTTGATAATAAATTGGATGACTTAGAGGAGTCAGAACAAGATGTTTGAGCTATCAGTCAGCAATGCTTTTCTCTGGATTTTATCAGGACTTATATTTGGAATAGTTTTTTTATATATTATTCCAAATCTTGTCAAAGGTGTTTTGAATTTATTTTTTTCGATTAAATATTCAAATTATTTTGTACAAAAAATGATTTATGAATATACAAAAGAAGGGAAGTCATTTAAAGAAATAGCTAATTTAGTAAATCAAAAAACAAAGGGAGTAAGGAATGGCAACTAAAAGAAGTGCAATGAAAGAACAGTTGAAAAAGAGACTAGCAGAACAGCAGGCGGGCAAAAACAAAGGCTTGAATGATTTTGAATCGTATTTTGAAGCGCCGGAAGGGTCAAGCCAGTGGCAGACAAAGGCGGGCAAAGGGAGTGAAGGCACAGACTACGGATTTGACATTATCCCATTTTATGCAGGTTCTAAATATCCAACTAATGGATATAATATCAATGAAGGAGATTTGACTTATACCCTTGACGTGTGGGTTCACTTTAAAGTCGGACCCATGAATAAGCCCGTAGTTTGTCCGCTGAAGAATTATAGCCTGCCTTGCCCTATTTGCGAAAAGCGAGTAGCTATTCTAGCCGAACGTGGTCAGATGGATAAGGAAGAATACAAAAAGTTTAAGAAAGAAAATGGTTATTTGTATCCATCCCGCAGGGTTATGTATAACGTCATTGTTCGTAGCGATGAGAAAGAAGAAAAGAAGGGTATCCAGATCTATGAAATCAGCCATTTCTTTATGGAGAAAAAGTTACAGGAAGCGGCTAAAAAGCCTCGTGGTGGTGGCTTAGTTTCTTACCCTGATCCGGATGAAGGCAAGACTATTTGGATTAATTTTAGCCTATCCGGTGAAGATAGTTGGAGTGTAGGAGTTCCGCAATTTGAAGACCGCGATTATATCATTACCGATGAACAGATTGATGCCGCATACAGGCTTGATGAACTACTAGTCAGTTATGAATATGATGAAATTTTAGACATGATGAATGTTAAAGCCAGTCATGTTGCTGAAGAAGAAGTTTGTGAAGATGAACCTCCAGTTGTTAATCGGAGAAAACCAGCACCTAAAGAAGTTAAAGAAGAAGTCGAAGAAAAAGAAGTTGAGCCAAAACATGAACCTAAACAGAGTGAAACCAGCACTTGTCCACATGGAGCAAATTTTGGCGTAGATTACGATGAATACACAGAATGTGATAATTGTGTTGTGAATGATGATTGTTTGGCTAAAAAAGAAGCAAATGCTATTGCTGAACAGAAGAAAAATGAAAAGAAACCCGTACCAAGGCGAAAACTCAAACAGAATGTGGATGACGATGACATTCCGTTTTAATTGTTAGGGATTAGAATTTAATAAGCCATGGTCTTGCACTGTAATCGCCTCGCAGAAAGGGTAAAGCAAGATGGGGTTAGCGGCGATTTACCTGGTTCGACTCCGGGGTGGCTTATTTTTAATTGGTCTTATGGCGGAATAGGTAGACGCTACCAGATAGCTGGTGATCAGGATATGGCTGACAACATATCCTGCGAAAAGTGAGGGAGGGCCGACAACGGTGAATGAACTTGAATCCTCTCATGTAGGTTCAAATCCTACTAAGACCATTTTTTAATTTTATAAAAGGAATAAAAATGGAAGAACTAAATTTACAAAATACTTTTGTTATTGGTTATGCTATTGAAATAACTATAAATAATAGAAGAGTGATTTGTGTCAAAAATATAAATTATAAGGGTAATTATATGGGAGATATAGAATTCACTACAGATATTAGAAAAGCGTTTTTATATTATTCAGAAGAAGAAGCTGTAAAAATGTTAAAATTTGCTAATTTAGATGTTGATGGGTTTGAAGTTAAGGAATATCATTTACCAATTACCGATTTTATTTAGAAAAGGAGAAAAATTATGAAATGTAATTATTGTGGTAAAAGAATTTGGTTTTGGCAGAAAAGTCAATCAATAGATATTTTAGGCTCTAATCCTAGACACTATCACTATTTGTGTCTATTTCATAAATTATGGAGCAGTCTTACTGACGCTTCTGGATATTTTGAACGAACTAAAGATAGTGAAAAAAGTTTTAAAATAATGTTTGAGTTGATTAACCGTATTTAGAAAAGGAATAAAATTATGAAATACCAAGATCTTGTAGAAGAAGTAAAAGCTGAAATGATGGAAGAAAAGAAAGACATTGCCAAAGAAGAAATTAGAGAAAAGCTTGTTGAGATTGAAGTTACTGAAAATGTATTGGCTGAGATGAAAGAACAACTAGAGACGATGCTTGATAGAGAAATCTAATGATTATAATTGGTGATAAAAATAGAATAATTTTGCCATATATGTATGATGAAGAATCTTTTATTGAACTGGAAAAACCATTCTTGAAAGATTGCCAGATAACTATGGCTCACGACTGTCATGATGTCACCGCGTCTTGGGGCATGTATAAAAATTTTATGCCTGGGTTAATTGAACAAGAAGTAAACTTTAGGTTCGCTTGTGATAAAGTTAATATTGTTCCATCTAATACAGCAAAAGGTTGGTTTGAAAAATTATCGGAAGAGTTATCGGTTAAAGAACTAATGGGAATAGTCAAAAATAAACTAATGGAAAGAAAACATGGGAAAAGATGATTCAAGGATTATGGCTATTGTTTCTTTGTTTATTTCGAGTTTGGCTGTTGCCACTATGATAATAGAATTTACTTCTTTCAATCATGAGGTTGAAGATTTAAATGAAACAATAATGGAGATGAAAAATAAATTAAGTGAAGTGGATCATAACTCAACTTATAGCCAATATGGAGACCTTAAACAAGTTGATGGTAATATTTTTTATTATGGTGGGGAGCGATTGCCAGTTAACGATGTTGTTGGTATGATTCTTGATGAAATGGGAATGGAAGTTGTTAGCCATAACGGATATGTTTTAGAATCTAAATAAATTAAAGGAATAGTCATGGAAGATAAAATGACGTTGAAAAATTGTTTAAAGATCATGGTTGATAGTTTAAGAATTCTTGAACAAGCAAAATCAGATTGTGATACTGTTTGTCTATCTGCTTGGGACGTACTTATTGAAGACGATAATACAATTGAAGAAAAGGACATCAGTTTTAAAGAAATGCTTAAAATTGCTAAAAGTCTGGCAAAGAGAAAGTTAAAGAAATTAGAAGAAGAGCACAAAAAATTGGGTCTGTTACTAGAAGAAGTTATGCAAGAAGGAGAAAACAATGAATAGAAAAAGAAAAGATGGCGAAACATACGAACAATATAAAGCCAATATGAAAGAAGAAAATAGGCTCATCGACATCAAACTAGAAGGCCGTATTTTCTGGAATTCTAAAGTAAATGGGACATACACAAAGGTTTATAAATAAATGGCAAAACCTAAGAAAACAGAAGACATAGCCGAACAAATTAAAGAAAGTATTGACTCTCCCGTAAATGAAGGAATTGGATTATTCGATAGAGGGACAATATCAACCGGTTCTACTTTACTTGATTTGGAGATTTCCGGAAATAGGACTAAAAATGGAGGTTTGCCAGGAGGGATTATTGTAGAGATATTTGGACCGAGTGGAGCGGGGAAAACAAGTATTTTGGCAGAAATTTGCGCAAGTGCTAAAGCAAATGGGGGAGACTTTTTTGTGGCAGACCCAGAAGCAAGACTAGACAAAGAGTATGCAAGGATTTATGGGCTGTCTATCGATAAGACAAGGTATAGTAGACCAGATACAGTACCAGAAATGTTTGAGAAAATTTGGAATTGGGAGCCAAAGCCAGAAAACCCCAACGCTATTTGTGTATTTGCGGGTGATTCATTAGCTGCTTTGTCAACTTCTATGGAAATGGAAGATGAAGATAAAATGGGAATGCGGAGAGCAAAAGAATTTAGCGAATGGATGCGCAAAACATGTAGAAAAATTGCGAATAAAAATTGGCTTGTAGTTCTTACAAATCAAGAAAGGGAATCACCAACAGGCGTGACTACCCCTGGAGGAAAAGCTGTTCCTTACTATAGTTCTTTAAGGATTCGTGTCTCTCCTCAGATGACTAATAAATATATAACTTCCACAAAAACAATTAATGGCAAAACTTTAGAAAAAAGAAAAGGCGTTAGATCAAAGGCTCAAATTAAGAAAAGCAGTATTGGAGATCCTTATGGAGAAGCCCCGTATTCATTAATTTTTAACTATGGGATGGATGATTTAAGAGAAAATTTGCAATTTCTAAAAGATTTTATCGAACCAGAAATAGATGCGACAACTGGGAAGAAAAAATCTGTCCAATATCCTTGTATCGATAACACTTTTGGGACTATTGACAAGGCGATTGAATACGTTGAAAGTAAAGGGTATGAAAAACAAATTAAACAGATGGTTGTTGATAAATGGCATGAAATTCAAGATTCGTTTAAGACAGAAAGGAAGACAAGGGAAAGAAGACAAAGGAAAGAGTTTGAATAAAATGGACAAACCAATTATTATCGTTGATTCAAGCTATTGGTTTTATCAGCTATTGTTTAAAATGCCGTCTTTATCTTATGAAGATCAACAGACTGGGATTATATTTGGAATGATATCTAAAATAATCCAACACGCTAAAAAACTCGATTCTAATAAATTTATTTTTTGTTTTGATTCAAAGAAGAATAAAAGAAAGAAGATATTTCCAGAATATAAAGAAAAAAGAAACAAGCAAGATCGGACGCCAGAAGAAATACTTGCATTCAAGAATTCATTTGCTCAACTAAGTGAATTTAGAATGCAAGTATTGCCTAACCTGGGAATTAAAAATAACTTCATACAAACCGGTCATGAAAGTGATGATATTATTGCTTCTATTATTTTTGAAAATCCTGGTCAAGATTTTGTAATTATAAGTTCTGATGAAGATCTTTACCAACTTTTGTCTGACAAGGTAAGTATTTATAATTCAAAAACAGACAAATTTTATACCAGGAAAAAATTTATTGATGAATATGGGATAAACCCCTCAGATTGGGTGTTGGTAAAAAAGCTTGGAGGTTGCAAGAGCGATTGTGTACCAGGGCCAGCAGGTGGTTATAAAACTAAAACGGCGTTAAAATTTATTAAAAATGAATTGCCAGAAACAAATGCTGTTTATAAAATTTTTACTTCTGAAGCGGGAAGAGAAATATCAATCAGAAATGAGAGATTGGTGAAGCTTCCACTTGAAGGCACACAAGTATTTGAAATAAACACGGACTGGAAATTAGATATCAAAGATTTCGTCTATATTTGTGATAAGTACGATTTCAGGTCTTTTTTAAATGGAGATGCTTATGGAAAGTGGCAAACCATTATGTGTGAATAAAGAAAAATACTGGTATTTATTCCACTACGAAGAATGCCCAGTTTGTGGAGCTTCTGAGATATGGAAAGAAAGAATATATGATAAGCCAAAACCAAAAGATTGTGTAGATAGAAAAGTTTTTACATATCTAAATTGTTATTGCATAGGAAAATAAATGATTATAGGAATTGATCTTTCTCTTAGAAGCACGGCTATTTGTGCTTTAGACTGTCAAAATAATTTAATCTATTTTGAACTTATAAAGTCTAAACCAAATGAAGGAAAGACTAAAAAAGAACAAAATAATGGCCTGCCTATTTTAAATGATGAAGCCTTGCTTATTTATAATGCAAAATCAATAATTGCTTTTATAAAAATGGCCGAAATGGGGTGGGGTATTGATGGCATTGCAATTGAGGGCTTGAGCTTTGGCTCTATTTCAGGGAATAAGGACATTATACAAGGCAACTTTTGGTATGTGCGTACAATGCTTTATCAGACTTTTACCAAAATCCCAATTGGCATAATTCCGGTATCGGCATGGCGCAGTAAAGCCGTAACTAAAGAAGAAAAAGCAAGAGCGAAAGAAAAATATGTCAAGGATTATTTAAAGCATGTAGTTGTAGACGCTTTGCCAGAAGATGTGAGAACTGAGTTTAAAACCTATATTGATAAAAACGAATACAGTCAAGAAAGTTTATTTGATTTAGCAGATTCATATTTTTTATCTAAATACAGAAACAGTTTAAGTTAAATTATGGAAACACAAATAGATTTAAAAATTACAAATCAAATGAAGAAAGAAGAAGTGAAAATACTTTTCCTTGTATTGTGGGATATTTTAGAATTATCTGAATCAGGCAGGATTAATCCAAATTATAAGAATAATGAAAAATATAGGCAGTTATATTTTAAATTCGGCCATATTTTACTGGGCAATGAATGTCCAGAAAGAGAAGTCAAATGTTAGAACAAATTGAGATTAAAAAATTTCAATGTCACGACAATTCTGTTATTAATCTTGCTCCAGGTGTTAATATTATTTCTGGTTCGTCAGATCATGGCAAAACAAGCGTATTTAGAGCTATTGGGCTGGTTAAAAATAACAGTCCTTCCGGATATCGTTATAAACCATGGCAGGCAAAGAAAAAAGACGTAACAATTATTGGTCTTAAGTTTGATAATGGCAAAGTAGAAAGAAGAAGATCGGATACAATTGATGAATATCTTATTCAGGCTTCAAATTGTTCAACCGACCCATTTAAAGCCATGAATAGGCAAGTGCCAGAACAAATATCTGAATTTTTAAATTTAAATGAATATAATTTTCAGAGTCAGCACGATCCCCATTTTTTCATTTCTAAAACGCCGGGCGAAAGGGCAAAGCTTTTAAATGAAGTAAGTGGATTAGAAATTATAGACAAATCTACTTCTAAAATAAATTCGTTAATTAAAGAAAATAATTCACTTTTAGAAAAATCAAAAGAAGAAATAAAAAATCTTGGCAACAAAAAAGAAAAAATAGAATTTGTTGTAAAAGCCGATGCTATTTTAACTGATATAGAAGAAGGGGTTGAAAAAGAAAATAAATTAACTGCAAACAATAATATATTATCAAATTATTGTCAGAGTATAGAAAAGCTACAAACAGTAATTGATGACAATAAAGAGTTCTTGCTAATCAAAGCCAGTTTTGATTTAATTCAATCATTAATTAATAAAAACGAGTTTTTAACAACAGCTAATGAAAAAATTATTCAATATGTTGATAAAATAACAGTTCTTGCCAACATAATTGATGATAAAAAAGAATTTTTAAAAATAAAAGACTTGACAAATAAGCTAGAATCTGATATAGATAATTACAAAGCCTCTTATTTAGATAATGAAAAGATTAAAAAATATTGCCTTGATTTAAAAGAAAATGAAGACAATGTTACTTCAGTTAAAGAATGGCTAGGGGTAAAAACATTGTATACCTCTAGCATTCAATATAAAGCCCGCTACGACGAATTAGAGGTAAAACAAGCTACCCTACTAGCTTATATTGAAAAAGCCCTTACAATTGATTCTAGGGCCATAGAATTGGATAATAAAGTAACGGAGTTGAAAAGAAAGAAAGAACAGTATATGAAAAAGTTCGGCATTTGCCCATTTTGTGGCAGAGGTGATGGCGATGAAAGCAAATTATGATAACCTTCTTCTCAAACTAAAAACAATTCCAGTTCTGTGCGGTCGTTGCTATAACTATGTAGATAAAGTCTATCAAGCAACTTGTGAAGAAAAGCCAGAAGAATTTGACAATTTTATTCACGGCACATATTATTGTCCCGATTGTGGGGCAATGGTAGTTGCTGGTCTTCCTCATCCAGACGTATGTGAAAAGTGTTTAAATGAGAAAAAGGATTAAGTGTTGGGGTTAAATATGCATGAAAAATGTATAAAGTGTAAATATAGAGAACATTATGTGAGTAATTCAAACCAAGATCATATCAATTTGTGTATAGTTTTACCATATGAAGAAGATGAGGAAATAACGACTTGGCTTGATGTTGAAGATTTTGATTCATCAGATTGTTGTTATTTCAAAGAGGTTAGGAATATTGAGTAAGACTAAACTAAAATCAATTGATATTGAAATAGCAGTCGCGGCTTATTTAAATTTCAGGCATAATTTAATTGTGCCTAATGTGTGTTGGGGCATTCATATTCATGAATGTGATTTGCTTGTCATTACTAAAGCTGGTTACGCATGGGAAGTTGAAATTAAAGTTAGTAAAGCCGATTTAATAAAAGACACAGATAAGAGGCATGGGCATAAAGACAATCGAATTAAAGACCTTTATTTTGCCATGCCTGAAGAAATGAAAGATTGCATAGACCATGTTCCAGAACGAGCGGGTATTATTTTAGTTAAAAACAATTTGAGATGCCAGACCATTAAAAAGCCTATTTCAAATCGAAATGCAGTCCCATTTAGTGATAGAGAAAAATATAAAGTTGCGAGACTGGGTGCGTTACGTATTTGGGGACTGAAAAGAAAAATTATTAAGAAAGATAAAGAGGATTAGATGAAGATGTTATGTTTTGGTGATATTCATGCCAGATCAAATAACCCCAGATATAGGGTTGATGAATATTGGCAAACTTTATTGAATAAAATAGAATTTGGGCTAAATCTTGGGCTTGCTAATAATTGTGAATATGTTGCCATGCCTGGAGATATCTTTGAAACACATAGAGTTTCAAATGCTGTTATTAGCAAAATGATAGATACAATGCTTAAATATGGATATTTAAACATGACTTTTTTAGGCGTAGTTGGCAATCATGACGCACCATTTCATAATTTGAAATTGGAAAATTGTCCACTAAATGTTTTACAATCAGCACAAGTATTGGAAATTTTAGATAAAAACCCATATAACGACGATACTGCAAGTGATGGCAAGATTAATTTTTACGGTGCAAGTTGGGGTCAAACAATTCCTGAAATTAAAGATAAAGCAGCTTTTAATATTTTATTAATTCATAAAATGATAATTGGTGAAGACAAGATTTGGGAAGGGCAAGAACATTATGTCAGTGCTCGTACATTACTCGCTAAAAATGGATTCGATTTAATTATATCTGGGGATAATCATAATTGTTTTACTTCTGAATATTCAAAAAAAGTTTTACTGAATATGGGGAGTTTGGGTCGTATGACGGCTGGACAATTAGAGCATAAGCCGAAAGTTGCTATTTATGATACTAGCAATAGAACATATGAATTGTTTGAAGTTCCAATTCAACCTTCTTCAGTTGTTTTCAATTTAGATGAGATCAGACATAAAAAACAAATAGCTGAAGAAAATGCTAAAATAAAAGAATATGTTAATTTTCTTAGTAGCAATGAAGAAAAGCAGGATTGGAATTATGTAAAGAATTTAAATAATTTTATGCTCAATAATGACATAAGAGACGAGATTAAAGAAATTGTCTTACAGACATTGGAGGATTGACGTGCCTCTTAGAGATTACTGTTGTAAAAATTGTCAATTTGTGATAGAAGATAAGTTAGTGTTTGCTGAAAACGAAGCGGAAGCTATTTCATGTCCTAATTGCGGAAGCACTGCTTACAAGCTTCCTTCATTTGCTAATTTTGTCATAAAAGGGTATAATGCAAAGAACGGATATTCAAAAACAGAGGCTAATAATGGAAAATAAGTCTTGGTGTGTTTGCACAAATTATAATTGTCAATATGAAGGTGGATATGCGGAACCATATTCATTCTGTCCAGGGTGTGGGAATATTTTAGAGCCAACAAAAATAAGCATTGAAGAAAATGTAGAGGAAGACAATGATTGATTTAAAACAGATTTCAACAGATTTAGAAAAATTAAATAAAGAAATTGTAAGTGCTGAAAAAGAACTTCTACAAGCTGAGGCTCAAAGAGATTTGCTTCAAAAACAAGGTTTAGAATTTGGCGTAAAAAATGTCAAAGAAGCTAAAAAGCAGATACTAGATAATGACAAAGAATTGGCAGATCTAGCTAATGAAATAGAAGAAAAATATAATAACTTAAAGGCTTTGTATGAATGGTAAATTGATTTTAAGGAAAATATGGGACCATATTGCAAGATGTTTGGGGATTGTAGCGGTTATATTTATTATTTCATTTTGGCTAGGGTTCGGATTTTATTTTGGCATAATCTCAGCCTCTAATTTAGATTTCCTTATTTATGGATAATTTTTAATAGTATAAAATATATTAAAACAATGATAAATAAAACAGAATTATCAAATATAAGAACAAAAGTCAATGACTTACTTGCTGATTTAAGGTCTTTAAACTCTTCTTTAAAAAATGAAGAAGAGAAAAAAATTAAGTATGAAAAGTACGGCCTCAGTGCTTTAGAGGCGAGAGCAATAATTCAGAATGTTTCGAAATCAACACAACAATTACTTGAAAAACAATTTAATTCGCTAGTCACACTTGCCATACAATCTGTATTTCAAGACGATAGAGAATTTTCAATTGAATTTGTTGAAAAACGGAACAAGACAGAAGTTGAATGTTTTATAATTAAAGACGGACAAAAAATAGGACTATATGAAGGAGGTGGGGGATTAGTTGATGTAACAGCTATTGGTTGCACAATCGCTTTCTGGAATTTAGAGAGAAAAACAAGACCTATTTTTATTTTAGATGAAAAGTTCAAATTTCTCCATAGCCCGACATTACAGAAAAATTTGAGTCAGGTTTTAAAACTTATATCAGAAAAATTGGGCCTGCAATTTATTTTAATAACCGATCAATCTGATATTGTTGGTGATAAAGAATTCGGCGTTATTAAAGGCGAAATTTATGAAGTAAAGCCAACAGAAATTCAATGTCCTGAATGCGGAATAGCTTGTCTTTACTCTTATGTAAAAGACCAGACAGAAATATTTAGATGTAAGAATTGCGATTATATGGAGTAAAAATGAAAATTTTATGTATTAAAGATGTTATAATGCAGGATGGAGAAATTGCTTTTTATAAAAATAAATCATACTTTACCTCATTCGATCCAGATAAAATAAATTTTAATATTATTGACCATGTTGGGTTGTTTGCGGTTAATAGTGAAATATCCTTAGAACATAATATGACAAGACATTTTTTAAAAGAACATTTTTCATTGGATAAACATGAAGATAAGACAGTTATAGTGGAGTAAAAATGAAAATCGTTATAATCTTAAATGGTTATCCACGTAGTGGTAAAGATAGCTTTGCCAAATTTATAGGCCAGGCTTTGTTAGATAAAGGCGTACAAACCGATATTGTCAGTTCTGTATGTAATGTTAAAGATGCGGCAAAAATTTTGGGTTGGGATGGCGAAAAAACAGAAGTAAATAGAAAAGCTTTGTCTGATTTAAAAGATTTGTCTACAAAATATTGGGAAGGCCCATTCAATTTAATGTCAAATTGTGTCATGAAGATGAAAGAAAATCATTGCTTCGTATTCATGATTAGAGAACCAGAAGAAATTGAAAAATTTGTAGCTAGATTTCCACAATCAGTTTCGGTATTTATGAAAAGAGATGAGGCGAAAATAGATTGTCTTAATCACGCCGATCAAAGCGTAGAAAATTATATTTATGATTATTACATTTACAATAACGAAGATTTAAAAAATTTATCAACTCAAGCACAGTTATTAATAGAAAGGATAATTTATTATGGACAAACTAGATAAGGAAAAATTAGACTTGCTCCAAGCCATGGCAATTTTATTTGAAGAATACGAAGATGTTGCCAGTCATACAATTGATTGCAGTATTAGCTTTGGTGACGATCCTTGTGAAGTACATTACTACAGTCCAGAAGAAGACAAGCCATTTTGCACAAGGTATGAAGAATGAAAATAGAACTAGAAGAAAATCAAGCCGCTTTGATCCTAACCCTTGAAGAAGATGGAGAAAGCTGCAATATGAGAATTGTTTATGACAGAGGCCATGACGATTTTCTACCAATTAATATCCAAATGTTATACGCTGTTGCGGAATTATTTCAAGGCAGTGAACAATTTATGGAAAGTATTCATAAAACAATTGTTGAAATTTTTAAAGAACCCACAACACATTAGGAGCGGTTATGGAAGTAAAGGTTTTAGGTGAATATGGTTATGAATTTGCAAGATATGGATTTTCTCTAAGTTTTAAAGAGAGGTCTATTAAACCAACTGATTGGATGCTTTGCCCTAAAAATTGTCACAAAGAGTGCAGCGATTGTGATATTTTTGAAAGGCAGCAACATTATGATAAAGTTTTAATTAAAAATGCAAATAGAGAAGGGGGCCACAATAAATTTTTAGAACACATATCTGTTTGGCTTGATGTTGAAGCTCCGTTAGAACTATGGAAGCAAATCGACACCTATCGGGTCGGTCCAAGTAAACAGTCAGAGTCAACAATGCATACTTTAGATAAAAGAGATATGGCTGTTGAAGATTTTGATTTAGACGAAAAAGAACTAGAAAAAGAATGTATTTTAGACCCAACTGACATTGGGGACAAAAACCCTAGCTTAAAGCATATTTTAGGTTTATATTTGCAATATCTTAATTTTATGCCGTCAAGAATTAAGTCGAAACTATTACCTCAAGGTTACAAACAAAGGCGTGAAATTGTTTTAAACTACAAAGTATTGCGACATATTATCAACCAAAGAAAGGGACATAAATTACCTGAATGGCAATTTTTTATTAAATCAATTTATGAGCAAATTGAAAGACCAGAACTATTGCCCGAATACCCATATGAAAGATAAATATTATAAAAATATGACATTCTGTGTCTTTGAAGAATGTACGTTCTATCAAGATTGTGGTAGGAGATTAACAGAAAAAGATAAAAAAGATGCCATTGAATGGTTTGGGTCTGACAAAGCCATAATTCAAATTTATCTTGATAAACCATATTGTTTTGAAGGAGAAGATGAAAATATACTGTGATTATGACAGCACTCTTAATACCTTAGCTCAGGCTTGGACAGATTGGGCAAATAGGCTTTATCATACTAATATTACTACAAAAGACATTTTGCACTGGAATTGGATGGGAGAAAGATTCGGAGGAAGTGTTAATGATTTTTGGAAAAATGCCGATATTTATAAGAATGATGTTGTCACCGTACTTCCTGGTTCAATTCCTTTTATAAAAACCTTACAATCTTTATTTGGGAAAGAAAATGTATTTATTGTAACCCATTCATGGCCGGGAACAGAAGTAGAAAAAGACAAACAAATTAGAAGAAAATTTGGTTTTATAAATATTATTCATGAAGCAGATAAATTTAGAGTAACAAATGATGGGATTTTAATTGACGACAGAGCCTGTACAGTAGGCTATCATTGTCAGATAAATAAAATGAGAGGAATTGTATTTAACAATAACAACAATTACGGTTGGTCAACAAAAGAATTTATTGAAGATTTTGAAACAGTACAGACCTTAGTTAGCTTTAAACAAAGCTATGAAGATACTTTCGAATATTTGGTTAAATTATATAAAGATGGTGTTTATTAATATGAAATACATGGGGAGTAAAAGGAGAATTGCAAAACACATATTGCCAATAATTTTAAAAGATAGAAAAGAAGAACAATGGTATGTAGAACCATTTGTCGGTGGTGCAAACATAATTGATAAAGTAGTTGGTAATAGGATTGGAGCAGATTGCAATGGATATTTAATTGCTCTTTTAAAAGAAATGCAAAATGATGAAATGATTTTCCCTTTATTGGGGAAGAAAAATACAAAGAGATCCGGCAGAATAAAGAAAAATATCCAAGTTGGTTAGTAGGATATGTTGGCTTTCAATTATCTTTTGGCGCTAAGTTTTTTGGTGGATATAGAAGAGATAGCAAAAGTGTCAGAAATTATGAAAATGAAGCTATGCAAAATTTAAAAGCACAACAAAATTTAAAAGCACAACAAAATTTAATAAAAGATGTTTTATTTTATTGCAATGATTATAAAAATATTGAAATTCCTAAAAACAGCATAATTTATTGTGACCCCCCATATAAAAATACTACTGGGTATAATAATAAATTTAATCATAATGAGTTTTGGGAATGGTGTGAATTAAAATCAAATGAAGGGCACAAAGTTTTTATATCAGAATATAAGGCCCCAATAAAATTCAAATGTGTTTGGTCAATGCCAGTAAAGACAAAAATTGATGTAAATTCAAAGAAGAATAGCATTGAAAAACTTTTTACAATTTAATACAAGAAAGAAAATATTGTAGATACTGTCAGGAATGGCCTTAACACCGCTTAGGTTAGGCGATTGGTATATTTAGCATACCTGACTATGGAAGGTAATAAAAATGTCTTAAAACGAATTGAGGAGGGCGGGTTGGAATGGATACAAAAATAGATGCGTTTAATCGTACATTTTCAATTTTATGTGTTTGTGTAGTAACTGGATATATGGCTAGCGTTGGTTATGAAGTTTCAGACATTAGCATAATTGTAGAAAAGCTCGCATATTTAGCCGGGGCTTATATCGGCGTAAAAGAAGTTGGAAATATCATTGCCTCAGTAAAGGAGAACAAGCAATGAAAGTATTGCTTTATCAAGGAATTAGTGTTGTATCAAAAATAATCAAATGGCAGACAAGAAGTCAATATAGCCATGCCGCAGTTGAACTAGATGATAGCAGTGTTATTGAATCCTGGCATAAGGGAGTAGAACACGTTAAAGATTATCGAACAAATCATACTAGCGGAACAGTTGTTGATGTTTTTGGGATTAAAGCTCCATCAGAAAACATCGACCTTGCCGAATCTATTTTTCTAAAACAAGTTGGAAGAAAGTATGATTTTCAAGGAGTATTCAATTTTGTAACAAGAGAAGACATTAATGTTGATGAACGCTTGTTTTGTTCTGAATCAGTTATGACTGGGTTTAATGAAGCAGGTATTTATTTGCTGGAAAGGATTAAACCAAATCTCGTTTCCCCACGTGATATTCATATTTCACCCTTGCTTTATTTTATTGAGAAAAGAATTGTATAGAGGTAAGTTATGAGAAAAGAAGAATTAAGTAGAGAAATACTGGCTGATGAGGCATGGAAAATGGAGTTAGGCGATCTTTGTGAAAGAGTTTTGAGATATAGTTATACTCCGGGTATTCATGACGAAATTTTGCTAGAAAGATGTAGAAAGCATGATATTGGAGAAAAACAAAATCATCCTAATGAACGTTCTTGATCCATATTTTATAAAAATTGATGAAACCTTAATTCCTTATCTTGGCGATATGCTAACTGAATTGTGTGAGTGCAAGTTAGAGGTTTGTCTAATCCCATCGCAGAATGACAGCACAAGAGAAGATGGAGGCATGATCAGAGTCTGTATTGGTAAAAATCCGGAGTGGTATAGTAATTTATGTTCTTCATATATTAGAAAATCAAAAAAGATAAAGAAACAAAGAACGATTATTAAAAGAAAAAATGTAATTGAATTGTTAGAACATATGATAAGAAATGGCTACAGCAAAAGTAAATATTGTGATTATTTGGTTAAAATTGCTACAGATAAGAAACAAGTTGAAGACCAGTACACATTAAATCAATTTGAACCATGGAATGATCAATTTTGAGGACAATTATAGCTGGATCAAGATCAATTGAAAGTTATATAGAATTATTAAAAGCTATCTCTAAAATTGATTTTAAAATAACAGTTGTAATAAGTGGTGGAGCACATGGTGCAGACAAATTAGGCGAAAAATATGCAAAAAGACACGGAATTCCATTAGAAATATATGAAGCCAATTGGGATAGATATGGTAAAGGAGCGGGGCATATCAGGAATTCTTTAATGGCTGATAAAGCAGAAGCGTTGATTTGTTTATGGGATGGAAAGAGCAATGGCAGTGCTAATATGATTAAAAAAGCAAGGGTGAATAATTTAATTACTAAAGTTTTTATTAAAGGAATGGAAGGGGAAAAATAAATGACAGTGTGGGTCAATGTTTTGAGAGAAGACAAGAGTTTGCCAATGCCAGAATTTAATTATGAAGGAGACGCAGGTTTTGACTTAAGAAGCGCAGAAGATGTTGTTATTTATCCAAATATGCCGTTACCTGCTAAGATCTCTACTGGAATGAGATTTAGTATCCCTCTAGGATATTGCATGGAAGTTCATTCAAGAAGTGGATTAGCGGCTAAAAATCACTTGTTTGTAACCAATGGCCCTGGCATAATTGATAGTGTCTATACAGGCATTGTTTACGTATTATTAACTAATTTGGGCGAAGATCCTGTTCATATCAAACACGGTCAAAGGATTGCACAAGGCATTATTAAGAAATTGCCAGAAGTTATTTTTAAAGAAGTTGATACTATTAAAGAAACTAAAAGGGGTGATAAAGGATTCGGAAGTAGCGGTATTTAAAATCTGGTATTAACAATTATCTTAGAAAGGCAAGGTATGTACCTTGCCTTGTTTTGTCTTAGGAGGTTTTTTATAAAATGAATGATTTCCAGAAATATATCCATATTTCTAAATACGCTAGATATTTAGATAAAGAAAAAAGAAGAGAGACATGGGAAGAGACAGTCAGTCGATATGTCCAATTCTGGGAAAGAAAATATCCAGAATTAATTATGGGCGATTTTAAAACAGAGATGTTTAATGTCATTTATAATTTAGAATCAATGCCTTCTATGCGAGCATTAATGACATCAGGAAAGGCTTTAGAAAGAGACAATGCCTCTGGATACAATTGTACTGGTTGTGCTATAACAAACCCAAGGGTTTTTGACGAATTGTTTTACTTGCTTATGTGCGGCTGTGGCTGCGGATTTTCAGTCGAAAGACAATATATTGTAAAACTACCTGAAGTGCCAGAAGAATTTTTTAAAAGTGATACTATTATATCAGTAGCAGATTCAAAAATAGGATGGGCATCAGCGTTAAGAGAATTAATAAGTTTGCTTTATGCCGGTAAAATTCCTAAATGGGATTTATCTAAAATAAGGCCCGCTGGAGCAAGATTGAAAACATTTGGTGGAAGAGCAAGTGGTCCTGATCCATTAAATTCATTATTTAATTTTGTTGTAAAAACATTTAAAAATGCTACTGGTCAAAGACTTAACAGTTTAGAATGCCACGACATTATGTGTAAAATTGCAGATACAGTTATTGTCGGTTCAGTAAGAAGGGCGGCGATGATTAGTTTCTCTAATCTATCAGATGATAGAATGAGAAGAGCAAAGAAAGGGGAATTTTGGTTAACTGCTCCTCAAAGATCATTAGCTAATAATTCTACAGCATATACAGAAAAACCAGATCTCGACGCTTTCTCAAAAGAATGGAGAAATCAATACATTTCTAAATCTGGAGAGAGGGGAATCGTAAATAAAATAGCTTTAAAGAAAAAAGCAGAATCTTGTGGAAGGGAATATGAAGGAGATTATATTTTAAATCCTTGCGCTGAAGCTATTTTAAGAGATTCAGGACAAATGTGTAACTTATCAGAAGTTGTTATAAGACCAGAGGATTCATTAGAAGAATTAAAAAGAAAAGTAAAATGGGCGGCAATTTTAGGAACACTCCAGTCAACCTTAACCGATTTCCGTTATTTGAGAAAAATATGGAAAGATAATATAAAAGAAGAAAGATTACTTGGAATTTCATTGACTGGCATTATGGACCATCCAGTAATGAGCGGAGAATGGGATAAATTCGATGATACTGTATGGGATCATTCAAGCTTTTGCGGTACATTTTCACTAAAAGAAGTCTTAGAAATATTAAAACAAACGGCAAGAGAAACGAATGAAATATGGGCAAATAAATTAGAAATAAACAAATCAAAACAATTGTCTTTAATAAAACCTAGCGGAACAGTTTCACAACTCGTTAATTGTTCTTCTGGAATACACCCTCGAATGTTCCCTTATTACATTAGAAGAGTCAGACAAGATAAAAAAGATCCATTGTCTAATCTCATGATTGACCAAGGTGTTCCATTTATAGAAGAACAGGATAAATATATTTTCTCTTTTTATATAAAATCACCAGAAAATGCTATAACTTCTGATAATGTAAATGCTTTAGATCAATTAGTATTATGGAAAATATATCGTAATTATTGGTGTGATGGGAATCCAAGTCAAACAATCTACTATACAGATGACGAATATTTTGCTATAGCTGATTGGATATGGAAAAATTGGGATGAAATAGGAGGTCTTTCATTTTTTCCTAAAAATGATCATTGTTATGAAAATGCACCATACCAACAAATTACACAAAAAGAATATGAAAAGGCTATCTCAACCTTCCCAAAAATTGACTGGACTCAATTAATAAATTATGAAAAGGAAGATTTAACAACCTCTAATCAAGAGTTCGCATGTAGTGGAGGAAGTTGCGAAATTTAGTCCTTGCATTTATTTTGAAAACGTGGTATAAAGATAGTTATGGAAACAAAAGTTAAAGAGTTGGTATAGAAATTAGACATCTATTAACAGCAAGAGGACAGAAATGGCTGAGATTAAAATTGTTATTGATGAGAAAAAACTAAAGGAGCTTATTTCAGATCATCTTTACGATCTGTTTGGAAGCCTTACTTTTACTGAAGAAGAAATTAGTATAATGGTAAAATCTAAACAGAATTATAAAAGTGAGTGGGAGAAAGCAGATTTTAAAGCAGAAATAAATAAAAGTTTTTAACCATGACAAATCAAGAAATAACAATTTTAACCTCAGTTAAAACAATCTTAGAATACTTGGATTCAAAATATGGTTTTAAACTAAACTCAGTAAGGTTTCACAAACTCATTAAATCACAAGGATTCCCCGTAACTAAAATTGGAATCAAGTATGCGGCAAGAACTGATTTTATTGACAAGTGGATTGACGATTTATTTAACAATAAAATTATTGAAAATATTAGAAATAGATATGATTTAGTTAGAAAACCTGAAAGAAAAGGACCAAGTAAATTTATTGATAAGGTAAAATACAGATACCCTAAAAAGAGAGGTAGAAAAAAAACCTGGAAAGAAGAAATAGATACTAAAAGTTGGGAATTTTTTCTTAAGAAAATAGATTTGGTATTGCCATGGTATGATAATAAAAACCGAAACATGATTTATTCAAGTGCTAAGAAGCTGATCTTAAATAAATGTTCAGTTACACTTATTGTGAATGTTATAGAGCAATGTATGTGGGCTTCGTATCGTGAAGCCCTTCATGCATATCAAAAAGAAGGCACACCTTTTCTTAATTTTAGAGAAAGAAAGAAATTTGGGAGCTGGAAAGAAAAAGTAAGGGGGAAATTAACAATTGGAGATAACGTCTCAATTAATAAAGAAGATAAACCAATTAAAGAATGACAATTACGTTCCTTTAAAATTACAGTTTAATGAAAGTACGTATATTAAAATTTTAGAGGAATGTAATTTTATAAAGAAAGAAAACGGAGAATATATTTGGTATTCTCCTAAATTAGTAGAAACGAGTTCTAACACACCTGGGGTCAATACATTTTTTGGCCTGCCATTTGTCATTGAAGACGAAGGTTTCGATTGGGCTATAGTTTCAGAGGAGAAAAGTAATGGATGAAATAGATAAGTTGGGTATGAAAGCAAATCTAGTTAATGAAATTTGCGGATTAAATCACGGCCATTGGGATTGTCCAGATCCACAAGCAGTTGATTATATTGTAGCACCATTTGGATATAAAGTCGGAGACATAGAATACATGCAAACACAAGAATTTGCTATTCCTGTTTGTAAGTGCTGTGCAGAAACATTATATAGCAATGACAAGGAGTGGATTCTGTACTATTGTATAAATTGTAATAGCTCGCAATGGATAATTAGACAATTGATGGGCATTAACAGCCAAAGACCAATGGTTGAATGGCTTGACGAATGCCCCAAATGTAAGGCTCAGACTTTATAAAATCTTACATTATCAATCTGTTTGACGAAACTTGTTTTGGTCGCCCATTTAGGTGCGCTAATGCTAATATCGTAATAACTATTAGCATTAGCGACTTCGGTTATATCTTTTCCAAACCAAGCCTTAGCTTTTACTCTATTCAAAATAACAGCAGCAATTCCTGTCTTAACTTCTTTACTTGCGCCTCTAGCTTCTCTCCAAATCATTAAAGCTAAAAATACAGTATCGGCTATTTTTAATAATTCCATTTCTCACATTTGGCAATTTATACAAACGCAACCACAATAAATACATTTTTCTTTATTGCTGCCATTCTCAATTTCAAAAACCATACCACAATTTTTGCAAATATAAATTATCATTTTCTCCCATTTTCTCTCAATATAGAATCCATCATATCTGTTTCTAAACTTTTAATTCTAGCCGCATTATTTTTTATATCTGCTTCTGCCTTAACAATCGTCAAGTTTTCCATTGATATTGAATTACTCAAAACACCAAAACCAGTTTCCATTTTGTCAACTCTTTTAATTATATATCCCTGCATACCTACCATTATCACTACTGCGATTCCAATTACCCATTGAGTCACAGTAAAGCGTGTACAGGTTTCGACATTACAGCTTTTCACCATAGTCATTCTCCTTATATTCTATAAGAGACAAAGCTTCATATAAATAACATCTTTCCAAAACAAGATTTATCTCTTTTTTATTTTCAACTATAAAATCATTATCCATAATTAATTCATATATTATCTGTTTTTAAATACCCTCTGCCATAAATTGTACAATTACCACAACTGACACATCTTTTTTTGTCTTTTGTGAATTTATACATTTACAATCCTTGGTTAAATTATCACCACTCAGCAGCATAAATTGGGACATAGCCAAGTAAAACTCCACTTGAGTTATAAATAGGCCAGGCTTTAGATGTTGCTCCTGATGGTGTGTTGGCATTACTAGTGGTATTCCCTACTCCCAATCCATCACCAGCTCCAAGAGACAAAACATTAGCCGCTGTACGACTCAGAGTTACATCTACTGCTGTCGCTCCACCAGCACCAAAAGACATAACTCCATCGCCAGTTAAATTAAATGTAGGTTGAGCATCTAAAGTTCCACCAGTAGATTGATGAACTCGAAGAACAATATTTGCCCCACCTCGGACTACTTGGATATAATCATTGTCCACAATTCTAATATAATTATCTTCATCAGCCATCCAGCCATTGTAATTATCAAAAAATTCAAAGATTGTAGTTGTTGAGTTATTAGTAATATTAGATGCTGTAACTGGACGAAAATCATTTGACATTTGACCACTTGTTATATATGTATAATAAGCAGTCGCGGCTATTGTTCCACCTTTAAGACCTCCGTCTTTACATCTTAAAAACTCCACATTGATACAATTAGAAAGATCAAACGCTGGGATGCCTGCTTCAGTAGCAAATGAACTACGATCAAATAGAATACCTCTAGGAATTTCCCCACCTTCATTAGAAATTTTTAAACCTACTGCTCCGGCATCAGGAGATGGGTAGCCTATGCTTTCAATATGATGACGGACAAAGCTATAACGTCCACCTGCAGCAACATGAATCCCATGTAAACTATTAGCTTCGGTCACAACATCTATAAGCGTAACACCAAACGGACCACTGTTAACATCAGCTAAAGCTTCAGTTAAATTACCATCGAAATGGATGCCTACCTTCCCACCCCAATAAGCACCACCTTTAAAATTCATAGTAGTGCCATCAGCAACGTATGCCTGGTACTCTGTGTTGTCCCAACTATTCACGTTGTCTATTGAAGTTTCAAGACATCTTATCAGATAAAGGCCTGCATTAGTAAATCCAGTAACTTTAAGCTCTTTAATGGTCATACTCTGTGCAACACCGTAAAGAGCCAGCCCATTAGTCCCTGTCCCACCTCCATCAAGATACAAATTAGTAAACTCAAGTCCCCTGGTCCAGTTAGCAGGATGCTGAACCTGAGAGTAGGTATTAAATATCGGAACAGCCGCAGTTGATACTAATTTCCCATTTCTGAAGATCCAATCTAGTCTAGGAGTAGAACCTGCTCCTGGGTCTGGTAAAGTGAGAACTGTCCCTATTCCATATCCCAACACACCACTTGCAGAAAAATCAAATATCCGATTAGTTGAAGTTCCAACTGAATCAATCATAGACTGAAGTTCTGTACTAACATCTGTGCCATCACCAATACCAACCCACCATCCAGCATATAAAACAGTATCGGGATAACCAGAAAAATCAGTCACTAAATTTGCCCCAATCCAATACTGCCCAGGAGAAGCAACAACCCCACCAGTTATAACTAATGTCTCGGTTCCGCCTCCAGCAGTACCATCAAAATAACCGCCTTCAGAAAGATTTAATATCCCATTAACTGTTAATGTAACCCCATCTGCTAAAGTAGTTATACAACCCTTAACACCTCGTAAAGTCAGTGTTGTAGGGGAAGCCAGATCAGCACTAACTGTATTATCTACATCAAGGGCTAAAATAGTTTCTGTTGCGCCGATATCGGTTAAAGCAGCGCTTAAACTGCCTGCATAATCAGCATATAAATATTTTATCCCTTCTTCTCCAACATTATGCAAATCCCACCATAAATTTCCGGGATTAGAATCGGGAATAATAACCCATGGGGAATTTTCAACAGCTCCAACACTCTCTTTCAACAAATATTGTCTAGCTCTACCAGCAACATATGTTAAAGCGACATCGCCTGCCGCTAAACTAGCGCCGTCAATAGCGTCTAAATTACCTGTTCCCCCAGACCAGGCACCTCCACCAATTAACCCCGTTGTTTTATAAAAAGTAGCCATTAATTACCCCCTAAGTCATTTTGAACGTTAGTTATGACCTTATTTTTCATTTCATTAATTTGTGTTTTTAAAACCTGAATTTCTTCATTGGCAAGTCTTAAATTTATTGTCAATTCCCCTACGATTTGAAGAATTTTATTTAATTTATCTTGGTCCATATCTTCTCCCCATTAAGCTGTTGCTGCAACTAAAACATAAATTGTTGAACCACCAAAATCAACTTCAACTGTCCCTACCGGAGTCGTATTAGATCCTGTAGTTCCGGCACTATGCATAACGTCTTGAGTTAAAACCTGAAGAGTTGTTAGCCCAGAAATAGAACCACCTGTTATACTAACATTGTCAGAAGCTTGTGTAGAAATACTACCAATACCTAAAGTTGATCTTGCCGCAATATTATTCGCATCATCTAATAAAGTTCGCGCAAAGGGAGTTATATCTGTTTCTGCCGCTGTATTTGCAGCAGTTGTATATACCATCTTATCGGCAGCAGTCCCCAACCCTGCAATACTTGTTAAAAACACATCGTAAGCTTGAATATCGACTCCAATTTCTAAATCAATAGAAGCTAGAAAAGTAGCTGTATCTTCAATCGTTAATACCTCACCTGTTGGGACAGTAATACTCCCTTCAAAATATGGAGCTGTCCCATCAGTATAAATTTGGAAGACAACGCCGAGTACAGAGTCATAACCTATTAACCCACTTGGGCTAATTTGAACATAATTACTTCCAGTATATGATTTTATTCTTTGATTTGCAGAATCTATTTCAACTCCATCAACAGATAACATTGTTGATGTCAGAGTGAAGCCACCAATAGTTCCACCACTAGCATAAATAGACTCACAATAATTATTTCCACTCTCATCAATTCTAAAAGGAGCTGTTGAAGGCGTAGCTCCACCCGCCCAAATTCTCCAATCCGTAGCCCCAGTTACTTCACTATTTAAACCAACTAAACCATTACTAGCGGTAAGACTATATTGATTTGCAGTAAACCCACATAATTTATTCACTCCTGATCCGTCTAATCTTAATATAGAAACAGCATTTGAATCTAAAATTTCAAGGCCATAGTCATTTGTCCCCAAATCTCCTATTTTTAATCTAGTTGTCCCATTTTCAACAAATTTTTGAATAGGCTCATTAGGATCAAAATAAATATAATTTACCCCTGCTCCAATTCTAAAAACACCCTTAACTGTATTTTGAGTATTGCCAGTACTAGTTGTTGAATCTGGCCCAGAGATCATAGGTGAATAAACTTGAGCAGAACTGGTATCATCTAAAACTGTTAAAGTAGTAACAGATAGGTCTGCAAAATCATCTAAAGCTTCTTTAAACTGAATACAATTTATACTTATTCCACTAGCTCTGGTAAAAGAAATAGAATCAATCAAAGCCGTATATGTTCCACCATATTTAGCAGAACTAATTGTTATAGCATCATCAGGATTTAAACCAAGTAATTTATATTTCCCAGAAAAAGAAATATTAGCTTTTTGTAATAAACGGCGTTGATAATACAAAATTCCAATTTTTTGCGCTACATCTGAATTTTGTATAAATGGGATATTTAGGTTTGATGTAGATATATCATCAGTGCTTGTTTTTGCAGGAACCAAAACTTTAATAAATTTGTCTTGAGCTTCATTGGTTTGTTGAAATGAAATATATCCAGAATCAGATTGAGTTTGTGTGACAAGGTTATAATTAAAGGAACCCATTCCAACAGTATTGGGGTTAATTACAATAGCTTCATCAATTGTTTTTTGGCTAGCTTTAATTAAAGGTTGTAGTTCTATTTTATCATTAACAATTAAAGTAGAATGACAACAATTTAACAATTCGCCCAAAACTTCTGCTTTTGGCCTTTTATAATAATAGGCATAATTAAATAAAATGCCTTGACTGTCATATGTTGCTTTTGATGTAATAAAACTATCACCTATATCAATACTAGGTACGCCCATATCAAGCAAAACGAACTTAATTGCATCTGCTGGATTATGAATATTAGTTGTATTGGACTTATCAAATTGACATGGGATATCAAGGAAAGTATCTCCCTGCATCCACAATCCATTAGCATCAGCGTCTCCATCTCCATTGCTATCTGCAATTATGGCTTGAAAAACAGAATAATTTGTTGAATTCAGGGTTTTAGAAGTTTTGCCAAATGTATAAGAACTAGCATCCCATTCAGACTTAGCATTCCCCCATGCTCGTGGAGATCTGACTTTATGGATATTATAGTCATATCCTGCCTCTCCGAGCAAATAATACCTTTGGTTCGTTATATAAATTGAACGCAAAGGTATATAAGCTTTCCCAATAGGTACTGGTACACAAATATTATCATCGTTCACATCAGAACTAATACTTAATTCTTTAACTAATTTAGTATTTGGGTAATCACCACGTAAATATTTTTGTAACCAATCCTCGCAGGTAAACTTTATTTGATTATATACTTCTTCAGATCTTCTAATATTAAATTTAAAAAAACGAATAATTGCATCATCAGTACCGTTGCCAACGATTAACCTTATCAAAAGTGTGGCATCAATAAAATCAGCAGCAGTTAAAGACGCACTTGCATTGCCAACAGAAAAAGACATTTCACTAGGCGCAATTATACCATATTCTGACCTAGACCGATTTAAAGTTACGCCACTAAATGTTTCTGGTACAATTTTAAACGCATAAACGTCTGTATTAGCCCAAAAGTCAATGCCAGCAGCCCATGATATGCCAGAAGCCCAAACACCGCTTAGAGAAGCGTTTAGGGTCGTTAAATCACTATCTGCTTTGGTACTCCACAAATACTTAACATTTGCAGCAGTAGTTATTTCAAACAACCAGTCAATGGTTTTATAATTTGAATCAACTAAAGCTTGTTTTGTTGTATTAAAAGTTATTGACATTTTAATCAGCGATCCTACCAACTACTTTTAGTCTTACATCAGGAATTGTATGAAGTCCAGGAACAGAAATGCTCCTATTAAGCTTGCCCGCAAACCTTACAACATATGTATGACCTCCAGCATCGGCAGGGGCAGTCCATTTAAATGTCCTTGACATACCATTTCCTTTAGCTGCGTCATGATAAAAATCAATTATTGTACCGGCATCACTAGAATCTTTATTGTTCCATCTCAGAGTAATAAAAAATATTGACGTATTGGATAAAGCTATTCTTTCTTCACTTCCGTCATCACCTGTTAATATCACCGCCGATTTTTCCCCTTCTTCAACAATGACATCGCTTGGGCTAACACTTAGTGTTGTAGTTGAGTAATCTGGGGTAACAGTACTTAAATAGTCATAAAGCTCTTGATTCGCCATTATACACTCCCAATAGCACTAATTAATTCTACATCTCCACTTCTAATAGCAGAAACAACAAGATCAGAAATAGTCTTATCCCCTATTTTAATAGTCAAGTTAATTCCACCTTCTCCAGGGATTAAATATGGTTCAATAGCTTTTAAAATACCTGCTCCAATTTTTTCACCATCAACTAAAACATCGGAAGTGCTGACAACAAGATTTCTTAAAGTTCCACTTGGTCCAAATAATTCATTATACAAATCTTTATAATCGGTTTCATCACCAGTAAAATTCTTTAAAAATGGCAGATATTGTGAAGATACAAAATCCATCAATGAATTTGTTGCATCCGTATCCCCAGATCTTGATAAGCCCAATAATTCATTATACCTATTCTGATATTGTTCAACGCTTTGAACAGGAGCGAGGTCACTAAATTGAATATTGTTCACAAAATCAAGATAATCCTTTACAAGCTGAATCATCGGATTTACATCAAGAGATTGAGACGTTGCTTTAATTTGATCTACTTGGACTTTATATGCTTGATTTAGAACTCCAAGATTCATGCCCAAACTATTAGCTAAAGCAGTTTGTTCTTCATACCACTTATTCAATTGCTTGAGTTGGTATTCAGCATCAGTCATGGTATTTTTGTCAATTATGTCCTGCCAACTTGCTTGCAATTCTTTAATTTGTGTAATATAATCAAAAATCGCCTGAATTCCACTCATAGCTATATCAATATTTTCCAAAGCCTTTGTAAGACCTGCTTCGTCAGATATTTTCCCTATTTTCATTATATCCAATGCATCTGTCAAAGCGGCTTGAATTTTGTTTTTAGCAATATTAGAAAAAACAGAAAGATCTAATTCATTAAAATCACTTTGTAATGCTTTTCTCATAATGCCAACACTACCAGAAATTAAGGGAGTGATAACACCAGAAGTAAATGCTTTTACAACATTAGCAACAGTTGCCTGTGCCTCACCAGCGTCTTCAGCCTGATAATATTGACCAATGGTAATTGCGCTAGATTTTGGCTTGTTGCCAACAATAGTACTACCAGAAGTAAAAGAGCTTTCTCGACTTCCAACGGCAACGGCACTAAAATTCTTTAAAAATGTTTCATATTGATTAGAAGCGGCTTTGCCGAACATTGAAATCTGACTAGAAAACATTGATGTTAGCTGATTCAAAGCAGAAGATAAAGAGCCTGTCAATGCATCAGCCGCTGGCGCAAAACTAGCACTGCCTCCTTTTCTATCATATGGAGTATTTTTACCTGTTTGGACAAATCCTTGACCAGATTTATAATCTAATGTATAATTACTATACATATAAGCGCGTTCTTTATTATTCCCAAATAAAGAGCCAACCCCCAAAGCACCTAACATTCCACCAAGAATTGCCCCGATACCAGCACCCCATGGACCAAAATAAGCTCCAACTTGTGCGCCTGCATATGCACCAGCGCCAGCGCCAGCGCCCTCAGCAGCAGATTGTCCAAAATCTTTACCATTTAATAAGCCCGCAATAAAAGTAGTGATACCAGCAGTCCAACCACCAAAGGCGGCACTTGACATGTTGGAAACACCAAATGCGGCAGAATCAAGGGCATTACCAAACATATTAGTTGAGGTAGTTAGGGAGTTTACAGACGATGCCATATTGGTAAGGCCCCAAGAAACACTACTTTGCAGTGCAGCCGACGATGCTGCATAAGAACCAGGATTTAAGACCTCATTCCCTAAAGACAATGCTCCAGGTAGATATGAACCATTAGAAGCCATAGCCGCAGAAGAAACGCCAGCCGCACCACCTAATGAACTTAAAGAGCTGCTTAAACTGCCGCTACTCCCACTCACCTGCATTTGAGTCTGACCCCAAAGCCAAGCACTCACCATTTCAGCAACAGCTTTTTTAAACAAATCATTTAAAGAATCAATATCAAATTTCCAATCATATAACCACTGAGCAGTTAGATCTTGTAGATTGTCATACATGTTCTCCCAAATTCTTTCTACCTTTTTTCTAAATTCATCATGTTCATATTCTAATTGCTTTATACCATTATTTTTAGCATCTAATAACGCTTCTTTATATTCTTTTGCCTTTTCAGTTGGGAAAACAGGTTGTTCTCCTTGTGCAATAAGTTTCTCATTTGCAGCTATTACGCCATTTAAAACCTCTATCATTTTCTCATATTCTATATTAAGAGAATGAAGGCCCTTTTGTAATGGAGTTAAATTCCCACTTTCATTATATTTATTAACAAATTCATCAAGCTTATCAGTTAATTTGCTAATATCTCCTTTAAGAATTTGAGCGTTTAAATCTTTAATTGTTTGCTCAAGTTTTTTGCCTTCGGGACTCGCTTTTTTTAAATATTCAGCCAGCAACTCCAAATTTTTATTATATTTTTGTAAAGCGCTGTCTCCTTTATCAAAAGCAGATGCTTGTGATTCCAGTCTATTTTGTAAAGTTTCTAAAGAAGAGTCTGCCTTCATAGCAGCTTTATTTTTATCAAACTCTATAGATGCAGCCATAAGATCAGCAGATAAATTCTTAGCGGCATTACCAGCTTTCTCAATTCTTAATCTCCATTCATCAGTAACTAATAAAGCCGCCATCTCAGAAGCTTTAGATTCATCCAAGGCCGAATCTTTTACTTTAATTTTATCAATTAATTGCTGAAGGTCGTTGATTGTTTTCTCATTATCAATACCTTTAGACGTAGCCATAATCATATCTACATATTTTTGGCTATTTTCCCCCGCCATAGCAATCGTTGCTTGCCATTCTTTACTAGCTAAAGTCGCGGCCATTTCAGACTCTTTAGATTTGTCCAAAGCCGCAGTTTTAATATTTAACGAATCAGCTAATTGCTGAAGCTTTTTTTGAGCAGTTAGAGAATCAATAGAACCGGCTGTTTTATTCACCTCTGCCGTAAGCTTCTCTAGTTCATTTCTTGCATTATATCCACCATCTTTTAAGCTATTTAAATCTTCTGCGAACTGTCCGGTAATCATTTTTGCATTAGCTTCAGCAGCAGCAGAATTGTTAGTTGATTCTTTTAGTTCTTCAAGTTTTGTTTTTAAAGAGGATAAATATTCTTTTACTTTCGTAGTTTTTTCAGAAATATCCGATGGGGATAGTGTGCCCTCAATTGCGGGGATTATTTCAGAGCTTATGGTACTACTTGTTTCTGTTTTACCATAGATAATTTGGTCTGACTTTTGTTTCCTCACTTCCATTTCAGCTTGCAATTGCAATGCTTTTTCAGCTTCTTTATTAGTCAATCCTAATTTATCAGCCAATTGGCTAAATTTATCTACTAAAGTACCTAAAAAACCCCAAGCCTGAAGGCCGGAAAAATAATAAACAAATTTCCCGCCTAATTCAACAAGGTATAGCATCCCGCTTATTAATTTACTTATTCCCTTACTTGTCATTGTTAATGAGCCATCTGCATTCATTAACAATGCGTTCCACTTTTCAGCTAAAGAAATAAGATTCTCATAAGTCCGCTTAAACCCGTCTCTTAAAATCCTATTGTGAATAGTCTCCATAGTAGAACCGATTACAGCCCAGTTGTGCTGTAAATCTTTACTTGCAGGGCCAAAACCAACAAGTAAAGCGCCTACCTTTTCTATTAACACACCTTGTTGTCGCCACGTAACAAGGTGAGATTTTATTTCAGGGTCAATTGACTGAAGGGTTTTGACTAAAATATTAGAATCTCTCAACTGGCCCTGAACCAAAGACCTGATCTCTTGTCTCATTTGGATTTCTTGGTTCTGGCCTTGGGTCAAGAGTTTTAAAGCATTTGCTATATTGGTGAATCCGTCCAATGTGCCTTGATTAGCAGTATCTATCTTTACAGAACCTTTAATAAATTGTTCTGCCATAATAGTTAAATCTCTGCCACTTGCAACAGTCCTAGCATCTAAAATTTCCATTGTTTGGACTAATTTTGTCGCTTCTTGCTTTGCCCCTGCATAAATTTCACCTACATTGCTTAAATTAATATTTCTGTCAAATGTAGTTAAAAATGCTGCCATGCTAGCAATACTTACTTGGTAATCTTCGACAGCTTTTAGACCTTTAACAAACTCATCTCTAACAGCCCTCAGAATAGCGTACATTGCAGCAATAGCACCGGTAGCAATAGCAAAGCCGGGGGCTGCTAACAAAACTTGTTTTGAAATAGCAACAGTATTTTGAAGATATGATTTTTGAGGCCCAAGACTGGCATTATATTCTTTTCTTGCCTGTTCAATCCCTCTGGTAAGTTGATTATATTGATTTTTATCTTGAGAAGCAGAGGCTTTTTGGGCGAACCTTTCCTGAGCATCATACATTTGCTGCCAGCTCTTCATTTGAGAAGTAGCTGCTCTTTGCACTGTTTGGGAATATTGATATTGAGCCTTAGCATCAGCCGCATAATAATCTTGAGACAATCTTTGTCTTTGCGTAAAAGCGGCCTTTTCTTCTTTTAATTGCTGTTGGTTTAAGGCTGTTTTTGATTTTAAAGAAGAAGAATCAAGCTGTTCCTGAAGTTTTAGCTGTTGCTGATTTAAAGCTGTTTTTGATTTTAGAATAGACGCATCGATTTGCTGAATTTCTTTTAACTGTTGTTGATTTAAAGCAGTCCTAGCTCTTAAAGTATCAGACATAGATTGTCTGATATATTTTTCATAATTCAAATTGCCTTGCATAATAGCAGCACTAGCTTTATCATTTGTTCTAATAGATTCAGCAACTGCTTTTTTTGTAGCCCTGTCTTTTTCAGCTATAAATTTATTATATTCTTCTAATTGACTGCTAGTAGATTTTTTAGCAGAAGCAATATTAATACTTTCAATTTCTCGGGCAGACCTCTCCACCTCTGCTTTTTGTTTTAACAAAGCGTCTTTAAATTGAGAAATATCAAGCTTTAATTGAATAAATATTTCGCCAAGTCGCATATTATACCAAACAATTAAAAGAATTCATAAATAATACCCCTAAAATAGAAAATGGCTAGGAAATAACCATTAAATTATTTCCTAGCCATTTCTTGGATTTGCCTCTTCTATCTTTTTAATATGATTGAAAATTTTCAAAACTTTTTCAAACGTTTTGACTCTATCCCCAACCTTCAATTCATCAATTAATTTCCAAATAGGCTCATGTTTTAATGCGACCGATTTTATGCCACCAAACCCACCAACCCAAATCCTTTGATCGCTTACTAAATTCCAAATCCTTATTGCGTCACCGTTAGATAACCAAAGACTCGGCATACATTCAGCACACGGAGGGTCTTGAAATTGGTGTATTGCAAGTTTTTTACAAGTCTTGCAATCAAATTTCTTAGTGGCTAACCTCTCCGCATACTCAATTAGTTTTTTACTTCTTCATCCTCAACCAAGTCCAGTTCCTTCTGTAGCTCGCCCAGACACTTATTAGCCCATTTAGCAAACACAGGACTGCCATAAAATAATTTGAGTTTATTTTCATCTGTACAAGGTATTGACTCCCCATTTTTTTGCATCAATGTCCACGTCTCAATTTGATAGCAGATAATGGCATCATTAAACTTCATCATGATATCATCATTACCATCAACATCAATTACACTGTCCATTCTTCTTGTAAGAGTGTTGGGAATATATTTCTGTTTTGACTTAAGACCTAATTTTTTTCTAATTTCTTGCATTTTTTCATCAGGAATAAGCCTGAAATTAACACTCTCAGTTTTATTTTCATCCCAATAAAATTCCCGTGATGGGTTCAAACATTCCAAATCCCACATAAATTTTTCTCTCCCTTTTTATGTTTCTCTTTATGGCACTTCTTACAGAATGTTTGCCCATTGCCAACATTCCAAAGTTCACCACAATTTTCAGCTTCTTCTATTGTCTTAATCTCGTTTTCTTTTATTATCTTAGCAAATTCTTTAATATGATGAGCGTTTAGATCACCGTTACCTCTAATAAGACACTTTTCACATGTAAAATCATCTCTGATAAAAACAAGATTTCTCCATTCTTTATATTTATCGAGCTTTCTTATTCTTTTTACTAAACTAGTAATTCCACCTTTCCAATTAGGATTTTTATCTCCATTCTTTTGCTTCACTAATTTACTTATTTTTAATTTATGTTCTTCAGTAAATTTTTTACCTAAATGAGAATCACTTATTTTCTTTTTACTTTCTTCTGTATGAGTCTTACCTAATAAAGAATTGCTAATTTTATTTTTGTCTCTTCGGTATGATGTTTCCCATAAAAGGGATTTCCTTCACCTACAAGACTAATTTTCAAAGCAACACTTATCTTTTTATTATGGATCTCTGGCCTATTTTTATTATAGTGCCCAGAGATATATTTATTCCAAACTAATTTCCATCTATCAAAGGAAACATGTTCTCCACAACCACAAGAATATAATGGAGACATTTTATTTTTTAAATTATCCAAATGTCCTTTTATAAACTTATGCCTTTTATTTGTTACAATTTCACCACAACCACACAAGCAAAATCTAATATCACCCATTTTTAATATCTCTGTAATATCACTGATTATAAAATAATAGGCAACAAGTTCAGAATACTTGCTTTCGGTTGGCCAACCTAGCCCATTACAATCAAATTATACCAACGTCATAAAACCAGAAACTTTGCAAGAAAATGAAGCAGTAACTAACTGTGATTTATCAGCATCTACGTTCCATTCCGTAATCCAGACATAGGATAACGGGTTAGTAGTTGATGGAGTATAATAACTGTTATCGTCTATATAGAAACGGATATCACTTACACTCGTGTTACTAGCATTGTAATTTCGTAATGAGGTCTGACCGTTAGCATCAGTACCGTCAAACAATCCGTTAAAACTAATAGTCCCACCATCACGTAAACCCGGACGAAATTGTTTCCATTCATCTCCAAATGCTGAAGTTTCCAACAGATCTGTGGTGACGCCTGACATTGACCACGTTCCCATTAAAGAAATACTATTTGATCCTAAAGTTACTTTACCATCAGCACCTCTATAAGATGTCGCCATATTTTAACCCTCCATATTTTGCAATTTCTTCACATGTTTATATAAAGCATATGTTGACCAATTTATTTCTAAAGTTGACAAATGCCCTATATCTATAGTCGTATCACAAAAAATACGATACCCATTCTGTTTCAATTTATAACAAAAACCAATATCTTCTCCAACAAGACTTCCTTTTTCATCTCTACCAAATTCAAACCAAGGAGGGTCTATCTTCAAAAAGACCTCAGTATTATACAATACGCAACCACATCCAGTAGCATCAATTTCGAGCAACTCTTTTCTTTCTCTCGAATCTAAAATATCCTCATCTGAAACATGGACATACATACTTGGAATCCCGCGATATAAAATACAATCAAATCCCGGATACCTACGATGAACTATAGAAGAAGTTACATCTTTATTATGAGATAAAAGTTTTTCAATCGTATCTACAGGGAATACCTGATCACTGTCCATCATCAATAAATGAGTACAACCATTTTCTAAAGCTCTTTCAACTAGCTGATTTCTAACATCAGCAATATTCATTCCACTATATTGAGGCCTTAGATATAAAAAACTCGGCTTTCGCATCATTACAAAACTATCAAGAAACGCTGCTGGGACCGTTGGGTCTACTAATGGAATTCCTATAGCAAGTTTAATTTTTTCCATAATTTCTCCCGAATTATAGGTTATTCAAAAACTCTTCAATTTCTTTATCTGTTTTATTTTGTTTCTTCAAAAGATAAAGACACTTATTTCTTTTTAATAGTTTATCAACATTTAAGCTTTTAACTGTTGATTCATGTGCTTGATGTAAAGTCAGTAGATCATCTCTTAAGATAAATCCTATCCCACTTTTTTCTACATCGTCCCTAAAGGCATCATCATCATAAGCATAGCCCTTACTAAATCTTTCATCAAATCCACCCATCTTTAAATAATTTTCTTTTGATAAACAACTACAAAAATGATATCTCGCATTCCTAAATTTTGTATGTTGATACCAAGAATGATGTTCGTATTTAAAACTATCAAAGGAATCAGAGAATAATTTAAATTTGTGGATATTCTCACAACCGCATACTATATAAGAATTTGGTTGATTGTCAAAGATCTTGTCAAACCCGGCCAGAATATTTTCTTTATGAAAAACTTCTGGATTTGTTATGCAAATATATTCACCGCTCGCTTTAGAAACACCTAAATTAAATAATGGAGCGGGGTTATGATTATTGATAAAATTAGATTCTACCAACTTGATATCAATATACTTATCGGCATTTTTAGTAAAAAACTTTAATATTTCTTTTAATTTATGGTGTTCTTTACCATCCTCTCTGTTTTTAACATCTTCAACAATTATTACTTCATAATCATCTCTATTTTTATAATGATGATAGTAAGACAACAATGTATTATGCAGCCATCCAGCCCTTTTTATATACGGGAATACTATTGAATATTTTTTACTCATTAATACCAGCCATTAATTTTAGAAGAAAATTGTCAAAGGTTTCAATATTTTCTTGTGTTACAATATTTTCGTATTCACTAGTTTTTTCAGCACCAGCAAACCAATGAATACCAACCGTATTCTCAAATAAATTAGAGTGCTTGCCAAAAATTAATTCAATTTGTCTCCAGTCAAATGGATAGACAGTTGTAAATGGAATATTATCAATTTTACATTCATGTTTTTCTGAAAAATCTTCAGTATTTTTTTTGTTATATTTAAAAAAAGAAGTAAATAAATCTCTCCCAATTGTTTGATATTGCAAATTATCTATTTTATTTATAGAGTTTACACACATATCAAACAATTGTTTAAAAAATTTATTATCCCCAGCACTTGCCAAAAATCCAATATTATGACAATTATAGTGATAACAAATTAGAGTATCTTTATTTTCAAATTTATTAAAAATTTTATCTACAGAAGAAGTATAAAAAATATCAAAGTCTGACCACAAGCCCCCAACAGATGAAAGCAAACTCAATCTTAATAAATCCGACTTATGAACTTCAGATATTTCTTTGGCTAATTTAAAATCAGTTTCAACCAAAGACACATTTTTTATATTAGCCAAATCATCAAAATAGTCCTTCCCTACAGGGCAATATTTTTTTTGTTCAAACCCATCCCATTTAATTTCTTTATTAATATTTTTAGGATAGTAAACAAAAATTTGCCAATCCGGGTTTAATTTAGAAAAAGAAACAACTGTCAAATATTTCATATAAGACAATGGTTTATTTTTACCCCAATATAGATGAATTTTCTTAGGTATCATTTATTCTCCCAAATCGCATACGTATTTTTGTCAATATTATCTGTAGATGTTTTAAACCCAAATTTTTTAAATACTCTATCTGGTATAAAACATTTGTGCTCTTGATATTTGTTTATTCCAGTGCCTTTCCAATCTGAATCTGGAGAGTTCTCCATCCATTCAAATATATTATTTTTCTGACCCAACCAATTGATGTTAATATTGTCAAAGAAATGAGATGGTGTATAAATAATAACCTTTTTTCTAGCCATTCTTTTCATCTTTTTTATAAGATTATAAGCTTCTTTAAAATCAAGATGCTCTAATATATCTAAGGCAATTACAACATCAATTGTGTTTATTCCAAATTCATATTTTGTTATATCGGCACAAATAGCATTTACGCCCAGCAACTTAATTTTATTTATATAAGGCTCATATATATCAAATCCAACAAAAGATTTACACCTTAACCCCATAACCTCTTGCAATACCCCGCATCCAAGGCTTGAAACAGAATCGTTTCCAGTTATTTCTTTTTGAACTAAATCACCTAGCCAATTCATAGTAAGCCTTAAATAAAATTAATATGTTTTGGTTTATCTTTGATACAATAATTTATGAATTCATTTTTAGCTTTATAAAGACAAGGATTTTTACATCTCAGATCAGGATTATGAGATTTAAACATATTGATCTTGTCATCACTCATCCACAAATCTTTGAACGATTGATTTTTTATAGAACCAATCTTCCCTTTTTTATTATACGCAAGTGTACAGCAAGTATAGACATTATAATCAGCCCCTACATAAGCAAGTAAATCTTTTGTAGGACAAAAATTATAGTCTTGAACTCCCTCAAACATGTCTTTCATTCTATCATTAAAAAGATTAAAAACAGTAAAATTATCATCAGATAGTTCTTGAGCTTTTTTAGCCAACTCAAAAGAATCTTCATATATGCCATCAAAATAAGAATAGCCATCTGGGGTAAAAGCAGCAGATATTCTAAAATTATCTACTCCAATTTCTTTAAATAATTTTGCTGCATCAAATATTTCTTTGTAATTATATTTGTTAACAACAAATCCTGCTCCTATAACACTATCTTTTTTGTATTTAACTAAATTTTTAATATTTTCAATAGTCCTGAAAAACATCTTTTTATTTACTTTTCTAAAAGATGAATATGTTTCTGGTGTAGCACAATCAACTGATATTCTAACCCAAGCTGAATCGCTTAAAATCTTACACAATTCATCATCTAACGCCATGCCATTTGAAACTAGAGCTAGTTCTAGTTTTCTATCTAATATATCTCTGAATATATTTTTAATTTTTGGGTGGACAAGAGGCTCTCCTCCTCCGGTTATTTGAATAGCTCTTACCCCCATATCAACACAAGAATCTAACGTTTCAACAATTTTTTCATAAGAAAGTAAGTCTTTATCATTAAATATTTCATTTGATTTATTCCCCTTCAAGCGATACGCACATGTTAAACAAGAATTGTTACACTTATTTGACGGAATAATCTGGACTTGCAATGGATTTGGTTGTTCTCCATCTTTAAACTGAATTAATTTGTCAAAGCTATGAATAATTTTGTATGGTGAATATTCCTCTTTAATCATTTTTCTCCCCTATTCCAAATTGCCGAAAACTCTTTATCTACTTCAACTGTCCCCAAATGTTTATTTGTACAACTCGTATCTATAAATATTTTATAGCCAGCTTGTTTAACTAAATTACAAAAATAAACGTCTTCACCAATATCGAATTGAATGTTAGGATCTGGATTTTTCATAAAAGAAAAATAAGGCTTTTTAATTTTGTTGAAAACATCCATATTAACTAATAAACATGCTGCGCCAACACTATCTACTTCAATTAACTCATTCTCTGGGACATTATCTATCGTTTTATAATTGTTTATCATACCATTAAAAGCACAGACTGAATATGGTGTAGTCCTCATAAAAGACAACCCAGATACAATAGGTAAGTTGTGTGAAAGTAACTTAATTATTGTATCTGGGTTATGTCGATGGTCTACATCAAGAAAAAGTATGTGCGTACAGTTGTATTTTTGTGCGGCGTCAACTAATTGATTTCTCATTGATGCCAGTCCTTGATAACCACCAGCTCTAAAAAATACGTGATTATCAGGCTTGCGCATAGCCATGAACGATTCAAAAAATTCAACTGGTACTGTATTGTGTGTTAATGGCACTCCTATAGCTAATTTTACGTCTTTCATTTTTCTCCCGATAATGAATGTTTTATTTTTCTTATCGGAAAATTATAAAAAGACTTTAACTTTTTTGAATAACAACGTTAAATTCGATTGAGTAAACCCAAGATTCATCTTCTTCTATCCAAAACGGGCCAAATATATTCTTTAACCCCATTCTATGACTATTATATCCTGTTATAGATAATTTATAATTATTAAACTGAGTAATTAAATAGCCTAAAATCGTACCTGCTTCAGAAGAAGAATTTATTGTATTAGAATGAATATTAAATTGGCAAGTGATGTCATCAATCGCTTGTGTCTGATCAGAAACTGAATTAAAAAAACAGTCATAAGAATGGTTAAATAAAAAATATCTAACAAATGGAAAGACTGGAACTTGTGGGGCCTTTACAAAATATAACCTGCTACCTATAGATGTATTAAAATTACTAGAAGCCGTTCCCCTTGAATAAATTGCAGTAGAAATAGAATTCATTATTTTCCTAAATATTTTTTAAATATATTTAAAATTTCAGATGTATTTTGCTTTAACTGTGGTCTCAAAAATGGCCTTTTAGCAGAATACCATGTCAGGCCCAACTCATGTCTGACACCGTTATCATTTGTAGTTCCAACTCTCCCAAAAATTGCTTGGATATTGTTACCATAAATAATTGGGCTTATTTTGCTATCTCCACTTTCTGCCCCACCACTTTCTCCCCCAGATGTCACCCAAGAAATAGACCCGTTCAAATCACCAGTATCTGGAGCAGGAGGAACACCAGGGACAGAAGCTTGATGCAAACCTTGTCCTGGGACTTTAGATGGCCACATTCTGCCCGTACCTTCAATCATAGAATCTCTAACATTAGCTGTCACGGCGACACAGCTTTCTTTAATTGCTTCTTCGCCAATAGTTTTAACAGCAGCCAAAACCTTGTCGTCAAACCAAACAGCTTTCATTCTACTTTCTTCAATTCTAATGATAGCGTAATATTCTTATTGGCGAGATTATCTACAAAATTTATTTGATATAATATACCATCACAAAATGCCCTATCTTTCTCTGTTACAACAATATCTTTTGGAAAATCACAGTTAAAATAATGCGTAGAAATAGTTTTTGTCGAATCGTTGACAAATCTTTCCCTGGCTTTAAAAGCAATAAGAGTCCCTTTTAAAGTCTTAATGCCATACCAAGACGTTGTGTAACCACCCATTCCATCAGAAACAGATGTCTGTCTATGTATTTCTAATTTGACTTTATGGCCAACCATTACTATACCTTGCGTTTTTTATATCTTTCAAGAATCATTTTAGCTTCTTTTGGAAAATCTCCAGCTTCAAAAACAGATAAAACAGAATTATTACCAACCCTATATTGAGTTAGGCCAAACCCATCTTCATTCCTTCTATTGTAAAAATACTTCACCAATATTTTTACCGCCAGTTGCAAATTTTTCGGCATATTGTCAGCAGAATACCCAGCAGTATAATCAACATAGATATTTCTAAAACCTTCTGGCCATCCACCAAATTTCCGAATTTGAGCTTTATCTAAATCAACATAAAAACTATCTTCATGATCGTCTGTTTTATATAAATCAACCCAATTACTGTCTATCACATTTAGCCCATACACAGGAATCAATTCTGTGGACTTAACGCTACCGTAGACAGACGAAAGAATTTCTGCTTCCCATCCATTGCCTAAGGCGTTAATCGCGGCTACAACAGCCGTTACAGTAGTATTAGAGGCAAATGTAACAGAAGTATCGGCAGTACCATCTAAAACAAGTCTTAACCCAGTTGTAGTAACAGAGACAGTTGCTGTTGATGTTGAGTTAGTGTTTCTGACTTTCATTACTCCAATTATCCATACCGCAACTCTATCTACTGCTGTTATGGGATAATTGTTTAAATTAATTATAGAACCGCCGCTACTATCGTACCTTTCCAATCTATAACTTGTTTCTTCAAATACGCGTCTACAATAATCAGAAACAAGTCCTTCAACATCTTCTCTGATTATATCAACTATCAGAGTTGGATCTCCGGCTTCAATATCTGAGACTATAGTTTGAGCCGCACTTTTATTGCTATCAAGTCCAAGTGTAAGTCCGGCGTCAGAACTTGTATGAGTATAAGCAATTGTCTTGCCCGTTCCAGCATTTATAGTAAAAAGTCTTGTTGTAGAAGAATATGATACAGCAAATGTTATTACACCTGTGCCGGTCAAAGTAGTGTTTGCGTTCATTTGAGTCTGAAGATGAGAGGCTAGCCCAGATCCATCATATGTACCATCACTCAAATCTATATTTACTGGACCACCACTAGAACTAGTAAGATTAAGAGTGTTATTCGCTTTAGTTATTGTAAAATATCCTTTATCAATATCTAAAAATGTAAGACAATCATCTAAACTTACAATGGCCATAATTTTACCTAATTATTCTTGATCTACAAATTTATTATAAAGACTCATGTGCTCTTCAGTCAAAAAATCTTTTTCTTTACAAACTTTTAATCTGCCTTTAATTATATTTAAAACATTTTTAGGAATATAAAATTCTTTTTCAGAATCATTAGTCCATTTAACTTCTCCATCTTCTTGATGGGTTATTGAGTACAAGTCATGCTCATCTTCAGTAAAAGACAAATATCTTAGACAATCTTGATACATACCATAAATAGTCATGTCCACTTCTTGAGGCAATAAATTTAAAAGCAAGATCCTATCAAAAACACTCAACTTAATCAACATTTAAATCTCTCCCGTCTAAAGTTATGGCGAAACTGAAATCGTGACTTTCTTTTCAGGGTTAACGTAGAAATTGATTGGCTTAATGATACGGTCATGAGCCACCCATTTTACCTCAGTTGAATAATCACTTTCGTAACCATAGACATCATAAGCTGTGGCGGCGAAATAATAGGTTGTTCCAACAACAAGATCCCCTACTGAGCCCTCAACATGACCATCCACCATTGTGCCCATTTTCTGGTCAACATCTAAAGTGTATTTTTTTGACGCTGTGCCATAGTAGATCTTATACCCGGCAAGGCTGGTCTCTGCATTTGGAGACCAAGAGAACCTTGCCTCGGCAGCAAAAGCATAACTGGATAAGAATAAAACAAAAATAGTCGCAAAACAAATTTTCTTTAACATAATTTTCACCTTGGATTAAATCTCTCCCAATATGTTTGATCTATTTCAATTGTACCTAAATGTTTGTTATCACAACCGGTATCACAATATATTTTATATCCAGCCTGTTTAGCCTTTAAACAAAATGCAAAATCTTCACTTACAACACCGTCGCCAAACCTATAATTCATTTCGAACCAAGGATAATTAATTTCTTTAAAAACACTGACATCAACCAATAATGAAGCAGCTCCAATAGCATCTACTTCAATTAATTCATTTTTATTCCATTGTATTATATTCTTGAATTTATCACCATCTTGTTCGAATATAATTGGGTCATATGGATAAGAACGCCTAAAAGATAAACCAGATACAATATCTTTATCATGTGACAATAATTTAAGGATGGTATCGGAATGATGTCTATGATCTGTATCAAGGAACAATATATGGCTAAATGTCCCATCTTTAAGAACGGCATGAATTATTGAATTTCGTTGATCGTCTACTCTTCCCCTATTCCCAATTATTACACTATGTTGGGGTTTCTTCAACTCTATCCATGATTCAAAAAATTTGGTCGATAAAAAATCCCAGTTGCAAGGAAGACCAATGGCGATGTTAATATTACCCATTACAAACACCAGCTAATTGCTAGTTCCGGGAAGTTTAATTTATGAGGCAATCCTTCTCTTATAATAAATTTATCTCTTGCTAATGCTGCATCTTTAGCAGTTTTAAATGTTGTTTTGTTAAATACTGTCTTCCCATCATTTCTTACAATTGCAGAAAAAGATTTTCTCTCCGGTTTATAAGACACCCCACAATATCCAGAAGTGTTATTCGACTGTAATAATCTTTTATTAAATCCATTCTCTCTTATAGTTATAAATCTACAATTCCAAGGAGCATAAGGACCATCATTATCGATTCGATCTAATTGAAGACCTTCTTCCCATCCATTATTTAAACACCAATCATTAAACACGGGGAATTCAAACACCCATTCACTACATACATAAATTCCACGCCCACCATAACTGTCATACGATCCATTATTCACATTTGAACATCTACTATTGATATGTTTCCAAAGTGAATAAATTTTATTCCTTGATTTTCTTCCACCCATCCCATGAATTGTGGATCTCTCTACTAATTTCTCTATTTTAAGACAGCCGCAAGATTGTGATTTCCCACTCCTCAAAACTTGTAAATTAACTAATTTAATTGTCTCTTTATCACATAAACATTTTACAACGACTAGCCTACCTTGCCTCTGACTATATGGCAAATCAGCATAAATTACAACCCATCTTCCATAAACGCATCCCAAAACATATTCTTTTACATTATTACTCATAGTATTCCTCCTATACAATCCATAATATATTGAGAGAAGAGGTGGATTAAATCTCTTGTCGGGTGCGCTCCCTATCCCTCAATATAACTATATTCTAACTTGCGTAAACCACTAATCCTTTGATTACATGGAGATTTGTTACGGCACCACTGGCAAAATCAGCACCAGCAGTTGAACCGACTGTATAGGCTGCTACATTTAAACTTGTCCCCATATCGGCTGAACCCACCACGATCAGTTTATCAGCGGACTGATCCCAAAGCATGTATTTGCCAGTAGTATCGCCATAACATTTAAAATCCAAACCAGTAGCGTCTTCCCCTAAAACAATACCAGTTGTTGCACCAGTACCTACTTTCTTAAAAATTAGGCTTCCACTTGACCATTCTGATTTAACTAAAGTAACGGGCATAATTATATCCTCCTAATCCATACAAATGTTTATCAGCGGTGGTTCCGCATTCTACTTCTTATTCTTGCCTTTCTTAACTTTTGGGTCTTTTACCATCTTATCTTTTATCGGAAAGTCTAACGACTTATTCTCTATTTTAGAATCGAGAATAACAACGATACCTTTACTTTCCAAATCCAATGCTTTCTGTTTTAATATAGTCATTTTCATTGGGGCTTTATTCCCCATCCACTCCCCAATGAATTCTACTTTTACATATTCTAATTTATTCATTTTCTCCCTGCTTTAAAGACAAAGCTTGAGTGAAATATCTCAAGCTTTGTTTAAATCAATAAATTAAACAATGGCTGTTGGTTTTACTTCTTGGATAATCTTACCACCACCAAGAATACATACAATTGTCCCATCTACTGGGTCATCAGTAGTTTCATCAGTGGCGAGCCTTGCATATTTATCAGTACCAGAAAGTCTAGAACTATCGATCTCAATCGCATAAATTTGGTCGCTACCAGCAGTAGTTGTGAACCCATACGCAGTAGCTGTCTGCATATCAGACCAAGTATCACCACTAGTACAAGTCCAATAATTAAATGCTACAGTTGTCGCAGTTGAAGGCGTAACATCATCACAACTTTCAACACTGATACGTGCAACACCAGTAGAACCAGCCGCTTTTTGAATTACCCAAAGACACTGTTCGTATTTGCCAAGATTAACAATATCCGTATTAGGACTACCATTAAACAAATCCTCATAAGCTGCTTGACTAGCACTAGGCATGGCGTTTACAACATGAACATTCTGAAAAAGTCTTCCACCCATAATTTATACCTCCATATTTATATTATAAAATTATACCCCCTACGATATTAATAAAATGTGGAAGCTAAGACGGGAGATTTCTTAGCTTATCAACTTTAGTTTAAAACCAAAGCCTATCCACACTAATATTATTAACTTCTTGAAGTAATTACAATAAACGGAGAAATTGTGTCAGAACTGGCCTCTGGAGGCACCAATGCCTGCGGCATCCAGCTTTGACCAGCAACGTAAAAGCGCCACCGATATGCCATCTGATCAACGTCGAATTTTAGGTGCATAGAAGTGTCAAAACCAATACCACCATCACCACTAAGCATACCGAGTAGATACTGTTTCATGTCAGCAAGAATCAAATCGCCAGCAGTGCCTAAAGCTTTTGCATGGTGGCTAAAAACAACAGGGAGCCCAAACAACGTATTATACGGTTTCCCACTAGCCCCACCCGCTGGCATAAATACAGGGACACCAGCGGTGCCTACAGTTAGAGACATGCTTGCAAGCTGAGGAAGAGTATTGGGGTTGGCAATCCAAACAGCATTAGATGGATTAATGCAACGCGCATACATTTTAATAACATTTTCCCAAACAATGGTCGTAGCTGGTTGACCAGTCTCAGCAGTGATAGAGACAAGACAAGGGGCAGAGAGTAACCCCTGTGGCTGGCCAGCGCCAGTACCTTTAAGGATAACCCTGTTCATTTCATAATTAAAACCATCAGTAAACCCTTCACGCAATATATTCTCCATACTCATAGGAGAAAAGCGAAGAATTTCATCACTAGCATAGGCAAGAGCTGTTACTTTATGAAGATTTAGATTAATATAACCAAACTTGATATTCTTTTCAGTAAGAGACCCTTCCTCTTCAGTCCATTGCCAAGCAACGTTACCATATACCAAGTTCCCAGATTTATCGAAACCATTGACATAAGGAATTTTTACAGAATTTGACTGCATAGGAATTTGAGTACACCGACCCATCAACTCATTCTGTTCTTTAGCCGCAACAAGAAGGTTTTGCCGAAATTCTTCAGGAACCAGATAACCACCGGCTTCGCCGTCACCAACATTCTGAGAAGGAGAACCAGCAGCTTTAATGGTTGCACAATTATCTTCCCATTTAGAAAGTTCTGGAGAGAGTTTACGATATCCAGACTGAGCAGCTTTAGCAACATCAGTTGCAAAGTGGGCAAGTGTTTTAAACCCAGCCTTCTTATCTTTTTCTGCTTCACTCTGACCAACCACAATACGTTTTTCAATCGGCTCTACTGCGGCTTTAATTTTTGCATCAATTTCAAGAGCAAGCGATTCTTTAAACTTAAGAACAGCGCCTTCAACTACGGAAGCAGCACCCTTGCTGATAACTTCATTAAGTTCATCAATAGTCATCTTACTTTTAGTTTCTTCAGCCATTTTATTTTATCCTCCAAATTTTATTTTATGTTTAATAATCGCCTAATATCTCTTGTATGATATCTCTAGCAATTTAATCCTCAAATTCAATTATACCCTTAGCTTTTTTAATTCTATCTTCCACTAAATCAGAAAGATCGATCTCATCAAATGTCTTTTTAACTTTATCAACAAATATATCTTTTATTTGAATAGCATCAAAGTCAAATTCGACTTCTGATTTTTTAACCGGGATTTCTATTTCTATAAAATCAATGCTTTTTGTCTCTATATTATTGCCAATATCTTTTTTCTTATCTACGTTCTTTAAATCTTGAATTAAGCATCTTTGCTCTTTCATTTGTTCTAAAGACTGAATTAGAGCTTCTTCAATACTAATTCCATCATCTTCAGCAATCATTTTAGCAAATTCTACTAATTCTTTTAAATGAGCGCCAGAATATCCATCTGTTAATTTAGCAAACTCAGTTATAATATCCTTATCGGCATCTTTTATAAAAAACTTTAATAGTTTTATTCTGTTATCTTCATCTGGAAGTGAAAAATTTATAATATGATGAAACCTACCAGGCCTATCAATCAATGCGTCTGGAATATCTTCTGGGAAATTTGAAGTTAAAATAGTTAGAACACCTTTATTTTCCCTTATCCCATCCATTTCAGTTTTTAACAAATCAACAGTATAGCCACTAAGCCATGTATCAATATCTTCTAAAAAGAAAACACTAGGCGCAAGAGTTCTAGCCATTTCAAAGCCAATGCCTAAAGCACTAGCAGCTCCCCAGCCAAAATCTTTAGATGAAGCCCAGATAAAAGTCGTATCTGCTTTATTCATCAAAATCTTCCCAGTTAATGTTTTGCCCGTACCTGGGGAACCAATAAACATCATTCCACGACTAGGAGACTTTGTAGATAATTTTTCAATATTCTTCTTAATTTTATCCTTTGCTTCATCATTTGGGAAAATGACATCATCCCATCCTATTTCCTTAACCTCAAGAAATTCTCCACCAATAGAAAATTTTTCACCTTTAAGATAATTATTCTCATCAACCCATTTTATAGCATCTCTGACAAACGATTTATTTAATTCAATATTTTTATTAGAAGTAAAAATATCAATACTTAAACCACCCCAATTTTTATAAATTTGAAAAACAAACCTATCACCATCATTTGATTTATAAAATTGAGTTCCAGTTACTAAAAACTCTTCTTCTAATTTTGAATTCAATTTCACAACAGAATGCTGCAATGGGATTTCAGATCCATTACCATAAAAATTTCTTTGATCAAGGAGTTCATGCTTAGACAAAACATTCTTAAATGCAGAAAGAAAATTGCCTTTCATAGCATTCGGGATAAAAAAATCTGTAGTGAAAATATCTTTTATTTTACACCCCAAATATTTCGTAAAAATTTTATATTCAAATCCTGCCGGTTCTGTCCTTACTTGAGTAATATCAAAATCATTGACATATTCTTTTTTTATTTTTTCTAAATCAACATTTTTTACTTTTAAAGAATTGAAAAATTTAATTCTTGCATCTATTACATCTGTTTCCTTTTTAATCTCTACTTCCTGTTTCTCTTTATTAAAATCATCCAATTCTTTTTCAATGATTATGTCTATGTCTATCTCTGATTCTGATTCTTTAACATCCTCTAATTCCTGATCTTTCTCAATTAAAGTTTCATCAATATCCACATTATCGGAAATTAACTCCCCTTCCGGTTCATTAATAACGACAGTTTTTTCAATTATTTCTTTATCGGAATCTTTAGTTACGTCTTCATTATTTTCTTTACTGCTAATAAATTCTATATCAACATACCAATTGCCCATTTTTTTGATATCTTCTTTTTCCTTACTTATGAAGTCATCACCAGCCAATAATCCAAAAACTTCATCAGGGATATTTATTTCTTTAACTATTTCTTCTTTTTTCTTTTCTAAATCAACAAACCCAACAATTTTTGCTTTCTCATTATCTTGGTCAATTTCATTTACAAAATCAACAATAGATTTTGTAGTAATCTCTCCATTAGCCACTCTTTCTACTAATGCTGAGTAATGGTCCGGCACTACAACAGCTGATATTTCCAAAAGTTCAACTTTTTTAAAAACCCTATCAGGGATTTTGCCGCCTCTAGTATATTTTTTTATTTCAACTTCATTCATATCATCTTTATATAAAATTTCTTTAGGAATAAAGCCTACAGAAAATGCATTCATAACTCCGCTAGAGTATAACTTGTAAAAAGTTTCTCCTTCTTCAGTTTCAGCAAACTTAACCTTGAATTTTAATCCCTGACCAGGATAGACTTTAGTCCAAGCTGCCCTACCAATAGGAGGTCTATCATATTTATGGAAAGCGGGGATGACAGGATTTTCTATAAAATTTTCTAATTCCCAAGCATTATCATCAATTAAATCTCCACTTCTATCTATAGAATCTGATTTATTCGCATAAGCAACTACAGATTTTTCTACCTCATTCACTTCTTTTTGAAAAATATTTTTAAATAACTTTTCCATTATATAATCCCTCTAAAAAATCTTTTTTAAATTTATAAAATTGTTCCGGCGTAGTTATTTTACCATATATTTTATGGAATAATTTATGTTCATCATTGTTTAATGTCACAACATTATTAATATCAAATAAAATATTTTTAAATTTTATCCAATTGTCTTTATTAATATTATTTTCTCTAATTATTGTTGACAAAGATTTTAAATGATGATGGATTAATTTGCTCCTATTATTTTTATTCAATATAATTGATTTATATTCATCTCTTTTAAAACACCTTTCTCTATTTTTAATATAACCAGAAGACTTCCTTATTAAATCTTGCAAAGATGTTAACCCGCCCTTCCATTGTGGACTATTTTCTTTAATATACTTACCAACCCTAGCACAATCTGTACATTTTTTAGAACAATATTTTCTTTTACTTCCACGCCTGTATAAATTCAGCATCCGTTTATTAAAAATTTTATATTCTTTGCCACAATATTCACAAATTAAAAATATTGTTGAGACATCTTTTTTATTATTATCATAACATATACGAGAACAATACTTTTGATTAGATTTATTACTTTTGGGTTTATACGTCTTACCACAATATTCACAAATTTTATTTTCTATAAATATTTTATCGAAGGCATAACAATAATGAGAACAATATTTCCTTCCATCTTTTATTTCAGAATTCCTTGCTTTATAGGCTATACCGCAATATCCACAAATAAGGCAAACACTATTATTTTTAATAGATTTTTTATTTTTACAAATAGAAGAACAATATTTTTTTCTTTTGATACTAGTTTCAAATTCTATAGAACAAAATTCACATTTTTTAATCATAATAAATTCTTCTCATTCAATCACACCAATAATTACATTGGATAAGAAATTTATTATCGCCAATTTTTTTTATTACAGAACCGTCATCAATCCCCATACATTTACATTCTTTGTTCGCTATACATTTCAATTTAGTTTTATCATGATTATATCTTGGACAAAATTCATAATTTTCTGGGATTAGCTGATTTTTATTGTTTTGTACTGCACGAACAAGATTAATCATGATATTCCTTTTTTAATTTTTCCAATGAATAGGTTTGGGTGTCAAATCTCCCTTCTTTAAATGAATCGAGTAAAACCAAGCCTTTCCAATATTCAGTAATTCTGCCGTGTACATAATCTTCATGTTTTTCAAAAAAACAACCTACACTTAATATTTGTTGTAAATCATCTTGCCCATGCCTTTTAAAACCTTCATACTCCATACTGTGAACATGAGCAAAGACACAACTCGTAAACATTAATTGGCTAACTTTTTTTGTAATATTCACCCCACAAACTTCTTTTGTTTTATTAAATGGAATATGTGTAAAATTTATTTTATTTATATTTAAATATTCTCTGTAAGGAATAAATTTTATATTCCTTTCTTTTAATTTTAGATCTTTTTCTATACTTACTAGACCTTCAAAAGTTGGATCATATTCTAAATATCTGTTGAGACGATTTCCATGATTACCGTTAAGATAATAAACATTTGGTCTATATATTTTTAATTTTTGCAATCTTTGCTTTTCTTGTAATTCTAAAAGTTCATAAAATATAATATCTAAAGCTTCGTTCCCTTTATCTATTTCTTTTTTATATCTTTTACCTTCCATTCTTTGTCGTTTATCTTTATCAAAAAATGACAAACAACTCATTGTTAAAAAATCACCCATAAAAATAATAACATCTGGTTTTTTATCTATAATAAATTTACTTAACAACTTAAACCTACTTAAATCATCAAGTTCATCTATATGACAATCACCTATTGGCAATATTAACAATTATTATCCTCTAATTAAATTATTAAAATAAAATCAGTTGCAAAAATGCGAATGCTATTGTTGCTGTCACCTTATTTAAACCTTACCGAACCTGCGCCTTCTTTAGACCTTACCGAACCAACAGACTCAGTTGATGCCACAATGCTGAAACTCGCTTCCGTGCTTGTTGCGTTTGCGTTGCCAGAACCATCAATACACCTGATGTAATAAGTGTATGCCGCGTTGCAATCCAGGTTTACGAGGCTTGTGGTGTGTGTAGTTCCCCCGCCACCTGAGAAAGTAAAATCCATATCGGCGTAGGCTTCATCGGTAAGGCTTCCTTTGCAGGTGGCAGACTCATCTGTTGTCGCGCCAAGCACTTTGGTTGTTGGGTCCGAGGGGCAGGATAGTTCTCCGGTAAGCGTAACGCCAGAGATAACCGGCGGGTCAAGGTGTGTGATGGTGATAACCGGGCTCGCAACGATGGCTGCAGATCCGGTGAGGATTGAGGCCGGGATTGTTGCTGTTATCGTCTCATCTGCTGAGACGTCATAAGCATCTACTTTTACAATTAGAGTTATCTGCGTATCACTGTTACGGATGCAGTCAGCGTACGTCCAGTTTGCTTCATCATCCCAACTGCCTGCCCCAGACAATGAGCCGTTGAAACCAGCCAGTAATGCGGTAGTGGCTGCGTTATCAGCACAAGCCGTCGCAATAAAGGTGTCGCCATCCAACGTGATGATTATTGTCTGGTCATCTCCGGCAAGCTCTGTTTCAGTTACTCCGCCTGTTACGGCTGTGCCTGTGAGTGTTGCGTTTACCCCTAACATGGCAAAATATGTAGGCCCTATACGACTGCCATCAATAATAAAATCATCGACATAGTAGGCCATATCCAAGGCTTCCGAAATTTCTCTGATAAGAAACGAATGGTTGCCACCAAAGAAAAACTTATTATAATTGTAGTCCTGGCCTGCCTCAACTACAACTCCGTCTGTTTTTGTAAATATTTTTGTAACATTCCCTTCAGCATCGTACAACCACATTTCAGAGACAGCATCGGCATTCCCTGCCGTTCCTGTGGTTTGATGGAATTCTATCCCAAACCACTGCTCATTGCCGATAGCTGTCCCCAAAAACGGCTTAATGCTATACGCAGTGCCTCCACCGTCTACGGCATCATATGCCTCGTACAGCAGGTCATTATTCCAGTCTGCATCATAAGCCGAATCGAGACGGAGGCCTGGTTTGAAAAATAACTCATACCCGTAGGTTGCTCCTGTTTTTATGTCCGGCAAATAATGTGATTGCCCATAAACCTGGCCTTGCCCATCTGCCTGAGCGTATTCGTCATATATTGAACTGGCTGAGTATGCCCCAGCCACAAGAGTGTTAAATTTGTAATAACTCCAATACCCGGTGAAATTTCCGCTTTCATCCCTGTAAGGGAAATGGTTGTAGGGCATCTTCACCATATAGAAAATATAAATGTCATCATAACCAGAATCTATGGTCCCTGATGTTGCATACCCATCACCAAGCGTGAAGTACAAGCCGAACCTGGAAGGTCCTTTGTGGTCAACCGTGCCTTGTTGGGATAGATCAAGCCGTAACGACTTACCTGTGCCCTGCCAAACATTTGCTGCCCCATGATTTGCAATCCAATCATAGGTGCTATCGGTGCTTGACTGGTAATAATACATGTTCCAGATTGAAGCTGAATTATCTGCTGATTTAGTTGGCAAATTATTAAAATAATACCCAACTCCTGTTGATGTTCCACTCCAGTCATTAAGCTGGTCGAAAGTCTCTACAATATCAAAACCGGCACCTTCAAGATCTGACTGCCAATCAGCCACAGCCTGGACCGGCAAGGCCAATATGATGAAAAGCAAAAACTTAATAGCCACTTGCATTATACACCTTCCCGTTGTCAATATATCCATCAGAGGTTAAAACTGTAGCGCTAGCCCCGCCCCATGCAAACACGGTGTTAGAACCAGTAGACGCGGCAGGGTCGTTGTCTGCTTCCGCAGTAACACAGTTGGTTGTGCCGTCAGCGTCACAAGTTTTTACATACATGTCATTTCCTGCCGCCGTCTCTTCTATCCACCCAGCTTCAAAATAAAACCACTCGCCTTCCGCACGGCCACTGCTGGCAGGGATGTTTACTGTATCCGCTGTACCGCCCCCGGTATGTGTGAGCAAAAGAAGGATATCAGCGGCATCACCTAGCGATGCAAAAGACAAAAATACCCGGTTTGATGTATCCAAAACGTTGTACCATATGTACTGCGCATCAGCATACATCCCAGTGCCAACATAACACCTGCCAGAAATTTTCCCGTCTGAAACAAGATCAGTTGCAGTTGTAAACTCGGCCCTGGAGCTTGCCCCATCACCATGGATTGCTGATGCGCCGTCATAGAATTGATCGGTCGTTCTTGCTGCGCCACTCTGATAAGTGGGAGATGTATCTTCCGTCGAGCACCCGGCAGGAGTTCCGGTTGTTACGTCATCCGTCTCCATGTGCCAGGAGTGGATCAGTGTCCCGGTACAGGAGTCTCCGGCAGTGGCAGTCTCATTTACATTGTTTTCCCCGCCCGGACCCCAGGCAAAGGCCTGAAACGGTGCGAGAAGAAGTGCAAGAAATAAAAACCGCTTTATCATGAAGCACCCCCATCAACCCAGGTTCCGCTGCGGCCATTGGTATTGGCCTTCGTGGTTGACCGGTTGTGGATGCAGATAAAATTCCCAGCTGCTCCGGGGCTGTCAAGTTCGTACCCAGCTCCGGCAAGAGCGGCACCATCCAGGTAAATTGTCATGCCGTCAGATTGAGGGTCAATCTTCACAACATTGGCACCGTCAGAATAGACACACCCTGAATAGTCAGCGATCGCCGGCCAGAGTATTGTTGTGGCCGCATTGATGTACCACCACGATCCAGACTGAAGAGGACCGGGGGCAAGCTTCCATACGTCCCCATCGTCCCAGTTATTATCGGTTCCACCTGTCAAAGTACCGACCAAAGTCGTGCCTGCATTATCTATAACCGGCGCGACTGACCCATCGGTTACGTTGTAAACCGTCATGCCTATGCAGCCGTCAACCGGCAGTGACTCGCTGGAATCGGTCATAAAAGCAGCATCGGCACCACCATCATGCACGCCCTCGGTGGTGGTCAAAGAAAAGCTTTTCGTATGGCCGTTGATTGTTCCGCTGCTTTCGACGACCATGTCATTAGAAAAAGAGACTGCGACATTTGAAAGATCCAGTGTTGCAAGTGCCTCAATCCAGCCCTGCACCTTCGTCGCCATGTAAGTTGCAAAGTCAGTCAGGGCAACCTGCACCATCGTGCCGTTGTCGTTTACTACGGCCCGGTCAGCATCGACAAGCGTGGTGGCTGTTGCGGCTGTATCGCCATCAGATGTGGCTGTAAGCTCGGTTGCGGACGGTGTCATGTTGGTTATCCCAGACACGGTTAATGCAAACGGCGCATATACATCCTCGCCGATCAATGCCTGAATCTCTGCCGAGGTGTCCACGGTTGGATCTTGCTCTGTTGCCGCGTTCGTGCCGCCCTTATTGGCGTCCTGATAGCCGTTGTTGTCAGCGTCAAGCTCAACCGCTAAGGCTTTCCAGGGAATCAGCAGAACAAGTGCCGCTATCAATAGAATTTTATTCATTTGTCATCTCCTTACCATGTAGCGGTTTCACCGCCGAAAGTTGCTGATTCACCACCAAAAGTTACTAGCTCGATATGCAATCTACCCCCACCCAACGAATAACTGTCAGGTGTCCCCAGAAACCACAGGGGCGGCGGCATTGTCATGCCTTTGCACAACTCGTATGCGCCGATTGGCTCGCCAGACCCGCAATAGATATTGTCGTGGGCGGTGCCGGCGTCAAAGAGCGATTTGAGGCGGGGACGGCCTTGAGTGTCGAGGAGGGGATTGTCGGTTAAGTCGGTGGCGTCGAGCGTTATGTCATTGTCAGGTGCATTGTAAACAAGGTTGTCGTGCTCCACAGCGACAGATCCCGCGCTTGTTTCAAACCCTTTGCTTGTCGGGCTGTCACAGAGGTTATTAATCCACGTAGTGGTATTGCCTATGTTGTCACCGTCAGCTTGACTAAAGCAAACATTTGGGGAAATAACAGTGTTGCCAATCCATCGATTCCCACTACTCTCGTTGCTAGCGTTCCTCAACCCCATGCCGCTTGAACCACTTACGAGATTATGCTCTACAAGGTTTCCAGTTCCTTTGAAAATGCTTATGCCCCGCCCCCCGCAAGCCGCGTTGGTGTTTTTAATAATATTTCTGGCGACATAATTGCCTGTTGACAACAGTGTGTCATCGGTGTTCGACCAATCCAAGATAATGCCACATCCGTCGCAACTTGCCGTGTCAACACTATCAATCCTGTTATCGATTACGTCAACCTCGTTAATCCAATGGAGCTGAAGGCAATTTACCATTGGGTAGTCCGAGTCACCACATTGTCCTACATGATTATCCTCTATTGTGCTGGCTAAAGTTGCACCGTTGATGCCACCAGGAAGACCCATAAACGGTCCCCGTGTGTGGTCAACATCATTCCTCGCAACAGTCAATCCTTCGACTCTATGCCCTCCGCTCCAGACATCTGCGTCAGCGGTGCCGAATATGAAATTTTTGAGGTAGTCGCCAATGTTATCGGTAATGGAGATATTATACGGGTGTTTCGCATTTGCTCCCGCCTGCGCCATCCTGATCCCTTCCATTGTCCCATTGCTGCGAAAATCATTGTGGTGAAAATTTATGTTGTAGGAATCAGCGGTTGACGTGTAGATATCAAGGCATGTCTGGGATGTGTCCGAATCGCAAATAATATTCTTCACTTCAACATCATGTTGCCCGAAAAAGTACACTATGCGCCCGAGAGCGGCGCCGCCCGCAAACGTCAGAGTGCCGAGGCCGTCAATTTGATAGCACCCTCTACCAGCTACCCCAAAAAGAAATCCTTGCGTTGCGGAGTAAGACAAAACCGGTGCATCCCCAAAAGCTGGCGCAAAATAATACAGCGCATCCGATGTGCCGGTGGCCCTGACGATAAGCTGCCCGTCAATGGGGCCAGCATCGTCGCAAAAGTAAATTGTATCACCCGGGGTCATATCCGCGGCGTCTGTTCCCCAGTTATCTTGCGCGGAAAACCAAGACTCATCATGGGCAGTAGCACAACTTGTACCTGAATCATCGCCTTGAGTTGCCCCAGCAATGTAGACGCCCTTCGCCCCCGCCACGGACGGCATGGCCAACATGAGGGACAGAAGCAGGGCTAGAATTTTCTTGATCATTTTACCCTCGTTAACGTGAACTCAAATCTTTCAATCCCGCCTTTGTACAAAATACCCCTGAATGTGCCGTCATCCTGCTCTTCAACAACATCGATAATGTCACAGAAAAATTCATGGTTTTTCGGGTGGTTATAGTCAAGGCAGTATTTTTCCCCGTTCGTGCTCACGTAGAAATGCGCCCCCTCAATCCCCACGGCCCGGTTGAATCCCTCGCCGTCCTTGATGATCTTGTGGTCGCCAAGCGGGTTGAAAATGCTTGCCCAGCCGTGACAGGTCACTGCCCATTCGCCGTCAAGATTCATAATATTATCAACCCAAAAGTTCATATATTAAAGCAAAGTAATAATAATTGTCCCAGTAGCACTAACACCACTATTTGACGCAATATCAAGTTGTAATGTAGTTGGGCTTCCAATTGGATAATTAGCGTTATTACTGTCAATCATTGAATATTTTTCAATAGTATCACTCGTATCTATATTAGATAAAGCAGTCCCAAATACATCTACTCCAGCATCATCTTTTAATGTTATATCAGCAACACCAGTCGTTACAGGAGTAGAGCCGGGTATATGCCTTATCTTTAAAATAAATCCATAATATCTACTTACAGAAATCCGTGTCGCAGTAGATAAAGACCCATCAGCAGCAGTTTCATACTCTATTGTTAGTGTTCTTAACCCAGACATTGTACTTTTTGATACAGAAAATGTTACAAGTTCTGCACAATAAACATTAATTGGGACAAATAAAAACAAAAACAAAAAAACCAATCTTTTAACCATCTTATCCTCCAACTATTGTTAATTTTGCAGAACAGCTAATTTTTTAGGATTATCAATTATATTTCCAGCGCCAGTACCTTGAGCTATATTAGATAAAACGCCATCCATAGTTGTCATGTTGACCGCAATTAATGGTTCATCAAATCTTTTATCAAATTTTTCCTTACCCAATCCTGTTCTAACTTCATTAATTGATTCAATTCCTGTTTGAACATGTTTAATTCTTTCATTTAACAATTCTTCTCTTGAGTCAGGAACGCAATTATCATATGCTAGAAACAATTTTTCATCATATCGCCAAATCAATTTTTCATTTAACTTTTCTTCAATTCTTCTCAATCTCGGTTGGATTGTAAAACTCATATATTGATATATAGCAGCGTCTACATTCGCTCTGTTCGCTTCTTTACTATACATACCTAGTGCTTGTCCAAAAGCGTTTAAAATCAACTCTCTTATCTTTTCTCTGCCACCAAGATAAGACATTTCTTTAGGCGAAGTTCCAACTGGTTTAAATTTTAAACCACTATCAAGTAATGGCATTTTCCCCGCATTTTTAGGGCCAGTAAACGCTTGTTTAATTTCAGCCTTTAATCTTTCAAATTCATGATCTCCTAGTTCACTATCTGTTTCAAATGTCCCTGACAATGTTCCTTGATTTTTGAACATTGCTTCTTCATATTCATTTATAGAATGGTTTAATGAATATTCTTCAGTAATAGAAGAAAAAGGAGGGAACCCATAATAAACAGATTTTGGATTTGGCATTTTAAAATGAATCACAGCTTTTTCTTTTAAATCTATAGACTGTGTTCCTTTTTGATATTGATAACCAGAAATAAAACTTTTACTATCTGGAACAACTTTACAATTTTGTGGCGGAATAATCCAAATTTCTTTTGGGATACCCATTCTGTCTTCAAGAATATGCCAGAATGTATTTCCAGTAAGTTCCTGATACAACTGCGTCATTTGCATCAGGTCAAAATTATTCATGAAATTGTTTACATTTTTTTTCAAATCAAGAAATGGATGATCAAGAACTTCTTCAAATTCGCTAGCTTTTCTAACAGAAGTTATATTTGATAGAAATGGATTTTCCCTAATAAAAGCGTCTTGAGATTTTGAAATATTTCTCGTAGGAAAATTTTTTATTTTTTGGCCTTTCTTATTTTTTGCCACATAAAGTCTAAGAGGAATATTTGCTACACTATCAGCATTTTTAGAACTTGCAATATATACCCAAGACTTATAAGAATTCACCATCGCATTAAAATCATCTTCTGGGTACAACTCTCTGCCATATTGCCATGGGTAAAGCCATGGCAATGACGTTCTTTTTCTTCCAACTCTAGCAGCTCTCATTTCAATTTCATATTTAAAAGGGTCTATCATTATTTATTTCCTTGAGAAGCTTCAAGATAAACTTTATACCTATTTTTAAAAAAGTCTTCATGAAAATATTTTTCAATAAACTCTTTTTTTTCTGTATCAAAATATTCTGTAATAATATACAATTTATTTTCTTCTGGTTCTAATTCTCTTAAAATAAAATCTGGTGATGAGGAATAGTCTTTAATATAAAATTCTATCCCATCATGAATTAATAAAAGACCTTTTGGAAATATTTCTTCTAATTTTGCAGAAAAAAAATAATAATTTTGAGCCAAATTTTTTGTTGCAAATATATAAAAAATATTGTAAAGTAGTTTAAAAATATTTTTTATCATATTACTCTTATATGAGGAATCGCAGGCTCAAAGAAACATTGCATTAAAGAAGCAAACTTGTCTGGGCTTCTCCCAATCTTCTTTTTAATTGTTTTCTTATCACTTACTTTAATTTTACCACTACTTTGGTCTTCGTAATATTCAAACGCGAGCATCTCTTCCCTTAAATCATTATCATCCGGAATCATAGCTGAAGGATCTTTCTTAAGCCAGTCAGCTATGGTCCAGGCCAACTCATCTCTTATTAAATGAAACTTACCCAATTCACATTTTTTTTGACTTGGTGAACTTACATAAACTTTTCTGGCATTAATATGGCATCTTGCCATTTCTTTATGACAAACAGGGCACTTATAAATACTTTCATCAAGATAAGTTGTTTTATAATGAGAGCATTCATTATTTTCACACCTCCAATACCACATTCTACCAACTCTCGGAGGTATTGCAGCCCCAATCCCGTCAGCTTCTACATTAGCCTGATCTGCATCCAAACTTACATAAATTTTACTAAGTCTATCTGATGATTTATCTAAATCAACACCCTTCCAACTTTCAAATCCATCTATATAATTACCATATCTTTTAGCAACACAACAATTATCTCCACCCTCATCAGCAACGTCCATTCCTAGTAATGGCTTAATCCCTTTTATTACATCCTTCCCGTATGTTGCCCGATAAAGTTTCCATCTACTTACAGCATTATCTATATCCACCATACTTATTAGAGAACTTTCTGTACAAGATGGGTACTCCCCTAAAACCTTATAGGAAAAAGCAGGATTTGTTACAACCCTCCATCCACCCTTTAAAGGTGGATAGAATTCATTATTTCCTGAAGGTTTTTCACCAGTAACCCCAATTAAAAATTCAGGAACTTCAAAACAAGATTTATCAACCTCTTCATCATCCCTTAACTCTCTTGACCAGCTATTAATCCTTTCAACAACTTTATCTCTACTTACTGCTCCTGGAATTAAATTTTTGCCACTCACTACATTTGGGTGATTAAATGCAGACATTGTGATTACATTTGCTTTGCCTTTAGTCAATTCATAGACATACCCAGATTGACGTTTTGGGTTATACATATTTAATTGCCTACTGCCATCACCTGAAAGACACCCATCCTCGCCTTTAAAAACCTCATCTGGGATAGCATCACTTTCATCATTTTCATAAAAAAGATAATCTGCATGCTGCCCACTAAATTTAGCTTCTCTTTCCTCAGCAGAACCAGTGGATGGAATTGTTTTTCCAGTTATAAAATGTTTTCCACTACTTTCTCCGTAATCATCTTCTTTGCTATTTAAATTAATGTCATCTGTTATTTTTAAATTTAAAATTCTATCACTTTTAAATAATTTTCTATTTTTAACAACAATCTCTACTATCTCACTCCAAAGTTTTTCCTTTAAATTATTTTCAGGAGGAGCAGCAACGGCAATTGTTTGTGATTTTGGGAAACAGCGATAATGCCAAATAGCAAGAGCTGCGGCACAAAAGGTTTTTCCAGTTCCGGTCGCTGATTTAACAACTGTGACTTTATTGTCTCTAACAGATTCAGCAATTTTAATTAAATCATCAGGAATTATTTTTATTTTTAAAATTTCTCTAAAAAAAACAACTGGATCTTTTTGATATTTCGTATAATCTATATCATCCAGCAAGACCGATTTTATTTCATCTTCATTAAAAAGATTAGCAAGCAAATCTAAAGCTTTTTCATCTATGCCCATCATTTATTCCCAATACGACGAGCCAAACCTACTTTAATCGAATCTTGAACTTCTTTAGGAAACATCGAAATCAAAGTTTTTAAATCAACAGGGATTTTTCTATCATTGTCTTGTTCAAACATCCCCAAGTGTTTTGCCAAGGCATCGAGCGCACTTTTTTTATCAACTGTTTTTAGTTCTTTGATATACGATTCTAATTTCTCATTGCCGTCTTTATCTTTAACAGTTTTAACACCAATACTTAGTCCGGATATAACAGCAGCGGTATCTCTATCCATTTCAGATAAATTTTTTAAACTATTGTCTTCGTTATATAAATCCTTTACATTGGAGTAAGCAAGTTTGGCATATTCTGTTAAAACACGTTCTTGAGTTATTTGCAGTTTTACACTAATCTGTTTTTGAAGTCTTTCAATTTCTCTTCTTACTTTTGGATTTGAAAGGAGTCTTGAACCAGCAGCTCCAGCATTCCATAATGAATAACCCGCTTTTTGAGCGGCTTTTTCTTCGTTATACCAAATTACATATTCTTGACAAAATCTTGAAACACGAAAAGGAAGGTCTTCACCTTCCTCAATTGTTTCTAACGAATGAACTTCATTGACTAATTCATTATAATCGTCGACAGAGTAATCTTCGGTTTTAATTCTCTCCATTTGTTGATTTAAATTATCTTGTTTTAATATTTTTTTATCCATAATTATTGGGGTGAAGTGTGAGAATCGAACTCACTAGAACCTGATTCACAGTCAGGAGGATCAACCGTTTTCCTTACTCCACCATAAAATTTTATTCAATAACTACAAATTCGTTTATGATAGAATCTACTTTTCTAATAACTTCTTCAAGTGTTTCTTTTTTTATCATGCACTCAAGTTCAAGCTCTGGACAAGACTGGGTTAGGGAATCTAATTGATCTAATTCATCTCTCCACTCATCAGTCATCTCTTCTAACAATTCAATAATTTCATCATCCATATCAATTCCAATTCATTCTAAGTTTATTTACTTATCGGCATAAGTTAGCAAAAACTTTAATATTTTTATTCTTCTAATTCAAGATACTCTTCATTGAATCTTTCAATCGATTCTCTTTCTAAATTTTTATTTTTTAAAGCCTTCCCAAATCTATCTCTCATCTTTATTTTTGGCTTTATTTTTTTATTAAATTTTTTACTTTTGTGCTTTGTTTTAAAATCATCTTCTTGAAACACTTTTATCCCTCTTTTTTATTTTCTATCTCCAAATAAAATCCAAACATCGCCTTTTAAAATTTTATGTGGTATTTCTGGTATATCATATTTTCTTAATTTTTTAAATTCTTCTAAATCTAAAACAATCGCAATCCCGTTTTTGTCATCTGCGTAAATACAATTATTTATTTTTAATCCATTGAATCTAATTTGAATGTTTGAAATTAAATTAGATTCAATGGCTTTCTTAAGATCTATTTTCATTTCAAACAACTCCTAAATTAATCTGGCATTCTTTTATGTCAAGGATTTCTATATTGTCAAGAAATCTACATTTTTTAATATTATTCTCTTTGTCCAAAACAATGTATGGACAAATTTTAACAACTGCTGTTTTATTTTCAAACTGGCATTTTATAATTTGGTAACAATAAAATCCCTCAGGTATTAATTCAACTGGCATTTGTTGGTTCATATATAACTCCCATAAATATAATCATTGCAAATAACGTTGTCAAGTACTAGATCCAATTTGCTATAACAACTTATCGGAATATTTTTATCAAACTTTAATAACATTATTTTTCAATCATAACATTCAAAATGTTAGCATTAAATTTTATGTTATTAATTTGAGTTTTAGTAAACAGATTGTAAAAGCAAAGTTTTTAAAAAAAATAATAATAAGCCACAACGTGGCTTGAGTGTTTGCGCAAGCAAACACATTTTCATAATTTTTTATTAATATTTTTATGAAAATAAAAATATATTCGTAGAATAATCTTGTAAAGATTTATTCCTTAATATCTTGTAGAATATATTAGTCAATTTTGTCTATGACCAAGAAACCTATTTTTGTCTATGATTCATCGCCATTTTTGACTATGAACAGTCATTAAATTTGCCAAAAATGACTATAGTTTCTATACCAAATTTTAGTCAGTACTTGACAAAATTGACTAAAGATGTTACCTTCTATGTCTATAGTTAAAAATTAAAAAGAGGTGGAAATGGAAACAGAAATTAATCCAAGTATAAGGCCGGGTTTGCTAACAATTCCAATTGAATTAGTTATGAACCCGAACATTCCAGAGAGTTCAAAAACTTTGTTTGGTGTTTTTAATTTATACAAAAATAAAACAGGAGGATGTTGGGCAAGCAATTCTTTTTTATTTTCAATACTTAGGCATAATGAAAGAACAATTACTAGAAATATTAAAATATTATCGGATTGGCATTATATAAAAATTGAAAATAAAAACAGGTCAAATAAAAGGAGAATTTTTATTTGTGGCTATCAAGAAATATATGGCGATATTTGTGATAAAATTTATGACACAAGAAGAAATCCAGAAAAATTAGATAATGAATTTGTTAAAAGCGAATTTTTAAGATTAAAAAATGAATTTATTAAGAAAAATGATTGCATATAAATTGTTTAGAAAAAGAAAAGATCAGACACTTGCGCCATTATTTATTAATAAAAGACAGGTCATAGTTTTAAATCAATGGCTAGAAGCAGAAGAACATCAAACCAATGGCTATGCTTTTAGACCGGGTTGGCATTGTTGTGTAAAACCATTTGCCCCACATTTATCAGAAAAAGACAGAGCCTGGTATAAAGTTGAAATTGAAAATTATGAATTTTTTACCAGACCAGAAAGTCAAGGTGGGGTCTGGGTTTTGGCACAAAGAATGAAAGCTTTAGAAGAAATTAATAAAGAAGTGAATTAAATAATTATAAAATTAAGATATGGCTTAATTAAAATGAATCGTAAATTCCCAATAAAAGAAGAAATTTGCAATATTTGTTATAGTGTGGGTAAAATTCACCTTAATAAATTTACAGATACTTTTTCTGATATGTCAATAAAAGATGGTGTTTGTTATAAATGTAGAGGAACGGGATTTGTTATTAAAGAAATGAGCATTGATGAAAAACTAGAATATTTATTAAATGCAGTAATGGATAATTTAAAATGAAAAATTATTATTTTCTGTAACAAGAAAAGATTTTGATGTCCAAACATTTTGTTCTGGTACAGGAGTTTTATGACAATTAAACATGGCATGTGTAAAACTAAAGAATATTACACATGGAGGAATATAATAAATAGATGCCTTTATAAAGATGGGATAAATTATCCAGATTATGGTGGGAAAGGAATAACCATTTGTGATGAATGGAAAAATAGTTTTATGAAATTTGTCAATGATGTCGGTTTATGCCCAGATGATAAATCTTCATTAGATAGAATAGAGAATACAAAAGGTTACTATAAAGAAAATTGTAGATGGGCAACTTGCTCGGAACAAGCTATGAATAGAGGACCAAAGAAAGATGGGATAGTAAAATTCAAAGGAGTTGTTTACGAACCAAAGAAAAAATTATATAGAGCTAGAATAATGTCAAACGGGAAAACAAAATCTCTTGGTAGGAGGAAGACTGCTGAAGAGGCAGCGAAACTTTATGATAAAGCAGCAGAAGAATTGTTTGGTGAATTTGTTTTAACCAATAAAAAGCTCGGCCTGCTATAATTTACAAAACTGATAAAAATTATATATAATATTTTGACTTTGACATAAGCAAATACAAATATTTTCGTAAAAACGAACCCATACCCATTGACAAAAGCTTATAATTGTGGTATGGTATTTTTAAGAGGACAAGATGTGGACAGACAATGATATCCCAAGTTGTATTTACGATACCATGGCTTGCGAGGATTGTGGAGCTTGCAGGCCTTCGCCACTGCAAAAATATTTAGAACAAAAAGAAATTGGTGAAGACGAAGACGAAGACGAAGAATTAGACGTTGAAAATTTAAAGGATTGATATTAAATTAAAATGTTACCTAAGAATTGGCACACATACAAGCGTTTATACTATCATGCGAGGAGGTATAAAATGCCTAAATATAGCATGTATAAAAGAACAATTCATCCCGTACCTAAAATGCCGACTTGGTATGTTGTGGCTTTGGCAATATTATTTATAATTGGATTGATGATTTTATGAAAAATATATTTTAACAGACGGATTCGATCAAAATAAAGTTATTGGTGAAAGCTGATTAAAATCTAGTTCTTCTAAAAATTTTATATATTTTTCTGTAATCTCAATTTCATCAATAAATTTATCCTATGGTGGAGTTTTAAAAGATGGAGAATTAACTATCACACAATTTGCAATTATACTAAATGATAATCGAAGAAAGTAAAGCTATATCTGAAAAACAATACAAGGCTTTAGATAATTTTGTAAGTTTTGGGCCGATTAATAAAATTCAGACTTTTAAACATAAATGCTATTTATGGTGAATATGTAGGATGGGTTAAAATCTATCCACGTTGTGGGTTGTGGAAATAATAAGATTAATTGGACTTAATGGATTAAATATATGAGAACATTGATCAGACTTATTCGAATTGATTTCGATAACCTTGAGAATAGAGATTGTATTTATACAAAATCTATTGGGACTTTTGTTGATGAAAATATTGGGGCATCTGCTTCAGAAAAAGTAGGAGATTTTATTAAAAACATGAAGCCCGAAAAACTATATTTAGGCTGGGATATGAATATTTATCCTAAATATAAATTAGAAATTGAATATTTCCAGTGATTATAAATTTATGTAATACTTTTCAATTTTCTTAAAATATAAAATCAAGCGTAAAGTGCCCAACCTCGACCTATGGGGTGGGGTGCTTCGGGAAAAATGACCCCATACCCTATGACCTATCCTGCCTTAATCACTTTCCTAACAATCCTAACAACATTTAGTTCTCCCTAACTATCTTTACCTACCCTAATCAGTTCAACCTAGCCCAACACAATACACAAGTCTTAATAAAGTTAGGTTAGCTTGACTTTGTTATATAACACCAAGTTTTTAAAACCCGTCTTTATATATTTAGGCCGTCCTAATTAGTTAAACCCTGCCTAATCATCTATTACCAGCATTACAATCTAAAGCAAGCCTGCCATAAGCAATGTCTGTGCCTGATAAATATTTATTTTCTTTTTATTCATCTATTATAGTATTACTAATGTTGTTAGGCGTGTTATGGCCTTAAATAATCGTTTGCTTAACCGTAGTGAGGCGATTACAGGCTTGCATGTGCTAGTATTAGAAAATATATTTCGCTTAACCTTGCGATTTTGATGTATTAAGTGCGTGTTTTGATTATGTTTATTTCCTAACAATAGCAGTATTGATGTGCTTTAGTTATGGTATAAGTCTTGCTTTGTTATGCTACTTCTATGCCCATATGCTGTTAATTGTGCGTTTTTGGGGTAAATAGTCTGACATTATAAACGCTATTAATGATATGTATTTATTCGTCTTTATTTTAAATTATTATTTCTTTTAATATCAAACACTTATGCGCAAGTATGTGTAATGATTGATAAAGAAATATTTGACTTATATAAATTAACTTATTATCTTGTAATTAACATCAGCCATTAAGAACAATTACAAAGTGAGGTATAGTTATGAAAGCATCTACAAAGGTATACAGAGTGCTTAGAGCAATGACCGTACATGTACCATACAATGACATCGAAATAGATATAGAAGCACTGCAAAACGTTAAAGGCGGGGATTTTATTATAGGTATACGCAAGCTTGGCACAACTAGCTTTATTTATCGAAAACCGTGTACTAATTGGCTTGATGAATACAAGGAAGTGACAGATACATGGCCTAATATTGAATGGTATTGCGGCAGTGTTAATGAAGGTTGGATTGTGTCATTAAGTGATAAAGACGTACCAAAAATGCTCAATAATTGGCTTTATATGCATTTTGCTAAGTGAGGCTAATTATGAATACCAATAAAAGAGATGCACTCAAGATTAAGATGGCCTCAAGTCTTTATTTTCTCATGCCTGTTAAAGTCAGACTCCAGGCAGTCAAAGAGCTTGAAGGCTTGCTTGAGACAGGTTCATTGCCTGATATTAAATACGTTAGAGTATATGCGTTTTAGACTAGCTGGCATAGTCAGGTATGGCTTGAGTTTAAAAACGTCTATACCATGCCTTTACGGTACCTTAAAATTGAAATTAGGGAGCAAGTGAGATTATGAAAACAGATAGAGACGTTGACGCTATGACATACGAAATTTTAACTGATGAAACATTGGCAGTTAAAGACAAATATTATATCCGCACTAAATACCCGTTTTGTTATTGTACTGATAGAATGACAAAAAAGCAGGTTGAAAATGTGGCAAAGTCTATGCGGAACCTTGGTTTTACTGTAATAGGTAAGACAAAATAAGGTAAGACAATGAAAACAATGCTAATAACGGCTTGGATTATGTTTTTAGTTGTGATGGCGGTTCAGACAGTTTTGACAATCTTTACTTTTTGAGGACAAGATTATGAAAGATCTGACAAAGAAAGAATCTAAAGACATGCCTGAAGAAAGAAGGATATTTATTGTTATGCTTGTAACGGGATCTGATTTTAAAACGGCAAAACAATATTTGATTGCAGAAGAATGGAATATTGACAATGCCGTTATTTCTCTTAAAGGCGATAGAAGATAAATTGCTTTAAACTAGTTCAAACAGTCTTAAACCATGATTGACACAATTTCAATAAAATCAACAACTTATTTTTTAAGAAAAGAAAAAACTCCATATATAACTTATTAAAAACAGCTATTATAACTCATTGATATTAAAAGATAAGTGAGGAAATAAGAGCTATTAAGAGCAAATGAGAGGATAAGACCATGAAAAAGTATGAAGTGATTCTTAAAAGTGGCGAGATCGGCATTTACTTTGGCCGGAAAAAACCTAAGGAAGGAGACAGGGTTAAAATACACATTGGCAATGGCGTTTTTGTCCACGGCTTTGTCTATGACGTTATGGATTGATTTAAGCCATTTTTAAAACCTGGCATACCTGACTATGGTTTTAATCTAAAAACAGTTCTACGGGCCTAATAGGTGCCTTTAAGACATATCTAAATCATGAGGTGAGGTTATGAGAACAATTACAGTGAGAATTTACACGTTTGATGAATTGAATGATAAGAGCAAAGAAAAGGCCATTGGAAATTTAAGCGATATAAACATTAGTCATGAATGGTGGGATTATACTTTTGAAGATGCTGAAAACATTGGATTGAAAATCAGTGCTTTTGATATCGGTAGAGGATCTTACGTTAAAGGTAAATTTATTTATTCCGCCGCCGAAGTTGCAGCAAATATTTTACGCGACCATGGTGAAAAGTGTGATACATACCGAACTGCGGAAGACTTTCTGACAACCTGGCAACCGGTTTTTAACGATTACATGGATGAAGAGCATGAAAATTATGAAAGCAGGGAAAGTGAGGACAAATTGCAAGAGATTGAAGAAGAATTTTTACGCTCATTGTGTGAGGACTATCGTATTATGTTGCAAAAAAATTATGAATATTTAACCAGTGGAGAAGCGATAATTGAAACAATTCAGGCAAACGAATATGAATTTACAGAAAACGGAGAATTGTATTAGGTATGATTTAAGACGTTTTCAAACTTCAATGCCTGTACATACCAGGATATTTTAAATCAAGCTGTATGGTGGGTTTAAAGGCCTGCAATCAACTAATAACTAGTGAGGTGAGGTTATGACTAGTTCAGAATTAAAATATAGGCATGAAACAAATAACCCCGGTTCATGTTTTTCACCCGAAATAATATGAAATTTGCTGGTGATACCATGAAAAATTATGGTGTTCGTGAATCAGCGGTAATTACGAACTATGACAATAACGGCGATTATACCGAATCAGGGATTGTTATTGAATGCTGGGAATTATATCGCCGCAAGCCTGTAAAACATGGATTGTCAAAGAGTGCGTTTTTCAACAAAATTACTTTCAAAGTTGTTAAATAACAAATTGAAACGGTTTCATGTTCAAGGTTTGTAAGGTATTGATATTATTAGCGCGTGTTTGCATCATTTGCATGTTTTAATTATAAGAGTTAATGAATTTTCAATCTTCTTGACTCTGATTAAAACCAAACCTTAAAGGAGAGATTATGAAGATCAATGAAATTATGGCAATGACACACAAAGAATTTGCAGTTAAGATCAAGACTTTTAAAGCGAGCTGTGAAAAGGCTGGTGTTGAACCTACAAAGCGACAGGCCAGCAAATACAGGCTCAAGAAGGGCAAAGCATATATGGCTAAAGAGGCGAGCAAATGAGGCCATGGCAGCTTGCTCTTGTCTTTGCCATGGTTTATGCCCTTGCAAGCTATGTCGAGTTCTGTTTGTAATAGTTGTGTATACACAATTGAAAAGGAGAATGCTATGAAGCTAAGTCTTGCGGGCTGGTTCTGGTTGTCTTACTTTGCTCTGATTTTATTTTTGTTAAAATTTTGCTATAACTGAATTTGTATGAATTTTTTGTATTGCATAAAACGCAATAATAATTGTTTCGTGTTGCGTGAAGTGAAATACCATATAACGGGAATTGTATGACGGGCCTATACAGGATATTTTCTTGTTATAAAACTTTGAAATAAACTCTAAAAGGGGCGGATATGAAGTATTACATTATTTTTTGCACTTCTTCTAACAACTTAATTTGTTTCACTTCTTCATACTCTAGCCATATTGAAGAAATTTTTGACGTTATCCAAGCTGAAAATATCTATGAATTCAACTGTTAAAAATAAAATAAAGGCAATATCATGACCACTTACATTGATATAACGGGTTCTAATATCAAAACCGGGCCTTGGATTCACAAGGTAAGTACTAAAGCCTTTACATTCAAAACCGTTAATGGCATTAGGTTTGCCATAACTGAAAACAACTACTACCTTGATACTAAAGCCGATAAGATCAGATATCAGTTTATGTCTTGTGCTGGTTGTTCATGGAAACATAGTTATGTCATTTATATGGAAGTAAGACCTAATGTTTTTGTTTATTTTATTCAATGCACTGAATACGATCTTGATATGAGGATAAAGCAATGCTCTGATGTTTATCACAATTATGATTATCCAAACAATTTTGAAGTAGATGCATATATAAATCAATTGCAGAGAAAGGTATGATTATGAAAATTATTGCCATTGCTTGTAATGACAGATTTTTTACTATAGGCAAAACTAGGAGAAAAATTATTACAAGCAATGGTTGCAATGAACCTTGTAAGAACAGATTTTATTGCCCGAAACGAAATTGGCTTATGTTAGAAAAATGTCCGTTCCTGAATTTGAACGAATGCAATAATTTTGTCAAAATGTGTGGGAAAATTTAGCTATAACCGAAAAGACGTGAATTTTATTTTATCAGTTTTTATAACAATTTGTGGAAAACTGGCTATAACTGAAAGGACGTGAATTCATGGCTTATTTATAACCGGTTTTAATTATTTTGTTATAACCTTGTTTTTATCTTGATTTTATTTGTTTTTGGTGTATAATTTTAAATAAGATAAACAAAAATTAAAGGAGAAAGTTATGAAGAATGAAAGATATATTGTAGTAAACAGAAGTTATTGGCAAAAAGTGATCCTTCTATTAAAGCAAGCATTTATGGTGCTGTACCTTATTTGTCAGAAGAAGACCAGCTGGATTGGGAAATAAAAGAAAACGGATATAATATCATAAACACAAAAAATAATTGTGTTTATGGTAATTCATATTTCCCTTATTACTGGACAAAAAGGAAGCTCAGGATATCTGCGATAAGAGAAATCAATTAAAATTTAAAAGGAGAAAATTATGAAAACTGATTATTCAGAACTTAAAGGCGAGGAAGTAATTTTTATTAATGACGCAGGGGAAGATGAACCTCAAGAGGTGTTAGATTCGTATTTCATCGACATTGAAGAGTTCGATGAATTTTACAATGAAAGCACATCATTGTGCGTAGTTAGTGCTCGTAAGGGTATGGGGAAATCTGCTCTCTTGTCTCGCTTAGAATATAAACTTCGTAATTCAAGCGATTATGAGAACCCAATTATTGTCAGATCCACAGGAAATGCACTGCTTGGGTTGGGTGATTTTCAAGGTAAAGATCAAGCATATTTAGAAAATTATTGGAAGCAAATTGTCTGTAAGAAAATCAATATTGAGATTGGTAAGCTCATTGGATTTGCTTTGGCAGATAACGAAATATCAATGGTTGAGGCAGCAGAGCTTGAAGGAATTAAGAGCAAAAACCTTGTTGGTGCTCTTGTGTCTAGAATTAAAGGAAAAATTCCGTATTTAAATTTAGAACTGAAAAAAAGCATACCTGATAACTGGGAACAGTTACTTAAGACGTACCAGGAAAGTCACAGTAAATCAGCGGTTTGGGTTTTAATAGACGACATTGATGCGAAATATTTAGATACTGAAGAGTATCAAATTAGGATTGGTTCTTTTTTTAGTGCTATAAGAGGACTTGTCCATGATGTTAAAAATTTAAATATTCGTGTAACAGTGAGAACGGATGTTTGGCACAATCTAAGATATCTTGAGGATTTGGATAAATTGGAACAGTATTTGATTGAAATAAACTGGACCAAAAATAGAACGAAAGAAATGCTTGCAAAGCGCATATCATCAAATGCATTCAAAGCGGCAAATATGATGTTGGGGAAAGGAAAAAATTTGTAGATCAAAGTAATTGCAAGGGCAATCTCCAGTGCTCATTTAAATAACGGCAATGGGTGAAGTCATGAATATAAAATTGTATTGTAAAAGTATGGGGAAAATTTTTAGAGTAACCAAAGTCGCTTTAAATGATCAAGAAGCAAATGATTATTGCTCAAAACATAAAGATCAAGGAGTAATAGCAGTAGACAATAAAAATGGCCTGGTTTATATCGCTGAGTTCTATTCTTCTAAAGTTCCATCAAGCGTATTGCCTGACTAAAACAAAAGATATACTTTGAAAATAAATCTATAACTGAAATAACGTGAATTTTTTGGAGGTGATAAATGAGCATTAACGGCCTTATCAAAGAAATAAAAGCAAGCAATCAAGACTTTGAATTCTATCCCACGACCAATGAGATTATTGATTTGATCAGAACAGATTTAAAAGAACCTTATAAGGAAGGAATTTTTAAATCTGTTCTAGATTGTGGAGCAGGAAACGGGCAGACTTTAGATAAATTGACAGATGGCGACAAATACGCCATTGAAAAATCAGAAATACTTATTAGCGCAATGCCTGCTAATATTTTCATAGTAGGTACTGAATTTTTTGAAAACTCGCTAATTGATAAAAAAGTCGATGTAGTTTTCTGCAATCCGCCATACAGTCAGTACCGGGAATGGGCGGTAAAGATTATTAATGAAGCAAATTGCAATTGTATTTACTTGGTATTGCCTGAAAGATGGAAAAACCAACCAGAAATAAAAACATGCATTGAAGACAGAAAAGCAAGTTTTAAAGTATTAGGTAATTTTGATTTTCTTGAAGCTGATAGAAAAGCAAGAGCAAAAGCAGATGTTATTAAAATTAGTTTAAATACGATTTCAAGGTATAGTAATTCTGCTAGCCCGGACATAGATCCTTTCAGTTTATGGGTAGAAAAAACGTTTCCTATTAACAGTCAAAAAACAAATTTAAAAGAACAAGAACAGAAATTTAGAGAAAAAATAAATGAATTAGTACCAGGCCGTGGACTTGCAAACACTTTAGTCAGTTTGTATCAAAATGAACTCAATGTTTTGCAGACTAATTTTGCTAACATATCGGGCCTTGATTTTACAATTTTTTCTGAGTTGAAAATTGATTTTGCCTCAATTGTTCATTTGCTAAAATCAAGGATTGTAAATTTGAAAACTAAATACTGGCGTGAACTTTTTGACCATTTTGAGCCAGTAACAAATAGGCTTACATCTGCAAGCAGAAAAGCTTTACTTGACACATTGACTAAAAATATCGGCGTTGATTTTAATGAAAACAATATTTATGCCGTAACTTTGTGGGCGATTAAAAACGCTAATCATTATTTTGATCAGCAATTAATTGACGTTTATGTAGGCTTGTCTAAAAAAGCGAATTGCATTAAATACAAGTCAAATCTGAATACGTGGGAAAATGATCATTGGCGATTTAACGAAATATATAGAGACGGCAAAGCAGGCTCTTATTGCCTTGATTATCGTTGTGTGCTTGAGTTCTACAACACATTTGATACTAGCAGCTATGGGCAATATGATTACCCCAAAGGGCTTAAAAACAGTGTTCACGACGCTATTAATGATATTATCGCCATAGCTAAAAATTTAGGCTTTGCTTGTAATAGTTCTGAAAATAGTTTAAACAAAGACTGGAAACCAGGGCAAAGCAATGATTTTTATATGAATGATGGCAAGATCTTGATGAATGTCAGGGCATATAAAAACGGAAACATTCATTTTAAATTTGATCAAAAGTTTTTGAAAAGCTTGAATATAGAATTCGGTAGACTAAAGGGATGGCTTAGGAATGCGAAACAAGCCAGTCAAGAAATGGATATAACAGAGACAGAGGCTAAAAAATATTTCAAAACCAATTTTAGCCTTGAATATTCAGCGGTTAAAAGTATTACTAATTAAGGAGAGATTATGAAAGTTAAATGCATTAATAACATTGATATGAAAGGTATTTTAGAAATTGGCAAAATATATACAGTCGAGAAGGAAGAAGGTAGATATTATCATCTTAAAGAAACGTTAAACATAGGCGGCTGTTATTGGAAAACTAGATTTGAAAAGGTAAGGGATGATAAAACAAACAGCAATTCAATTACCAAGAAAGATATTCGATACCTGAATTTATTCACCAGACAAGAACTACGTAATTATGCTAAAAAACTAGGGGTTAGAATAGGAAGAGACAAAAGAGATACAATTAGGAACCTAATTTCTTCCGGTCTTGCCTATGTCACAATCAAACTAGGTGATTAAAGTGAATGCACTGATATTGCTTATATCTCTTATTTGTTTAATTAATTCTGTTTTTGCCAATAATATCAATTGTTGTCTTAGTTATGGCATAGCTTTTATATTCTCAATGCTTTATTTTATGGAAAGGGCGAAGAAATGAAAACGATTATTGTTATTACTATGTGTTTGTTATCCGGTTGTAGTGTTATAGATAAAAAATCTTTATTCACTGACTTGAATTCAGTACAAGATGAGAAAACAGCAAATGCTTTGATTTGTGAAGGGAATTTCTTTGAAGTTGGTTTTGATTGTGCTGAATTAACCGGACATTATAAATGGCTACACCCTATGATAGCTATATATTTAGGATGCACTGTTAATTGGTATCAGCAAGATAAGATTACAAAATCAGTTGTTATTACTTCAAACGATTTAACCACTAATCATGAAATCGGACATATTAGAGGCAGAAAGGACAATTTTAAAACAGGAATCGAAAGTCAAGATCCTGAGGTTATTAAGAAATATACAGAACTGGCAAGAAATATAGAGGCTAAGTATATTAGTGAAGGTAAATGCATGGGAATAAATGAATATTTATTAAAATAAATCTTGCAAAATAAGTTAAAATAGATTAAGATAAATCAACATTGAAACAAAATAAATTTTAACAAAGGAGAAAGCTATGATATTTGAAATTAAACACAAATTTTCTTTTAAAATTTTATTTTCTGGTGAATTTAAATCAATTAAAGATTGTCTGGTTACTGCAAACCTGCAAGGTGCAAACCTGCAATATGCAAACCTGCAAGGTGCAAACCTGCAATATGCAAACCTGCAAGATGCAGACCTGCAAGATGCAAACCTGCAAGGTGCAAACCTGCGATATGCAAACCTGCGATATGCAAACCTGCAATATGCAAACCTGCGATATGCAAACCTGCGATATGCAAACCTGCAAGATGCAGACCTGCAATATGCAGACCTGCAATATGCAGACCTGCAATATGCAGACCTGCAATATGCAAACCTTGATTTTTCCTGTCTGCATCTTGCCTGCAAAACATTTAATGTAAAATGGAGTGATAAGCATATATTTCAATTTATCGCCCATATAACTAGGAGTAATGTTGAAAATTTATCTGATAATGCTAGGGAAGCAATTTTAGCATTAGACAAATGGAAAAATGATTTTTGCAATTATAGAACAGATATTAAAAAAATTTAATAAAGGAGAAAATTATGTCTGCTAATATGAAAAGAAAAATGTTTGCGTCTAAAACGAAAAATCCTTGGTGGTCTTTGGGGTCAGAATCTTTCGTTTTTGAAGATGTAAGTAATGAAGAGTTGTTTCATTTATCCAAGGCCGATTTTCCAGTTAAACTCGTTAACCTTGATCAGTATAATGAAAAGTTCAAGGATTATTATTTGCTGGTTAATGAAGTTACCGGAGATGTGCTTAGGCAATGCAAGGGCAGACTCCAGCCCATGCAGGCGCTGACATTTTTCAATAAAATAACTCAGCTCGGGAATATAACTGATATTGGCGCAATCGGAAACGGGGAAAAAGTTTTCTTCAGCCTTGATGCAGGAGAGTTTAGCATAGGCGAGGGCAATACACATAAAACCTTCATTAATGCCGTCTTGCCGCATGACGGCACGATGAAAGTAACGCTTGGGACGGGTGATTTTAGAATTGAATGTCAAAACACCTTCAATGCCTGGAAGAAAAGTTTGAAAGAAGGTGAATTTTTAGCAGCAAAGCAAACTGCTACGGCAGAGGGAAAGGTTGACAAATGGGTAAAAACTTTCCTTGAAATGCAGGAAGAAAGTAAAAATTTGCGCCTGAATTTTCTCAAGCTGGCAAAAATGAAATTTAGTCCCGATAGCCAGGCCCAGATCATTCAAAAGCTTTTTGACGAAAAAGATAACACCAGATCGTTGAATCAGCAAAAAATGCTTGCTCAAATAATCGGAGATAATGCAAGTAAAATTCCCAGCTCTCAAAGAGGAACAGGTTATGACATTTTCAACGGCGTGACTTATCTCACAAGCCATGAAAGCGTGATTAAGAAAAATACGGATAGACTTGAAGCTGTTTTGTTTGGTACAGCCCAAAAGTTTGCCGAAAAAGCTTTCAATATAATTCTTGGATCTGTTCCCGATGAAGTTATTGAAGAGCGTGAATTTGCAAGAACAATCACAGTTTAAAGGAGAAAGCTATGAAAGATTTTACGCCAGGGGTAAAGATTGAATATTGTCCAAATGAAAATTATATTAGCTTGCATTTAAGATATAAGATGGTAGATAACAAAGTTTTTGTTAGTTCTGATTTGTCAGATAGTATTAAAATAGAAACTCTTCCTAATTTGCCTAAAGCTATTTTATCTCAATTCTTGATATAAATGGAGTTAAAAGTATATCAATTCAGTCTTATGAGATAACAATTGTAAAAGCTCAGGCTTACAGTTGGGAAGAATTGTCATCTAAAATTAAACTTATTCTTTCAACCTATTTACCGGTCGAAAAGTGAGGCATTATGAAAGTAAAATGTATTGATAACCAATGTTATCAGCATCAATTAACAAGTGGTAAAGTTTACGATGTTGAGCCATATAATGAAGATGGAGTTAACTACTTCAAATTTACTGGAGATAATGGTAGAGAAAATTTACTCGCTTATCAAACCAGATTTGAAGTAGTTGAAAATGAAACTAAAATTAAGAAGGTTAAAACTATGAAAGTAAAATGTGTCGATAATAACGGCTGTAGTTTGTTGACAATAGGTAAAATTTATGAAGCATATCGATATGGAGATTTTTATCGTATAACTGATGATGAAGGTAAAGAAAATATGGGATATAATATAAGCAGATTTGAAGTCGTTAAAGAAAAGGAGAAAGCCGTGAAAAAAGACAGAATTTATTTTAGAGACAATAAAGGCAATTTCTGTACTGCAAGGCAATTCTTTGCCGAAAGCAAGCAAATCAGCTCATTCATTACAACAAACGATTTCATCATTGCTGAAAGAACCTATAAAGAACTGTCAAAGAAATATGAAGACAATAAAGATAAGATCGCATTGCTTGTTATTGGGGCCAGCAGTATTAGAGAAATTAGTTGCAGTGACAACAATTATCTTAATATTAGTTTCTATAAAAACGGTGAAGTTACCATACAGTACAATGTAGATGCTAGTGGCGGATCAAGACTGGATATTCTTAATAGGGTGTATCAAAAGATAGAGTCTATTCTAAGCATTCAAAAAAGTTATATGACACAATCAATTCAGACTTTTGTTTGCCTTGATTGATTATTGTTAGGGCATGTTATTAGCAGCATGCCCGATAGAGTAATCAAAAACCTAAACAAAGGATATTGCCATGGATTTAACTAATTATGTAAAAGCCGGATTCCCTTTAATTTCTATTCAGACCGAAGAAATTAAAAGATGTATTAAATCTGTTTTTGTTAGCGAGCCTTTTAAAAAATATGCCTGGAATGCTTTGGAAGGGATAAAAGGGGAATATACAGGTGTTGAAGATGTTTTGAATTTTACAAAAAAGCTGAATAAATCAATTATTTGCCTTGAAAATTTTAATTGGTTTTTAGGTAAAGAAGGAATTCAGCAAGCTATTTTAAACAATCTGGAAATGTATAAAAATAATCAAGTTTGTTTGATTATTATCGATAAGAACAAAATCAATCCGTTTTTTGATAAAATTAGCCACAAGCTTGATTTTGCCTTGCCTAAAGCCGATGAATTCAAACCTATTATTGAAAACTTTGCCAAGCAAATCAATCAGATTCTTAGTAATAATGAAATAGATGTGATTGCCAAAAATCTTCTGGGCTTGAGCTTTGAAGAGGCCGAAAATGCCATTGCTTTTGATACGGTTAGCAATGGCAGGATTGATGTTAAATCAGTTGGAAAAGCAAAGCAACAAATTATAAATAGTTCTGGTTTTATGACGATTCAAGAACCTGAAAAAATAGAAAACATAGGCGGATTAGTGCCTTTAAAGCGTTATATAAAGGCAAGACTTAAAGCCTATGAACAAGGTAACAAACACATGCCTAAGCTTAAAGAACTGCTATTGGTAGGCATTCCAGGTGCGGGCAAAAGTTTGGTTGCTAAAGCACTTGCCAATATTTTTCAATTTCCTTTGATTTCTGCAAATATAGGGCAACTGAAAAATAGTCTTGTGGGTGAAACTGAAAAGAATACAAAAAGGTTCACAGATACGGTTGACAGTATAGGCAATGCCGTTATTTTACTTGATGAAGTTGAAAAAATGTTTGGCAATGCCAATGATTCAGGAGTTAGTCAGGGACAAATGGGCCACTTCTTGACGTGGTTAAACGATAGGCAAAGTGAAGCTATTATTGTAGCTACAGCTAATAATCTGTCATCTTTGCCGCCCGAATTTTTAAGGGCTGGTAGGTGGGATTGTATCTTTTTTGTTGACTATCCTAATCTTGAAGAAAGAAAGGAAATAATCAAGATTATGAACAAGAAACACAAAACTGGTTTAGATGAAAGTCTTGCCGAAAGACTTGAATTCTTTTCCGGAGCTGAGATTGAACAGCTCGCTAAAGACAGTCACTTTGATGATGTGGCCGAACTTATTAACAACATGCCAACACTATACAGAACACAAAAGGATAAAATAGACGACATTAAAGCCAAGGGGAAAAACTATCGGAAAGCAAACAGCAATGTTATTTTTTGTAGTAGTGAAAATCAAAATTTTTCAAGAGTAATTAATTAAAAGGAGAAACTATGACTGTAACGAAAGATCAGGTATTGAATAATTTAATTGATAATCAATTGCCAGGCGTTATCAAAATCATTGATAACGAATTGTCAAAGGTGCGAAGTAAAGTTTTCCCAGATAGAATTGTAGTAGGGTTGCAAGGAGAACTTGACATTGAGACAAGAAATAAAGTTGCTGATGAATACGTGAATAATGGCGGTTGGTGTGCGGTCAAACACAAGACTTCTTCAGAGTTAAAGGAAAAAGGAAACCTAACCGTCTTTGAATTCTATCTTTGTGCACTAGAGGAGATAAAGTTATGAAAGTAAGATGTACTGACAATAGAAAATTTGAAATAGAGTTGACTGTAGGCAAAATTTATGAAGCGCGTGATGACGGAATGTATTATTCAATGGCTGATAATAACGGAAATAAAATTATTGTTAGTCAAGCAAGGTTTCAGGTCATTAAAAACAAAGAAAAAGAAGAGGAAAAGACTATAAAAGTAAGATGTATTAATAACATAAACTTTCAATCAAGCCTTACTTTTGGCAAAATTTATAATGTATGGGAAAATCATAGCAATAGTTATCGTTTTATTAATGATAAAGGTGAAGAGGGAAGTTGTTATAAATCAAGATTTGAAGTCGTTGAAAACGAAAAACAAGAGGAGAACGCCATGGATAAGAAGAGAGAATTTAATTTTGTGCTGCCTAGCGTTTGCGCATTTTCAAGGCAAGAATGGACTAACGATTTAAGTAAAGAAAATCCGCTTATTGTCTTTAGAGTTAATGGCTATACTGATTTTATGATCCATGAAAGTGTGGTTAAGAAAATCAATTATCTTAAACTCAGAATGCCCGAACTTACAAATACAGATCATGACATTTCGGTCCTAGCAGAATTTGTTAAGTCCGTTAAGGCTAAGAACTGGAATGATGAAAAAGCATGTGTCAAAATCGTTATTCCTAAAATCTGACAATAACTGTAATGGCGTGAATTTTTTGGAGGCTAGTTTATGAGAATTACTGAAACAGATGTTAAACTGGGTGCGGTAAAATTCTACCGTTTTGAATGCTTTATGTGTAATGGCTATAATCATGAAGAGGCTGAAACAATTGAGGAACTCACCGCAAATCTGAATAGCAGCGGGTGGGAAGATACTCAAATAGGCGACAGTGTCGGCATATTTTGTCCAGAATGCATTGAGGATAGTTATGGGTTATAATTCTACAGTTATCATTATGAATGATTGTTTAAGTGAAATCAGAAAAGATCAAAGGTTTGGTGAAAAAATTAGTGACGCTATTTTAGAATTAAATACATTTGACAAAGAGGTTGATATCAGTTCTGGTTGTTGCTGTAATGCCGCAACAGTGGTTGACTGTCATCATGCAGATAGTACGTCTTTGATCGCTGTGGGTGGAAATTGTGCAAGTGTTGTTCAATATGTTGGTGGATCTGCTCATCATACCATAGAATCGCAGGAAAGAATTTTACGAGAATGGGCGGATAGAATGGGGTTTAAACTAGTTAAGAAAACAATTAAAAGGTGAAGTTATGAACACAAAAGAATTGTTTGTAGCCGTGAATAATGGATTTCGCCCAATTGTAGAATTTATAAATGATGAAATATCAGAATTTACTTTCCTAGATGTGGGAATGAGAGCAAGATTAGTTAAAATGAATGAAGAAGATAATTTTACTTGGCAATGTTATTTTGATCAGACAGAATTTGAAGAATATAACGAACCATTTATGCAAGCAAATTATTATGATAAAGGTGGTCAACCATTATTAAATGCAAAAGAAAAAGGCGTATGGGAAATGGAGGAAAACTTTTTCATTTCTGACTATAAAGAATTTTTCAAGATTATCGAAAATAATGAAATATTTAAAATGTTTATTGCAGATAATGGGTGTAATATGAATTATATTCAATGGCTTGAAGCGAAAGTCAAAAGTTGCATATAGGTAAAGTTATGTTAAGAGAGTGTTCGTTCTGCGGTTTTGCAAATAGTTGCAGCAAGGTTAAAAAGAATGGTTGTTGCCCCGGATTATTCTTTTTTAAAAATAAAATACAATATCCACCAAATATCTCAATAAAATTAGTAACTGATGATGGTATGGGAAGCCAATACATTTACCCAGAGAAAGTTGAAATTGAAGATAATGGAGATATAACTGTTGTGGTTAAAGCATGGCGTTAAAAGTCAATATTAAAATTTTAGACCCTACAACAATCCAGATCTTAGAAGGTCATGATATTGTCAAGAAATGCTTGTCATATCCTTCTGAGATCTGGATTCAAACGCAGTTTAAGAAACAAAAAAAGGAGATAATTAAAGACTTTGTATGGGGGAGAAAAGAAAAATATACCTATGCCGGTTTTTTACCAAGAATTGAAAAATATTGCCAGAAAAGAGAAATCGAATACGTTGTTTCTGGTAATATCCAGCCCTTACCATATCATGAAGTAAATTTGCCTGATTTTGAAATAAGAGAAATTCAAAATCAGGCAATAACTAAAATTCATGAACGGCAACGAGGAGTTATTAATTTTGCAACAGGAATAGGCAAGACCAAAACAGTTGCGGCTTTAATTAGTACGTATAACGATCCTTATGTGCTTTTTTTATGTAGATCTAATGACTTAGTAAACCAAGCATATGATGTATTCACTGGTTTTGGATTCAGATGCTGCAAACTTG